CCTTCTAGCATTGCCATAGCAACAATCAGTACTAGAATTGAGACAATATGCACTGCCCAAAACTCTTGACGCTTTGCTACGCCGTTAAAATTAAAATATTCTTTCATTTCTTTTTACTTTCTACTTCTGTGCCGCTTGTACGACGAACAATGTCATCGTGATTAAATTCCGCCCAGTATAGTTCAAAAGCGACACCGTCTTCTAAACCTTCAAACTGATGGATCTTGCCGGGCTTTACTTGTGTAAAGTCGCCTGCTTCAAGAATAGTCTCGTCAACTAGTCCTTGATCATCTTGCCAAACTCGAACAATCATCTTGCCCGATTCAACAAAAAATCCATTCCATTTAAATTCGTGTTCGTGTTCTGAACATTTATATCCTGCTTTATATTCAATACGATGAAACTCTAGTACACCGTTAGCGTGGATCAGTTCCGTTGAACCCCAAATTTTTCCTGCCTTAATTCCCATTGCTACTCTTTTCTAATACTACGATAAACTTGTTGTTTGGATGGTCTTGTCCAGTCTTCTTATTAGTCCAAGTACCTAGTTTATACTTTTCGTCTACAATCTTTGCATTAATATTTTTTAGTAGTAGGGGGCGCCACCAGTCTGGCTCTTCTTGAATTAAGTGTGCGTTGCGGCCATCAGGTAAACTTTTCTTTGCAGGACAAGTTGCAATCAGCAAGTACGCTACTCGAGTAAAGTGTTTATCTATGTGTTGTAACACAGCATCGATATACTCGGGCTCGATATGTTCTAGTACATCAGTACTAATAAGCATCTCTGCAGGACCTGGCGGCTCAGCAGCGTACTCGGCATTGCCCGGATCATAACCAACACAACTATTTGGAATCATGTCGTTGAGTGTGTTAACTAGTCCGCCTTTGCCGCATCCGTAGTCTAAAAAGGTCTCCGGATTATACTTTTCAATCCATTGTTGAATGTCGCCTAGTCCGGTTCGGCTGCCAAATGATTGTTTCTTTTCGTGCAACTGTTTAAGTTGATTTGTATAGTCTTTACTGTATAATGTCATAGTAAGTTTCCAAAATCTATTAGCTCGCTGGATCTACTAACGTCTTTGCAGAAGAATGCACACATTGGATTACTGCCTTCTTCTAGCGGAACAGCTAGCATTTGATTATTTTTCATTTTAGGAAAGAACCATTTCACATCATTGTAAAAGTTTGTTACTTCAAGGCTTCCCCACTGAGCTACGAATGATGTATGTGGATTAAAGAGGAATACATCAAAGCCTCTGTCTGCTACACTTGTTAGTGGAATAACTTCTAAGTCGGTGCCACTTTCTTGACAACCAACAACTATGTTCCAATCAATTGGCATTGTTATTTCTGTACCGCCTATGTTTAGCACAATGGCCGGGCTATTAAACGATTCCAAAAATATTAATGGTATCCAGTAAAAGTCTGATTCTGCAGGTACATTGTTATCTAAAACAGCAAACCGTATGTCATCGTTAATTTTATCTGGAAGATTGTTTAAATTGTATGTTGTGTTTTCTAATGTTAATATTTGCATTTAGTTCCAATCTACCTTTTCAATTGTAAAGGGATATTCTGCTTCTTTGTAAAATTTCTTACGCTGAGTTAGATGTCGCTTCGCAAACTTACACGTTGATGTAAGATCCCATATTTGCACGAAGTCTTTGTCTTTTGCTATTCTTACGCCGCGTCCAATACTTTGAATTACCCTTACAAATGATTTGCCAGGCTCCAAAAGCACCAAGTTAAAAATACGAGGTATATTAAGTCCCACCGCAGCGACCCCGTAGGTTGCGATAATGACTTCATTAGTTCCTTCGCGAATTGTATCATATGTTTCCTTCCTGTCTTTAACTTTGACAGCACCGCTAATAAACGTGCTGTTAGGTATTAGTTCAGCAAGCATTTGTCCTGCGCTGATTCTATCTACGAGTATAAGTGTGTTGCCTGATTCTTTTACGTTGTTTAATAGTTTGCCTAAGTATTCAATCCTGTCAGTATTAGTTACAAGATATTTTAATTCTTCTTGATAGCCGGCGTGTGATACAGTATCAATTAATTGTACAATATTAACATGACACTGTGATAGCACACCTTTGTCTTGTAATTCCTTAGCACTAATCTGTCCAATAACAGGACCCAAGCTAGCATGAATACTTTCAAATTCAAACTTCTCTTTGGGCACTGTGCCAGTTAGTCCCCAACGAATGGGTGCATTACGTAGGTTGCGAGTGAGCAGGTTCTTAAGAACTTCTGCTTTGGCTTGGTGTACTTCGTCAACAATAATAGTGCTTACACCTTCTAGGAACTCTGCAAGTGATAACACTGCTGAACCGTCCTTGTGCTTCTTGTCTAGAATGTTTAAACTCTGCCAAGTGCATATTGTGTGAGTCTTACCTAAGTTCTTTCTGTCGCCGAAGTACACCCCTACATCGAGCCCACAGTTAATATAGTCTTCTTCTGTTTGTTCAACAAGTGATTTGTTAGGAACAATAACAAGACTACGACCGTAGGGTTCAGTTATGTGTGACAGCGTTGCTGTTGTAATTGTCTTACCTGCACCAGTAGCAATCTGTTGCAAGCTCTGTGGGTTTTGTAGAAAGTTATTAATTGCTTCTACTTGATAGTCACGTAGAATGATTTCTGTACCTGCTACAGGATGACCGTCTGGCCAACAAACACCTTGGTCTGCCCAGTAACGTTCTGTAACTGGAGTAAAGTTAAATTGTATTGGATGGCGTCTGTCTTCAATGTCAACAATTTGTACTCGATTCTTTGCAAGTACTTGCTGTACTACATCAAGGTGATTAACATATCCGCTGCCGCCAATACCAAAGAAAGCAACTTTACCATCCCAGCGTCCTAGTTTATACTGCGGCATATGCTTTGCATACGGCACTTCAAACTTAAGAGCATTAGCAAGTTGTCGACGAACATCTACTTCTAGACCTTCAATCTTAATGTTTACTTCATCTTCAATAATTAGTTTGCAGGTACTCATTTAGTAATAGTGTCCATATTTCTCATAGCCAAAGGCTTGGTTGCATAAAATATTCTTAAATCGCTAATGTGTTCTAACCATAATTGTTTAATTCCATATGTCCTAATACTAGTAGACAAATTAAGTAAACACTGAGGGTCATAATTCTTTAGTACCGGTTTAGGAACTTTACTAGCATTAATATACACTATTTTAGTAGTGTTGTCAACCCAATTGTTTAATTTGTTATCTTTAACCCACTGGTTAAAGTTTCGTTCTGTTTGCGTTTCGTTAGAAAGACGAAACATCACCGACTGTTTATTGTTAGGTACATATCTTGAAAAGCTATTGTAATATTCATACAAGTGAATTAAATTAGTCTCGTCTGCTACAACTAATACAGGATATCTGCCTAGCGTTTCGATAGAGTCAACAAGTTCGTCTATACTATAGTCATCTGGAATATAAACTGATGACGTCTTTCTATATGCTATTTTTTCTTCTAAAGTGTCAAGAGTAGATTCTACATCACAGTGTACAATGCCATATTGATTTCTGCGATCAACATACTTTAAAACATTTGAATCAATAGGACCGCAATCAGTTGTAACATTTTTTATTGCGTCTGGATGCACATTCTTTAATACATACTGATTGTCTTCTTTGTATATTCCAGGAACGTGTTCTTCGTATACAAAACTACTAACTTGGTCAAATAACTCTTGAAACTCATTTGAAAATTCAAACTTGTCTAAAGTTTTTCCTATAAGCAACACGTTTCCTTCTGATAGTTCAAACTTCCATTTATTTTCATTATTGGTAATTTGGCCGTCAGCATCGTCACGAAGTTTTTGTATTTTAGAAATAAGTTTCTTGTTAAAGGGAAATTGTGCAACAATAAGTTTGTTATCTATATAAATGCGCTGTGTTCGGTCAACTTCTCTAAAAGGATTTCTTAAAATTTTACGTTCTAATACGTTTGTCAAATCAATACCTTGAGCTTCGAACTGTGTAGTATATTTCTCTAACTTTTGTGCTAACATGTCATACTGTCTATCAGTCAGCGCAACACCTTTGAATACTTGCCTAGCAACACTGGTTAGAATATTGTAGTCAGAGCTTTCTAGTTCAAATTTATAGTTTTCTATTTTATTTAAACCAGTTAGAAGTTCTAAACAATCTTCTACAGTAACGTTTAACATCCATAATGCTCCTTTAGTAATATTACTATTATATACTAAAACAGTTTAGATGTCAAGCGTTTTAAAGGTATTCCTTGAGAAATTTCTTCAACAGTCCATTCAGTGTGTGCGTAGTCATTAAGCCATTGCTGTCTGTCTACTACTGGAGGATTGTCTATGTTGGCAAGTGTCTTTATAGATACGTCATACGCCAACGAGCTGGGCCCTACAAACGCTGGAACGCCGTTGAGTACACTGTGTATACCTGGATTGCTACTCCAGCTTACAGTAGCGTGTACACGGTCAAACTGCATGTCAAAGTCATCGTACGAGCCGTCTATCTTTATAGGATTTTGTCTGTAAACATTTTTTAGTCCTAGTTCTATAATATGTGGTAGCTGACATCGCGGATGCGGTCTAAATATTATCGGACGATCAGTATGCTTGCGGATTTCTCTGTAAGTTTGCATAAACCAATCGCTCATACTTGGCATGCCTTGCCACTGTAAACTCTTATCGTGTTGTCCACATATAAGAATATATTCACTGTCTGTTTGCCAAGGTTTTAAAACAAGTCCAAGAAGATTAGCACGGTTACTGCTATTCCCCACGGGACCAAAATAAGCATCTCTATTAATTCCATTGAGTCCTACCTTCCAAGTTGTGCCACGTTGTATGCCGCCTACTTCGAGAACTATAGTAGGCTTTTTGTTGCACCAGATAGTTTTGTTTCTAGCCATGCGGCCGTGGAAAAGCACACTCCAAATAACATCAATGTCGGCAGTGTTATCATTGTAACTAACAGTATGCCCAGCATCCATAATACTATTTGCAAAAGCATCAAACACCGGTCTGCTATTAAGTGCGCCATAATTTGTCCATAAACTAAATTTCATTTGTTAAATACCTATACTATATTTAACAAAGGATTTAACATGCCAGCAATAACTGTGGTTACAACTTTTCACCCAGCAGGATTAACAAAATACGGACAAAGATTTTTAGACAGTTTTGCAGCAAGGGTAGACAAGCGTATTAAGTTGTTGGTATATGCAGAAGATTGTAAACCTAATAACCCTGATCCAGATCGCATTGAAATCATTGACGCAAAACAAGCGTTACCTAAACTAAATGCATTTAAAGAAAAGTGGGGCAATGTTCCTAAAGCTAATGGCGATGTTAGTAATGAACCACAGCGTCACACACGTCGCGATTGGATGAAAGAATTCAAGTGGGATGCTGTTAGATTTGCTAATAAAACATACGCAGTATATGACGCTTGTACACGCTCTAAGGGTTGGTGTGTATGGATGGATGCAGATACGTTTGTACACAGTGATTGGAGTTACGAACAGTTTAGTGAGCTGTTACCTGACAATGCTTACATTACATATGTAGGCAGAGGCAAAGGATCACAGACTTGGCCTGAGTGCGGCTTCTATGGTATGAACTTAAATCATCCTGTGTGCCACAGCTTCTTAGAAGACTTTGAACGTATGTACGAAGATGCAGAGAACGGTATCTTTACACTCGACGAATGGCACGACAGTTATGTGTTTGGCGAGCTACTAAAGAAGTATAAAGAATTTCCATCACATGACTATAGTGCAGACATGTATCTTAGAGAAGCAAAGTCGGGCGGTGGCGGACATCCTTTGATTAACGGACCGTTAGGAAAATGGATTGACCATATGAAAGGCGGACGTAAAGACAAAGGCAAGTCTGATAAGAAAGATATTATGGTTACTAGAACAGAGGATTACTGGAAATGATAGAACACTTAGGAATATTTCTCCCTGATGTAGAAACTCATTTTCAACGTATGCTAGACAAAAGTCTTAAAAAAGATAACTGTGTACGCTATCAACATCGTGTAAGAGACCACGCAATTAGCTTATTAGAATCTAAACGACTTGCTCTAGACATAGGTGCTAATGTAGGTTTATGGACTATGGATCTTGTAAAAGATTTTGATCATGTACATTCGTTTGAACCTGTAAATGACTTTCAAGATTGCTTGTTTAAAAATACGAAGCATGACAATTATACACTACACCCTGTTGCACTAGGCGAAGTTGAAAGTGAAATTGATATGATTATTACTCCTGATAATACTGGACATAGTCACGTTAATCCTAACAGTTTCGGTAAGGGCAAAACTCCTATGCGTACTCTTGATAGTTTTGTATTTAACGAAGTTGATTTAATTAAAGTTGATTGCGAAGGATATGAAGTTCCGATCCTTAATGGAGCAAAAGAAACTATACTACGTAATCGTCCTATGATGATTGTTGAACAACAAAATCACGAATATCAGGAAGATAGAGAAACGCTTCCTGCTGTACAACTATTAGAAAGTTGGGGCATGAAGCGTGTCATTAACTTTAACAAAGATTGGATACTTACTTGGTAGCCCAGCGCCGCATCCATTTCCAACACTCACCGTTTTTTAAGTCTTCTTGATTCCAGTGACACATTGCTAGTTTCTTAATCCATTCTTCTCTGTCAAATTCTTCTGGATTTGTTAACCTACTTAAACTAGTATGTGCTACTGCAAATGCTTGGCTCTGTTCAGGCAACGGGTCTGTAACAAACACAGGAATACCTTCAATAGCTGCTGCAACACCAGGGCTACTGTTATATGTGATAACTGCTGCTGCTTGTCCTAGATCGTCCATTAGTGTCTTACTTCTACTTAAAATGATGCCAGATTTAATTAATCGTTTGTAGTGCATTCTCCAATTGCCGTCGCCAGGATGAAAACGTAGCATTACAGGTCTGTCAGAATATTTTTTAATTTCTGGCAATATTTCTAATACCCAGTCTACAACACTCTTGCCTCCCATGCTCCACCCGCCATCACGTTGCGCACATATAACTATGAACTTACCTTTGTTGCCTCGATAAGGCTGCAAAGAAAATCCAATATCTTTGCTGAGTTTTTCCCAGCGCATTGGATCATAACTATCATTGCAGTATTCGCCAGTAGTAGGAAAAACTCCGTCATAACTATAGCGCAAGTATCGATTAGTATTGCCTGAATCTTTATATAAAAACAAATTACTATCAACTACAATCGTACGCTTGTTTCTTTTTTCTTGATGGTCTAAAACTGCTCGGCGAAGTCTTAGGTGAGGGCTACCTTCAGATCGTTCGTGTACATAGCCTTGTATAACTGCTACATCGCACTCTATTGGATTATTGTCCCAGCATACTACTCCGCGGTCTCCTTCGTGAATGTTAACGCCTTTTACAAAGTTGTTAATAATTTCGGGCTTCTCTGGATTTCTGTTGTTTGCAGGGATACCTCTCATATAACTTGCTACTAACATAGATTATACTTCTCCTGTATCTTGTATGCACGGCCACTGTTTAATTCAGAAGTATTATACTGACAGTAAGCTAACCAGTGTATCCATTTAGCAACCTGCTCACGTGGAGGGTAATATGGATTTTCAATTTGTGTAAAGTCGTTCGAACATACAGAATGTGCAGCGTTTGGAGCATTAGCAAATGCAGGTACGCCAAAGGAAACTGCTTCAGTTGCAGCAATACTATTGTATGTAACTACTGCAAATATCTTATCTTGTATCATTTGATTAAAGATGCTGCTATCGCCTACACGCTCTCTGCGAGGCGGCTTATCTCTAATAATAATTGGCCTATCGGAGTGCTGTTTTATTTTAACAATAGTATCATTAAGCCATTCGTCTCTAGTAATGCCGTAATACTTGCAGGGTTTTTCACTAGGAGTAACAATTAGTATAGCATGTCCTCCTTTACGCCAACCTGGAAAATATATCGGCCATTCGTTAGTATGCTGTACTAGTGCTTTGTATCTGTCATCAGGAACTTCTATTGGAGTTAAGTGTTGTACATTATTTTTAACAACTCTGTGAAAATCTTTACGCTTGCCTAAATTTCCTAAGTATCCAGTGTCTATATAATAATAATCACGACCTTCTTCGTTACAGCGGGCCATTATTTTTCGTTTAGTCATTCCTCGTATTGCAACGGGAATAGACTTATCAATAAGGTGTAACTGCTCTAAGTGTCCGTATGTACCGTTAGTACCGGTCCTCCACAGTTCTAGTATAGAATCTGTATGGTCAAAGATTATCATTTCATCATCTCAAAAAGTTCAGTTTTCCAATCTTGATTATATTCGCACTCGCGATAGTTTTCAAACCACGGGCCGCCTTCTGTGTAATGTAATAATTTTGGAGTGCCGTCCTCTGGCTCTTTATAGTGTCCTACTAACCAATTCCATTCGTGTGATATCTCGCCAATCAACTCGTCACTTTCTAACCAACTAAATCTATGAAAGTATGCTCCGTTAAGTTCTTTTTCATTTACTAAGTCTATGTTAAGTCTTTTGTTAGCAGGATGTCCACAGTTAATAAGCATCACACTAGACCAATTTTTACGTGGATAAACTGTTTGTTTTTGTCCATCCATCTTAATACCTTCTTTAGGTGAATAGTCATGTTGTACACACATTACTGCCTTTGTATCATCTGCTTGTGCAAATAACTCTGCAATGTCTGTTCTAAGCAACATATCGCAGTCCATAAACACTGCCCAACCATTAAAGTTAGCAAGTTCCGGAACTAAAAATCGAGTAAACGTAAACTCAGTGCTGGCTAGTTTATCTACAGGGCGATTATACCACCCTGCACTTCTGAGCTCTGATTGTTTAAGCGGAATGACATTTGCCAGAGGGCTGTGCCGTTCAATGCTGTGTTTGCACACTTGATATGCAATGTCTTCTCTAGGGTCGTAACCTACAAATACTTTCATTTATCTCTTCTTTCAATATCTTCTTCAATACATTCACTACCTCGTTGTATTTCAAGTATGTGTGCATTCTCTGTTCCTGGGTTTGATGCTTTGTGCCAAACTTTAACACCTATATCATAAGGGCGTTCGTGTGCTTGTAAATGAACAGCATTTTTTAAGTTGTTCCACTCTGTTTCCATTTTAACAGTGCCTTCTAAAACTGTCCATTGCTCCGAACGTTTAAGGTGTCGTTGGTCACTTAAACTTTTGCCAGGATATATTACAAGTTCCTTTACTTTGTAACCTTGCTCAGGCTTGTGATCTAACACACGCCAGTAACCCCAGTCACGTTCGGTCTTTTGTGTTTTCCACTCGTCTAGTATCCAACTCGAACTATTGGCCTTATTACTGCCGCCGACCTTCCATTTAAATTCAACAGAAGGGTGTTCACCATATACTTTGTATTCAGGAGTGTTAGTGTTTATCCTGTCGCCACCATTAGCAAATACAACAGTCCAGCTACTGCCTTTTGTTTGTAGTACTTGCATAATAGCGTTACATGCACTATCATCATTGTCGTTAAAAGCTATTACTTCATCAACGCATGCAAGTTCTTTAATAATTGCTGCACGTTCTTCTAAGGGCATGAAAGGCCTACCTTTCTTACGGGTAAGCCAATCATCTGAATTTAGTCCAACAACTAAGTGATCGCCTAGTTCTTTTGCTGCTTTAAAGTAAGCAATATGCCCACTGTGTAGCGGATCAAAGCCGCCTGTTACTAATACTACTCTGCTCATGTAGATATTTACACAATAAGATTAGCCCAGTATGTTAGAACTGATAATTATTTGCGAAGCATTAGATAGTATATGCCAGTTAGTCCTACCACAGTTAATACAGCACTTATGAGCGAACCAGTAAGGTACCATATAAGAGGTATAGCACCTGCTAACATATACCCAACAATGTCAAGAGGCTCTGGCGGCGGATTATCGTGTCCGCAGGCTCTGCATCTTAAATAACCTTTGTTGAGTGATGTACCACACTTTACACAATTCATATCGAAGCGTCTTCCATACCTGCTACTCTTAGCTTAACAACGTTTGTAATTTGCCATTGCTTTTGATCAAGTGCTTTAAGAACACCTAACCATTTGTTGCGCATAAGAGCAAACTCGTTGATAATCTTTTCATAGTCAACAACGTCTGCCTCACCGTCAACGTATTTTTCAACGTCACGGCTTGACAGAGCTCGTTGATAGTTTTCGAGATATTTCTTAAAGTACGAGCTACGCAACCTACGTAGCTCGATGTTCAAGTAGTTTAGGATTGCTTCAATCTCTTGAAGCTGATTGAAACGATGTTCAACAATGCCCGGCATTTCAGCAGCAGCACGTTCCACATTGCCCTTTAGCTTTACTTCAACACGAGCACTAATTAGCTCATCTTCAAAGAACTGTACAGCCGCAGGAATCTTAGATATATCACGCGATACTTCTGAATACCAACCCATGTTTAATCATCCCATTCGTCTATATCAGCATCATCTTTAAGTTCGTCTTCCATATCTAGATAATAATGAATTGCATTATCTAAACTCTGACTGTTACCTAAGCATGCTGTTAATACTTCGTCATGTGTACCAGAGTCAACAAGATGATCAATAAACTTTTCTGCGATAATGTCAATCTGTTTCTTGTCAAGATATGGTTTAAACAGATTCCATATCTCTACGATCTGCTCTTCGTTGTTCATAGGTTACTCCTCGTATGTTTCTTCAATTAAGTCTGCATCAACTACTTCTGCATCGTCGGTATTTACCACAGGTGCAATTTTTTCGTTGTATTCCGACATAATCAAATCGAGTTTACCTTCTTGCATCCAAGCCTTGCGATATTCAAGAACTTCTTCGCCTGCTAAGTTTACATACTTGAGTCGATTGCCTTGCTTTGTCAACAAGCCTTTCTTCTCAAACAATTCAACTAGACCTGAGTAAGGATTCATACCAGTCTCGTAAGGAATCTTAACCTGCACACCTTCAAACGGTTTTGCATAGCGAGTCTTCATTACTTTACAACCAGCACGGATACCCATAACTTCTGAGATCTTGTTGCCGTCTTCGTCTTCTTTCAACTTCATCTTCTTCATTGCAACAACAATACTTGATGCATAGATAAAGCCCGAGCCACCACTGATTTTGTCATCTGGGTCAAACATATCTTGCGATGCGTATGTGTGGTTAGTACATACTAGTCCAACATTCAATGAGCCAATCATATTAACTGTGTTACGAACAAGTGAAGTCAACGCCTTAGGCTTACGACCCATATCACCTTTCATATCACCCTTGTTAAACTGATCAACATCAGTAGGTGTTAGCAACATACCCAATGAGTCAATTACAAACAACACTTTAGGACGGTCTTCTTCCGCCATTGATTTGTAGTCTGTAATAAAAGTTGAGATAGTTTTTGCTACATCGTCAATCATTGACATATTAAGTTTAAGAAGTTTTTCTTCACTTGTGTCAACTTCTAGAGCCTGTAGCCAGCTCTCATCAAGTGCGTTCTCCGAGTCAATTAGTACTACAAAGATTCCTTGATCCTGTGCGTGTTTTACAATGTTACCTGAACAGAAATAACTCTTACCTGCTCCTGATTCACCTGCAAACACAGTTACCTTACCCAGCGGAACACCCTTGTGAAAGTCTCCTGAGATAAGATAGTTTAGCGCATATGATCCTGTTGAAATCCAATCAGTAGGATCGTTAAATCCAGCACTCATGCCTGAGATACTTTTAGTCAAGTCCTTACGGAACTTACTAACATCGAATGATTTAGCCATTTGTTTCTCCTAATAAGCTGAAAAGTAGAGCAACTAAAAAGGGTTGCTTTTTAAAGATGCAACCCTTTTAGCTTGCTGTATTAACCTTGCTGACGTGCGCGAATCATTGCAAGAATGTCACTTGCGCCGCCGCCACCTGCTGCTGGTGCTGCTTCTTGCGGAGTAGTATCAAATGGTACTGACTCTTCAACTGCCGGTGCTGCTGGTGCTGCTTGTGGAGCAGGTGTTGCTGCTACTGGTGCTGCTTGTGGAGCAGGAGCACTTTGACTTGTAGCAGTTGCCTGTGGGCTTGCTGCCTTAGTCGGGTCACCTGTACGTGCTTGCATACCTGCTGGTCGGAAGTACTGTGACCAACGATCTGGATCGTATGCTTCACCATCTACTGATGCTTCAAACATCTCGTGCAACACTTTAACTTCAACTTCAGTAGGCTTCTTAGGAAGGAAGTCTGACATATTAAACAATCCGTGTGTATTGATTGCATTCATTTCTGCATCACTAAGTGGACGTTCACGACGTGCCCAGTTCGATGTACCATAGTCTGCATATCCGCCTTTAGATGTTTTGTTAAGACGGAAGTCTACACCAGCAGTATAATCTGTTGGCAATTCTTCCATATCTGGGTCAAGCAAAGACTGCTTAATAATCTGGAAGATTTGTGGACCAATAATAAATCTACGAATTGGGTTTTCTGGTGTTGTATCTTCTGACAACGGGTTGTCAGTTACAAACCCTTGCATGATATACGAACGCTTTTTCCAGTACTTACGACCCATATCTTCTAGTGAAGGGTCTTTGAACCAACCGCGTACTTCTGCAAGAATTGGACATGACTCTCCGTACATCTCCATACAAGGAACTTGTACTTGTACTGGACGTGAATCAGTTTGACCTTTAACACCTGCGAAAGGTAGTTTAATCATCAATCGTTCTGCCCAGAAAAAGTCATTGGATGTGTTACCATCTGGAAGGAAACGTAGAATTGCACTCTCGCCTTCTTTGATATTCCAAAATGGGTAAATTGCGTTATCGCCACCGCCTGATGTACGATTGCCGTTTGAGCCAGCTTCTTGTTCTTTGAGCTTTGCTCGGATTTCTGCTAATGATGCCATAGTTAATGCCTCCTATAAATGCCTATGTGCTGCGTAGCTACATTGCTACTAAGTGCCTATTTGTTTGTAGCACAGTTATTATTATATACTGGTCTACAACGATTGTCAAGTCTTTTTTAAAGAAAAAGAAATAAAACTTATAGTACGCTAGCCAATTACAAACCGGCTAGTGCTCTAATTCTATCAAACTCTTCAGTACTGTCGTCTGCAACATATTCTTCGCATGTTTGACGTACACGCTCAATAAACTGTTTTGCAGGGCCTACATACTTGTCACCGTAGTCCTTTTCAACGCTAGTTAGTACTGCTGTTTCACCTTTTGGAAACTCACCTGTTTCGCGATCAAAGTAGCTTAGGATGAACTCACCTAATGGAGTCTTTTGCTCTTTTGCTTCTTCTTTGTCTAGTGACATTGATCCGTCTTTGCCTACAGTAACTTCAGTTTCTTTTGGTTCTGAAGAACTTGTCATGTCGCCAAAATCTAACTTGGCTAGCAACTGTGGGTTTTTAGCTTTGATATATTTGTGTACTAATGGACGTACACACATATCTGAATCTTTCGCTCCAACTTTTTTAAACATATCAGTTAGCATCGGATCGTCAATAAGTCCGCTTAGACTTTCGATTGCATTCATGCCATCTATGCCTGCTGGAAAATGATCTCCTACTAGTGATTGTAATTTTTTAATTGCTTGAGCTTGCTCGCCTTCGTCACTACTAAACACCGAATTACTTTCAATAACATCGTACTTCTTTGTTACTGCACCAATTGATGATTCTAGTTCTGCTTCATATGCTTTAAATCCGCCTGGCGGTAGTCCTCGTGTTCCGCCACTTTTCATACTGCCCATAAAGTAACCAATTTCTAATTTTTGGCCAGGCTGTAGTGATGTTGGATCACTAATACCATTTAATTCCATAATGTCTTCAACACCAGCTTTGACATCACCGTCGTAGTTAGAATCAGCGAATCTCTTTGCAATTGAAAAGATAGTATCGCCTCTACGTACTACGTATGACTCTGCCGGCTGTTCGCCTTCAGTTTGAAAATCTTCTGGATTAATATCTTGTGTTTCACTAACAAGATTGTAGATATAAGGAAATACATCTTGTAATTCTTCTTGGAATGATTTGATAGTAAGTGCTTCAACCCAGCTTGCTTTTACTTCTTCTGGAACTTCTGATAGTTCGCGAGTTTCAAAATTCTCTACTACATCTTTGTAATATGATTCGCGCTGCAATTGCATTACTTCTTTTTTAATTTTTTCTATACGCTCGTTAACACGATCAGAAACAGGACCCATTGCTTCTGCCATAACACCCGAACGTCCCATATAAGTTTTAAACTTACGTAGCTTGCCTAGCTCTTGGCTCATTTCAATTACATGTGTACCAAATGAATCATGTGGCTTACCGCCATTTGCAATATGACGACCTAATGCTCTTGCACCATTCAAATGCTTAACAGGATATTTAAAGCGTTCGCCTTCTGAACTTTCAATAAAGATGCTTTCAATATGCATTGAACGTCCGCCTGCGATTTCTGTATTAATAGGTTTACTATGTGTAACCATTAACTTTGCGCCACCTAAATCTTGATAGCTTTTACGGGCAGAGCCGTATAATTTTGATTCACTCATTTGGGTCTCTCCGGAGTTTTGTGCTAGAAACTGATAATCTCTTTTATCTAAATTAGACTTTGTGATATCTCTCGGTTCAAAATTAAGTCTACGTTTCTTACTAAATGTTCTAAGTTCTTTAAGGAAGCTGTACCAATCTCGTTTTACTTCATCGGATTCTTCACTTACAAATTCTGTGCTATAATAAACTACAAGTCCAGTTTCAGTTAAACTTATGCTAACTTGTCCTAGGGCTTCTGTTTGTGATTTATATTCAAAATCAATAAAACGTGCCAACTGAGGATCACTAGTCACTTTTCCATTTTCGTCGCCCATAGTTACACTTTGGTAACGGCTACGTATTTTATTAAATAGGTCTTCTGCTATTAAGTTTAAGTTTATCATAGTAAAGTATTTATCCAAAACTGCTACTGATGAAGATCGGCATTGGTGCTTCGTAATCATCGTCTTGCTCTGCTTGTGTGAAAGTATTATATATTCTAGGATCCCAGTCTTTTAATACTGCCATCATTCTTAGTGCTAATAGTGTAGCACTTATCAAGTCGTCTGTCATTCCTGACTTTGCTTGGAAACTACTGCCTGTGGCAATGTATCCTTTTAGTTCTGACAGTAGAGGTTTAGACTTGATTGTCATCTTGCCCCCTTCTACCATTGTTTTTAATCTGCTACACGCTGTAATCTTAGTGCCGTGTGTAGTGTTAAATCCTTTGCGGAACTTTCTTACATGTCCTTTGCGCATTGGCTCACTTACAAACAGCCCTGGAATATTTTCTTCGCCGAAGTCGTTGATGACAATCAAACATGCTTCTCCGATACCGTTGTTTTCAACACTCCAATATATGTTATTAGCATTACCAGTTTCTTGTGCAATGTACTTACAAATATCTGCAAGTACACGTATTTGCCCTGGTATTGCAGTTTGGTTGTGTTGCCACTCTGCTACTTGTATATAAGTAGGCAATTCAAACACTTGTATAGCTGCGTTGTCTCCACCTGTACCCATACTAGGATCAAGTGCTACTGCATATGTGTATTGACTTGTAGGCTTTTTATACCAACGTGTTTGCCCCATATTAAGTATAGGAGCTGCGCCTTCTAATCCAGCAAGTGTAAGACTGTTAATAAGTGTTTCATCAAATACTAGGAATTCGCAACCGTATTCACGACGGAACTTCTCTTCGCCGATACGACCAATTTCATCTTGCTTCCATTTTTCATCACGATCTGGGTGTTCGTTCCAGTGTGCAATAAAGCTATGAAATCCGTTAGTGCCTAGCTCTTGTTCATTACCATGTTCATCAAATTTGTTCTCTGCTTGTTTCCAAATAGTTGCAAAGGTATCTTCATCTGAGTTCGGTGTGCTTGTAATAATAGCTCTACCACCAGTTGCTAGTGTAGGAGATATTGAAGTCCAGAACTCTTCAGCAATGTTTGGTTGCACAAATGCAAACTCGTCACAGTATAGTAGCGAGATTGACATACCACGTCCTGTGTTGCCTGTTGTTGTTTGCGACACAATACGTGATCCGTTTTCAAATTCAATGCTGCCCTTGTTATACGATGTAACACCTGCTCTAATATGGTCTGGACAAGTTTCGTATACATAACGTATGCGTGACATAATTTCTTGCGCACCTGTGTATTTGTGTGCAGCAATAAGGCACGTTTGATCCGGAGTAAACATTGCGTACCAAGCTAGGTAAATTGCTGCACACGTTGTTTTTCCTGTTTGCCTAGGCATCATGTTAATATTAAAGCGATAGCTGTGATAGCTGTGCATTAATCGTAACTGATATTCATACGGATCAAATAATAGTTTGCCCTTTGTAGGATGCTGAATAAATGCAAACTTACGTGCAAAGTATAGATAGCCCGTGTCGGGGTCCATACAGGCAAGTAAGTCTGCAACTTGTTCTTCTGTATATGTTTCTTTTCTATTCGCCTTCTTAATTAAGACGCCGTCTAATGATGCTGCCATAATGTTATTTACTCAAAAAAATAGCACCCGAAGGTGCTATTTGGCCGTTCGCTCTATCGGTAGAACGTTCTTATTTCTTTTGGAACTGTGGAGGTACTTTACCTTTTTCAGGCTTGCTACCTTCTTCTTTATCTTTAGCTGCTTTAGCCATTGGCTCTTCTTTGTCGCCGTCGCCATCAATGTCTGCAAAGTCTGGCTTGTCGCCTTTCTTTTCAGCAAGTGCTGCCATTAGCTGCTCTGCAATAGATTTAATTTCTTCTGCCATTGGATTATCTGCGCCATTTGTAGGTGCATAGGACTTCTTAGTTTTATGCAGATCATCACCCGATGCTAGTAAGTCGTCTGTACTGTGATATTCTTCTTCAGGCTCATTAGCATAGTCTTCTTCAACATCGCCTGACTCAATACTGTCAAGTGACATCATTCTGCGTTTCATCATTTCACGATCATCGTGCTCTGGTGCAGGTAGTGCTAGTACTTCTGGCTCACCGCCGCATGGAGTAGGCATTTCATCGCCGTCTGGCTCCATGTGTGGAAGCTCACTAGTAGTACCATCATTATGCACTATGCCGCCTAATTGCATTACACGCATTAGTTCGCCAATTTCTGCTGCTGTTTCTGCATTAGCATTAATGCTTAAACTTGCTTCTGTGATAATGGAAGTACTTTTTGTATTTCCTTCAATTCGATCCATATGTTGAATCATGTCTTTAATAGTAGTCATTATTCTGCCTCCGGTGCTTTTTGCACACTGTCAATCGGATCGTGCTTGTTTTCTTTACGTGCTACTTCAAGTTCTTTAAGTAGATCCATTACTTGGTTATTAGGTGCCATTTTTTGATTTTCTGTTTCAACTGCATAGTCAGTATTAAGTACTGATTCGTACTCTTTATCTTCTTTAGTTTCCTGATAATCTTCTTGTGGCTCGTTTGGGTTACGTACAATAAGGTGAGAGTAAGGAATTTTACAAGTGTCTCTAAGATATTCTTGAAGTTGATGTGATGTAGTCGGGTATTCTAATTCAACGTTCCAACTGTGTACTTCACAGTTTTTTAATTGCGGAAAGTCTAATGGACGCTCAACAATAGGTGTTGTTTTGCCACTGGACATGTTTAGTACATTAAATTTCTTTAATGCAGTTTCTAAACGATCTTCACATGCTTCTGGAAGATCTCCTGCTACTCTAATTCTAAATTCATAAGTCTTTTTTGACTCTGTAAGAAAATCTGTAAATTTTTTCATTGTATTCGTTCCCAAACTATAATACTATTTATCAATGTTGCGTAGTTTATCAAGTAAACTATTTCGATCTGTAATTACTTTACCTTCACCAACAAATGTATCATCATCATCGGAATTGTTATCCTGATCCATTTTTTGTTTTTTAAGCTGTAGTTCTATCATTTTAAGTTTTTTATCTAACTTAGCAGTCTTAGCATCTAAGCTAGTTTTAAGCAAGCCGCCTGCCACTTCAAATATTCTGCCACTGTATCTGCTTTCAACATTCATACCTAAGTTCATTAAGTCTTCGTATGTTTGCATTGCTTTATCGGCAATCGTATCTAATTCTGTATCTGCTTTAGTTCCAAGGCCTGATACCTTAGGCAATGCAGCAGCAATTTTATCAAACTCTGCCATTGCATCAAATGTTTCTTCGACGTCAGATTTAACTACTGGAGTTGAAGGAACTTCGGTAGTAATATCTTTATTCTCAGGTAAATTTAATAATTCTTCTAATTTTTTTGTCATGACCTTTTACCATTATATGCTACTATTATTTATCTTCTTTTGCCGTTATGGAAAATATCATTCTCTGTTATTACACGAAAGTAAATGCTTTTTTGTTTGCACCAAGCTCTAGCAGCTTCCCACTTTGCCATATTAACAATGTAGTGTGCTTGATTTGCTTTTGATTTTCCTAGCTTACTTCTGTCAGCTTGGTTTTCAGGTTTAACTTCAATTAGTTCAACTCTATTCTTGCCAGTCTTATCTGTATACACAATAAAAAAATCAGGCACATATACTGTATACTTGCCTGTTAGAGGATTGCGATAGGGTATTTTTATTGCTTCACTTGCCCATTGCGATACGTTAGTGTTTTCATCACAAAACTTCATCATTGCCCATTCCCAACTACTGCGATAAGTTGGAGTTCTGTTACCTGCGTATTTTTCAGGATTTTTGAGCTCGAACTTTCCTTGGGCAAATCTAGGCATTAGAGTAATATATTTCTGGTATCTAAACTTTTAATTTGATTTTTACTTTTAGATCCAACTACACTTGTTATTGGTCTATTAAGGTTTACTACCTGAGCTACTACTCCACTAATCTGCACAGAATCTAAACCTGTTAATGTATCCAATACTTCGAATACAGGAACATTTTCGTTCTTTGATTGTTGTAAAATAGCAGTAGCGACACTAATAGCAGCAGTAGTATCAAATCCTCTTTTAGTAAAAAACGACACAACTGCATCTATTTCGTTAGCAGGATAAGATATTTCTGTTGTATAGTATTTGTTAAAGAATGTTTTCGTTTCTCTATTAGTAGTCGACGGTTCTAAATTTGTAGTTATTTTTTCACTCATCTTGCTCTCAACTCATTTTCAATGTTTTCTACTGCAAGTGTTCTGTACTCTTGCTTTCTAGTTTCGCTTAATGCATCGTACGATGACTTAATAGTGTTTATGTCACTGTCGCCGTTATTGGTGATATATTCGGATTTGTACACGGTTGACAATGTGAAGTCGTCTAACTTTTTAACACTTGCTGTTATTTGTCTAGTAGACTCTGATATGTTATTTCCAACAGTAGCACTAGAGTTTGCATTGATATTAGTATTTAAACTAGCAACTGTTGCAGATGATACTTTAGGTGTTGGGAATGAAGTATCAGTTAGACCAGAAACACTAACATTGGATTGCAAGCCAGAAGTTAATATGTTTAATCCTTCGCCCACAACACCGGAACTATTAAGCTGCTTAAAGTTGTTAGCAGTATTAATACCTGTAGTAATTGCTTCTACAACTCCGCCTACTGTACTAATTTGTCCACTGCCGACTAAATCAAAAATGTTTGCAACTCCGTCTATAACGCCACCTGGGCCAAATAGTGTAGCACTACCGCCTCCGGCAGGTGTAATTGGGCTTGGCATTTTGTCGTAATGTCTGTCAGCAAATCCTGCAGGAGTATCTGGTTTTACTTGTCCTGGATTATGGTACAACACTGTTTCGTATGCAATGCTCATAGAGCTTTCAGCTGTGCCGCTTTCGCCTGCTGACACTGTGTCGTGTGTCCAACTGTTTATTACTGGATTTACTAAGGTATATGTAAAGTGCCTGTGTCTAGACAGTTGGCTTATTTGTATGCTTGTAAAGAATCGTTTTTTACTGCCAGCAGTATTGTAATCTAAACCATATGCATTGTTATTACTTACATATGGATTTAACCCAAAGGCACTGTTGTTTCCTTGTGGATTACCTGCGGAGTCTTCACTAAAGCCAACGCCTGTATAATTGCCGTCTGCAATCATGTACTTGTAATATGCTTTCCACATATCAGTAGTAGTGTTGTTATTATCATCATGAAACACAATACTTACAGGTTCATAATTAATCTTTGTAGTAACAATTCTTTTTCGATTATACTGATTAACTGTGCTAGTATCAAGACCAAATCTTGGCATTTCTGCACTCTTAACTAACATGTTAAGTTCTAATTTATCAAACCTAACATTAGGTACAGCTGGGTTAATATTAAAGACAACATGATAGACAAACTTGTTTTTCGGTGCTAGGCGAAAATTATCATCAGTAAATAATCTTGCAGCATGCTGAAAGTCGCCTAAATTACCCTTAGGGTTTAAGACGCCGTTTGTTAAGTTATCTAAAAATCCGTTTAGTTTATTTGCCATATAAATATTTATCCTTTAAATTATATGTGCATATAATAGAAAAGAGGGACCACATGATCCCTCTTAACATTACCTCAACTCTTTTTTTAGCTTAGGAACCGCCGCCAGTTACTAACGAGCCTGTTGAACGACCAACGTTTGTACCAATGCCAGTACCTTGCGGTGACTGAATTGCGTTGTCGTATCTAACTGCTAGTGTAATAGATACTGGTTCGTTTGCACTATAAGATAACTGATTGTAGTTTGCATTTTCTACATAGCACCCGTATAGTTCAAAGGTTTCTAACACTGTTGGAGTATTAGCGCCATTGCCGCCATCAAGGATCTCAATACGTGTTGTAAATTTGTAATCGATACCTGATGCTGCACTTGATTGTTCGTAAAAGTCGAATTGTTTCTGTAATTGTTCACCAACGAGTTTTTGTACATTATTGTTTACATCTTCACGTAAGTTAATAGTGATAGGTTCCCAACTATGCTTACCTGCTAGGTAAACACGTGAGTTGTAAACATCTAGTGTCATTTGTTCAAAGCCTACAGTAGGTCGTGTTACGTCCACTACCTGTTTTGTAAGTTCTGTTGTAGGTGTGCTAACTCCAAAGTTTTCTAAAGTAAGGCGGAAGCGATACTGTAGTTTTGGCATTAGCAATCCCTGGTTGCTAGCAGAGTCACTGCTAGCAAGAGGAACTGTAAATTTAGAAAGAGTTGATATAGCCATTATTTGCTCCTGTTTATCTTATTAGTATTTATCTTATCCAAGACTTGCAATCTCACCGGTGTTTTTCAAACGTAGTGGAATGTAGATAAATTCAACTGCTTTGACTGGTTCAATAGCAATGTCTACATAAAGTTGATTACGGTCAATTCTGCTTGGAGTGTTATTAGACTCGTCACATACAACTAAGAAGTCATATAGCGCACGTTGTCCAACTAGCTCAAGCATTAAGCTCTCAACTTGTTGTTTGATTTCATCGCGTGTAATCTTATCGTTCGGTTCAAAGATATAAGGTTTAGCAAGAGCATTTAATTGTCTACGTAAGTACACAACTAGTCTTGATACGTTAATTCTATCCAATGCACTAGCACCTCTTGCACGAGTTTTTTGACCCATTGCAATAACACCACTGCCTGTAATAAATGTAATTGGGTTAACATTTACGTTATATAGAACGTTACGTTGACCTTCATTTAATGCAACTGTTTTAAATTCGCCTTCTGCACTTACATATCCAACTGCACTTGCATTAGATACTCCGCCTCGTCTTGTTCCTGCTGGTGCAAACCAGGGGAAGCTAACTTGGTCACTTAGTGCAATAGTGCGCATCATCATGTGTGACGCTGGAACAACAATGTTGTTTCCTGCATTATCACTTGTAAAGCCACATGGGTAATAAATGCCTAAGTATTCATCTGAAGTAACTAGACCTTCGTCATTGTCTTCAAATGCACCTGCAACATTCAAGCCCCAGTTGTTAAGTTCTGTGCCGCTTGAGTTTAATCTAAACGGTGTATCACCTAACACAAATGCTGTCAATCCGCGATCAACGTTTAGTGTTACCATTTCGCCGATTAGTTCCGGATAACCTGGGCAAGCCATTAAGTTAAAGTTTAGACCTTCTTCGTCACGTATACGCTCGTTACTGTTAACTAGAGCCTGTAGCTCACGTACAACAACCTTGCGCTGCGCTTTGCGACCAAATGCGCCTGTACCATCTTCGTTGTTTGTAGAAACTGTTACCCAACGATGTGGATAGTAGTTGCTCATTGATGCGTCAGCATCTGAACCACGTTGGTTTTCTTCAATCAACGGAACATAGTTACGAATAAATTTCTTAACGTTAAAACCACTTCTACGTGTATTCCATAGCAACATACCACGTGGGTAAAGTGCTGGATCCGGAGCATCGTGATCTAAGTAGTTGCTAGTTAGTAATTCATCAATAGTTGCTGATGCAAGACCATCTGGTGTTCCACCTGTTGTTCCCCAACGTGCATCTGCAAACAAGATACCATCTTCACTTGTTTGATCAGTACCGTCAAGCAACTCCCAAGTACCTGCTAAGTTATAGCGATACATTAGCGGATAATTTTCTAAATCTGCTGTACTAACCCATAGGTCGCCGTATTTTAGTGCAGACGTTCCGTCTTGTCTTCTGTACGGTTGCGTAGCACTAACAATAACTCCTGAGAAGTCAGTAAATTGATTTTTATAGCCAACCCAGTTTGTGCCGTCGTGTACCATAACATCAATTTCATCAACAATGCTATTATACCATAGTGCGCCATCTGCTGTTAAGCTAGTTGGATTATCAGCACTTGATTTTGGTGCTAGGAATTTCCATCCACTTGCTACAAAGTTATGTACTGTGTCGCCACCTGGTGCGCCGTATAAGTTTGCAGTTCCGATTCCTGAACTTACATATGCACTAAAGCCTGCTGCTGCAAATGGTAGATTAGCACCATCGCCAATACGGAAGTCACCGCCTGCTGCGTGTGTAATAACTACTCTGTTTTGACTATCAATAGTTGCAGTTACATAAACTAAGCCAATACCATTGATTGCTGCTGCAAAGCGCTCAGCGTTAGTAGTTGCGTCAGTTGAGCCAACAAAGCTACCGTTCTTTGTAGATAACATTTTGCTGTTTGGCATAGTTTCACTAATTACAAAATCATACGCTGTACCATTTGTAAATGTTGTTCCTGCAATAGGAGCCGATGCAATGCTTACTGCACCTAAAACTTCTCTACGGAAGATTTTAAATGTTGCTAGTGAAGGAGTTGTATCTGCGCCAAATGTTTCGCCTGCGTTAGACTGAACATATAGTGTACCTACACCAATGTTTGCTCCGCCTGCTGCTCTATCTAGGTTGTAAATTGCTTCTTGGTTATTTGCATAAACTGGTGCGCCTTGGTCATCCCAAAGTTTTGTTTCGCCGTTCCATGCTTTAACACGCCATTTAGCACCACCGTTTGGATCAGTTGTTTTAACCCAAACACTACCACTTGGACGATTAAACGTATCAATTGTTTTAAATTCTGGAACAGTTGTGTGTGCAGAAAGTTGTAGTCTTGGTGGGTAATAAGTACCTGTTGCAACACCAATTGGACTATCGGATGCTTGTGCAGCTACAAGTGTACCACCTAGTGTGATTGCATTTGAGTTGTCTGCTTCAGTGCCTGCGCCGTCAATTGAATTGCTTGCATAAATTTCTAATTTACCGTTTACAATAGCAGCTGACATAACGCTCGATTTGCCTGCTGTAGTAAGTTCGGAATTAATAGATGACACTAAGGAAGTAAGATCCTGTGCTCCTGTGCCGCCAACTGTTGCTGTAATAGACAAGTTAGTAGCATTAATTGTTAAAGTGTCGCCACCTTGAATTGTTGGAGTTGATTTTGTGCCTGCTATAGTTGGCCATGCCATAGCCCATGCATTTGAACCTACTTCAACCCAAGTACCGTTGTTTGTTTTTGCTTTGTACCATAAGCGTTTGATTGGTGCTGTAGTAGCTGCTGTTACTGCATAGTCGCCAACTTTACCTACACTCTGTACTGGAGCAGTTCCGTCTAGCTGTGATTCATTTGTAATAACAATTGGAGATACAGTTTTGAACTTTTGTCCGCCTGCTACTGCTGATGCGTTATTCCATTCAAACACACCAAAACTAGTTGCTGACGTATCAAACCAATATGTTCCATCTTCTGGATCAGCTGCTGGCTCTTCTGACGTAGCAGTTAACTCTGTTAGGTTAACATCTGCACGTACTACGTATGCTCTGTTAGCTACACCTAAAAAGCTGTATGCTGCTTGTAGACCATATTCGTTTTGCTCGCCGCCGTGTACTGCTGCGCCGCTTGCATCTGTGTAAAATGTAGGGTCACCAAAAGTTTCTGCAAGTTCTCTTTGACTAGTAATAGTATATACTTCGCCTGCGTTTGCTTTCAATGTTCCTGCTGCAATTCCTGTACTGGAACTGTTTGTTTTGTCTTGTCCAGACGCAACAATAATAAGTGGGGTAGTACCTGGTTCAGCTGGTGTGTAAAAACTTTCGTCTATTACACTGACCTGTACTCCTGGTGATTCTAAAGCCATTTTATATTCTCCTGTGAGCGTTTATTACTTTATATTATTTAGCATAATGATTGTAAATTACCCTAGTAAACCACCTAAAAAAGGGACCGAAAAGGGCAGCTAAATACAATATGAGACCGATTTGTAAAATTTGCAATAAAAAACCAGCTGCAATTAACTATCGCAAGGCTGGAAGAGTATATTTTAGATCTAAGTGCGAAAGTTGTGCTAGATACGGAGTGCCTCAGGGTGTACCATTATGGGAAAGATCAGGTTATCAGAAAAAAGAGCAGTGTGAAAAATGCGGATATAAAAGTAAACATCAAGAACAATTCGATGTATATCACATAGACGGTCGACTTGATAATTGTCGACCTACTAACTTAAAAACTATATGTGCAAACTGTCAGAGGATTCTTCAGAAAGAAGGGGTCCAATGGAAGCAAGGCGATCTAGTCCCTGATTTTTAAATATAGTACGCACTAGTATTCCTACGTTCTTTTCTAATCTTTCTAGAGATCCATTATTGTCAATAGTATAGTTGCACATCCATTGTTCAATACTCATACTACTAGGATCTTCTTTAGGCAAGTGATCACAGCGATCTACCCAAATAGCATAATCAAAAATTTGTTCATTTTGCATTGCAAAGAATTCGCGACGATTACGCAATCCGCAATAGATATTATGTTCTTTAAATAGGTTACGGCCTAGTCGCGCTAGATCATCTTTGCAGTAATCATGAATCATGTTGTACCATTCGGTACGATGATTGTGTCGGTCTGCATAACATGCTTCTTCGTCTGCATATCCGTACTTGTCTTTTAGTTCGTTAAAAATAAACAGCTCACTACAAAACTTTGAACTTGATTCAAAATTGTAACCATATGCTTGTAGCATTTCACATACAGTATCTTTGCCGTGGCGACCGTGTCCTACAACTAGTAACTTAGGTAACATATAATATCATCTCCTTAACGAATATGTATATTATAGCATCTTATAGTTGCTTGTCAAGAACTTTTTGATAGGCTTCTTCAAAACCTTCTTCGTGGAATGATGCTTCGTGGTTGCCCCAAAGTCTTTTAAAATAACCATCGTAACAAGCATACACTGTTTCTTCGGTTATGTTAAGATGCCCCTTTACCATCCAAAAAAGCCTATAAGCGTCTTTATGAATGGGCTTACTCATTATCCTATAATAAATCCGTAGCCAGTGCCGCCTGCGATGTTCATTTTAACTTCTTCTTCAAGTTTTTCCATCTCTGCTTGAGCTTCATTCTTTAGTGCATCGCCATTAAGTGTTGATCCACCTTGTGGTCCTGCGATAGTAGCAAATTTACTACGTGCTTCGCCTAACATCATTTTACATGCTGCTACAGTATAGTCTTTAATCCATTGTCCCGAATACGTATCAGTCATTATTACAATATCAGGCTTGTAGTTATAGGTGTATAATAGGACTTCTTCTATATCCGATCTTGGACGTTGTAGTATTGTTAGCTGCTTTGAACTACTGTTAAATTTAAACTCAATAAAACTACCAAACATTCTGCCTACAAGTTCTTGATATCCTGAAAACAATTCGTATGTTAATAGGCCGCCGATTGAACTAGAACTCATTAAGTATGTATTAGTGTATGCCAAGTTAAACGGATCGAAAGAACTTCCGCCATTGCTGCCACTTGATCTAGATCCAATACTACGTCTGTATATTTTACGTACTTCAATAACTTCGTTAGGTAGAGTATAAGTATTTTGATCTTCTATCAATGTTAAAAAACTATAGCTTTCTTCAACAGAGTGATCTGATCGTTGTCTAAACCTAGTAAGAGCTTTACTAAGTGCAATTTCATAATGTCTTGGATCAAGTTCGACATCGACCATGCCGCCGCCTAACATAGCGTCTACATAATCAAATATTTTACTTTTTTCTTCTGTTAAATTATTAGCCATTAATTAGTCCTTATACCGCGTAAGTTGCTTGTGTAATATCTACGTGGATTGTTGCCATTAAGTTTGTTCTGCCAGTAGTAACACCATTTTCAATTACAGGTATCGCTTTTAGAACACGCTGTTCCATTCCGTTTAGCGCACTTGCACCATTAGCATCTGTCATTGCATTGTCGTCTACTACTATTAAGTATTTACTCGAAGGCGAAATATGCGGATGTGTTGCATTTTCAGGAGTAGCAGCATAACCTGCGCCGACTTCTATATAACCAACACATAAGGTCCAGTGCCCTACTGACGATTCAAAGTCGTCGACGCCGCCTACGTAATATTGTTCGTTAAACGGTCCTGTTGTTTGAACTGCTCCCCAGTCGTAAAACTTAACTGGTAAACTCTTACACATACTTGTGCCACCGACTGTTTCAGGGGGCAGTTTGTTAGCAGGAGTTGTTTTTTCAGTAATGTTCCAGTGTTTCCAACATACAAAGAATGGACGGTTATTAGCAATGTCGTCACGAACAATTTGAAAGTTAACATCAAAGTTTTCGTTCAGCGTTGCAGCGTAACCTTCGTTAGCTAGTGGATCTGGAAAAGTGTCCTGTGTGTTGTAACTAACTGAGGTTGCAGTAGCGTTTAGGGCACCTTGGCCGATTTGTGAATTAAATGCGCGATAACCAAACAAGAAGTTATTAATAGTTGTTCCTACAGTTATTCCGCCTGCAAATGGATCAGCATCTGCTGCCCCAGTTGCATTAGTTCCGAAGTACCATCCAAAGTCAGTAACAGCACCCGCTGCTTGGGTTGCTCGTGTTACAGTGTTAGCAGGTCTGTTTCCGTCGTATTGATGATCATGCCATTGCGGATCGCCTTGTACATATATTCCACTACTAGGGAAATCTGCTCCATCACCGAAGTTAGTTTGGAAGCCGTATCTGTTTTCAATAAAGCCTAAATGGTTTGCTGCGGCAGTTGGAGCACTCCATCCGTACACAGACTCTTGTGCAATTAATGGATCATAATTGAAAGGATTGTCCCACATTGCTGGTTGAAAGTCGCACGTTACTAGCTGCACGTTTTTAGTTGCTAGTTCTGCTTCTGTCGGACGTAGTCTTCTAAAATCTAAAGATGCAGCACTTGTGCTACTATCCCATTTACTTGATATGCCGTTATACACAAATACTGTTTCTAGATTATCATCTGAAAGTAGTAGTGTTTTAGGATCTCCAAGAAACTGATTAACATATGTTGCATCAGGTATTTGTGCTGTAGTTCTAAAATCTATAGGATGCTGTGCTCTAATGCTTACAGCATTTTGAGTGTGTCCATATCCCTTTACAATAACTCTTATTACATCGCCATCTGCTGGAGTAGTCGGAAAGTTGATTGCAAATCCTGGTCTGTAATCTGCTAACCCATCCGAAGCAACTCTACTTAGAGCCTCTACAATGACTGTGTCGCCTGCCCCAGCGTTGTAGCCTTCTTCAACTACTTTTGGTTTGGCCGCTTCGTTTCTTATTTCTGCTAAAAACATATTAGTTCTCCGTTAGTATCCAACCTTGCTCTGCATTGTAATAAACTAATCCAAACGCAGAACGATCAGTTTGGATAATTAAATCGTCTGCTCTACCCTGGATATTATGTCCATTTCTTGCAATAGTAATGTTAAACTGGCTAGCTGTGCCAAATCCGTCTATTACTCTTATTTCGTCACCTAGTTCTGCAACAGTAGGAAGCGTAATAGTTACTCCGCCTGTTACACTAGTATCTACAATATAATGACTGCCTGCTTCAGCAGTTACATTAGTTATTAGTTCAGTCCAACCTCTAGATAGTTTTCCTGTTTTTAATACGCCAGTTGTTACATTAGCGTTATTTACATCACCTACTACAGTGCCATCAATATCGTTAATAATTTGTGTACTGTCTAGTGCAAATACACTACCTGTAATGTCGCCTCTAATGTCATTAGAAACAATAGTACCTGCATATATATTTCCGTATCTAAAATCTGCACTACCGATATCTCCGTCTAAGTCAAATTCTGGTAGAATATTAACTCCAGTCATTGTCTGCACAGAATCACGAATAGTTACACTGCCTGCTAAATCAGTGTTGCCGTCGACATAAAATAAGCTGCTAGCACCAATAGTAAGTCTAATTCCATCTGTTACTGTAGCTGGAGTAATGTATACATCTGAACCTTGTTTTAATATACTAATATCGTCGTTGTTAATAGTACCTTTGATTTCACCAGTTAGACCGTCTACCATTACACTCGAATCGTCTGCAAATACAGAACCTTTCAAGTCACCTGCTAGTGTAGCAAATGTATTCCCGTTAGTCCATTGTGTACCGTCCCATTGTAGTACATCGCCAGTTGCTGGTGCTCCTAATTGTACACCGCTTAGATCGTCAATAGTTTTATTTCCAAACTCGGTGTCAAAACGTGCTGCTGTAAAGTAGTAGTTTGAAATGCCTTCTGCTAAATCATCTGAAGTTTTTAAACTAAAGCTATCGTCAAATCGTTGCTCAGTCCAGTATAAGTTAGTTGTGCCTTCTTCAATATCACTCGATAGTAAGTTAGTTAAACGATAATCAAAATCTTGATTGAAGTAACTAGTTTGGTAATATCTATTTGAACTACCTTCTGCTAAACTGTCAGTTGATATTGCTAACAAGTTTTCAGTAAAGTTAGCATCACCTCTTGCTTCAGTAAAGTATAGATTATTATCACCTTCTGGAACTCCATCAGTGTTTAGTCCGCCGCCTACTCTAACAAGTTGATTCCATGTTCCGCTAACAGCACTATAAACTTCGCCAGTTGCTTGTACTGTTGCAATCATACCTGCATATGTGGTTGCATCTGGTAAGTCAACTAGTGTTGCATAGTAACTTCTAATTTTGTTAGTTGCACTAGTCAACTCAATAGTTGCACTTGGGCTTGTAATACTTCCGTTTAAGTTACCTTCAAACGTTGCTGCTACAAACGTGTCTGCACCGACTGACCATTTATCAACGGCTTCGTCCCAAACAAGTTGTTTAACACCTTCATCGCCGCGCCTTACTTCGATACCTGCATTTATTGTAGGAGCACCAGTTGTAACATTTGAGTTAAGAGTTACAATGTTGTCTTCAACTAGTAATTGTGTTGTGTCAATAGTTGTTGTTGTGCCTTGTACTGTTAAATTGCCAGTAAGTGTTAAGTTAAGGAATGTCGGACTTGCATTAGTTGCAATATCTTGACCCAGTGCAATAACACCAGTTGTATTATTATATGTTACGCCTGTGCCGCCACTTAGTGCTGCTCTTGCTCTTGCATCTGTAAAGTACTTGTTAGTTGCACCAGCGCCCGATTCTGATATTTGATCAGTAATTGTAGGAATAGCAGGTTTGTTTACAAAGTTGTCCCAATCAAGGAAGTAGCTAGGGAGCTGACCGTTTAGGTTTTGTACTTCGCCGAACTCGTTAATAATAACATCATCAAATTCAGTTTTAATTATTGCACTATTTAAGCCACCAAGGATAATAGTACCTTGCAAGTCAGACTCTAATGTTCCTGTTGAAGTAAATGTTCCATTAACTGTTAAATTATTAAACGTTGATGTGTTTGTACTTGTAACATCTCCACTTAGTGTACCATTAACGCTACCGTTTAAACTACCAGTAAAGAAGCCTTCAAAGCTCAAGTTTTGGCTTGGACTTGTCGGATCTACTTTAACTGTCATAGGCAATGTACTATAGAATGTTAATCCGCCCTGTTCAATGCGCGAAGCACCTAGTGTTGCTAATGGGCGACCTAAAATGTACCCGCCTGTGCCAAAGCTAAGGATTGAACTATTAGCAATATTAATTGTTGTGCCAGTTGATCCGCCTAGGTTGTCTGTACGTACACTATCGTTGACTACATCGCCTGTGATTAAATTAGATACTGCATCAACAAGTACTGTTGAGTCATCACCAAACACACTACCTTTGACATCACTGCCCCATATTGCTGAAGAAATATCTGTAAACTCAACTGCTGTTGCATCTGCATTTACAGCAAGAACTTTGTTATTAAAGCCTAAGAAGCTACTTGGAGTATCTGTTAATCCTAAGAATGTACTTGAGCCGCCTGTGCCGCCGCCAGTAGTTGCAATTGATAGTGTATTGGAAACATCGTCATATGTTAATGCAATTCCGTCACCAGCTTGTAATAATGCAGCTACGCGGTCATCAACACGCTCATCTGTGTACCATTGATTAAGTGAGCCTTCTGATATATCATCAGTTGACTTAGTACTAAACATTACATTCCAGTCTGCTTGTGTAAACACATCAAGTACATTAATTGTACCCGACATTCCCGGATAGTACTGTGAATTATAGTACAGTGTATCAGGTGCATTCATTGGTACTGTAAATGTAATAGTACCTGTTTCTGATCCGTTGCCAGTAACGCCATCATTATATGCATTTGCAGTCCCCGTAGAATTTACAGTTTTAATGAACAATGGACTACCAGTTGCATCCATTGAGAATGTGTATGTTTGTCCTCTTGATAGATATATTTCTGGATCTAATGCTGCTGTTGTGCCGCCACCATTGAATACGTAGTTATTTGTTCCATCAGCTGTTACTGCAAAGTTAATAACTCCGTCTACACTTGCTACATCTCCTGGTATAAAGTTTGAACCATCCCATACCAGTGCTTGTCCGTTAGTAGGTGCTGCTGTAGTTGTATCTACGTCTGCTAATGCATCAATACTTGATGTGCTTAAATCACTAGCAACACTTCCAGGTACAAAGTTAGATCCGTCCCATACAAGTGCTTGTCCGTTAGTAGGTGCTGCTGTAGTTGTATCTACGTCTGCTAATGCATCAATACTTGTAGCACTAATATCAGCTGCAACACTGCCCGGAACAAAATCGTTTCCATCCCATACAAGTGCTTGGCCATTAGTAGGTGCTGCTGTTGTGATATCTACATCACTAAGTGCGCCTACACTAAAAGAGCCTATACCTGTAATATAACCGGTACTATTAGTAAAGCTAATAACACCAGTAACCTGATTAAAGTCAATATCTCCAGTGCCGCTAATATCTGTTAGTGCAATGCCTACGCCGCCGTCTGATGTTAAGTCAGCTGCTGGTGCCCATACAGCTCCGTCCCATTTTAATACTTGACCTGTTGTAGGCGCAACAGCACTTACATCTGCTAAGTCACCTACGTTTGTAGGAATGGTAGGAGCACCTGTTAAGTCTGCATATGCGCCACTTGTTGCTACAGTTGCTAATGTTGGTGTACCTGTTAAGTCTGCATATGCTCCACTTGTTGCTACAGTTGCTAAACTTGCTGTTGTTGCATATGTTGATAAATCAGGAGGTGTTAAAGTAAACAGTCCTAGTGTATTATTATATGTTAGTGTACCAGTGCCGCTGGCAGCAACAGTATTAGCTGATAAGTCAGTTAATGCAATACCGCCTGCACTATCGTCAGTTCCTACTATCCAAGCAGTTCCGCTATACTTTAATACACTACCTGATACTGCACCAGCTGTATCTACATCTGATAAGTCGTTAATGCTTGCTGTTGAAATGTCTGTAGACGATACTGTTCCCGGTACAAAGTTAGATCCGTCCCACACAAGTGCTTCACCATTGTTAGGAGCAGTTGTAGTTGTATCTACATCACTTAATGCGTTAATGCTAGTTGACCCAATATCCGCTGCAACACTTCCAGGTACCCAAGCAGCGCCATTCCACACAAGTGCTTGCCCACTGCTAGGATTGGCTACACTTACGTTTGTTAAATCACCTAATGCTTGTGCTACTGCTGCTGGAGTAGTTGCTGTCCACACAGCGCCGTCGTATGATAGTACTTGGCCTGTTGTTGCAGAACCTACACTTGTATCAGTTAATGCTGAAAGCGAAGTAACTAATGCCGGAACGTTTGCAAAATTGTCATAATCTAAATAAAAGCTAGGAGGTTGGCCGCCTAATGTAGCAGCGTCAGTACTTGATGATGTTGCACTGCCCCATTGAATGGATCCGTCAATACCTACAATAAGAACTTGACCTTGTAGGCCGTCTTGCCATTGCGGAAATCCGCCTACCTTACCGTATAATTCTGTAAAATTTAAATTTGTTTTTGTTAGCGCAGAACGTAATGTATCGCCATCACCTGCGTCCGGGCTGCTGCCAACGTTAATAATTTCTTGAGTCATAGTATCCTATTTCCTAGCATTGCATTTGTTAAAGTATTTATCTTATGAGCAGGAATCTAATAAATACTTGTACTATGCCCAGACTCAGTTTATATAAACCAGAAAAAGGTCGAGACTATAAATTTTTAGATCGACAGATATACGAAATGTTCCAAATTGGTGGGACAGATGTTCTAGTACACAAATACATTGGTACAGACGACGGCACCACTGTGAAAGACGAGCGACAAATTCAAGATCTGTTGTTTTTAGAAAATAGAGATAGAAAGTACGACCAGGATATTTACTCCTTAAGAGGAATATATAATGTCCAAGATATCGACTTTGATCTAAGTCAGTTTGGATTGTTTTTACAAAACGATACAGTGTTTATGACTATTCATATTAACAGTAGCGTTGATTCTTTAGGCAGAAAAATTATGCCTGGAGACGTAATTGAATTGCCACATTTAAAAGATGAATATGCTGCTAACGACTATGAAGTAGCACTTAAACGCTTTTATGTTGTAGAAGATGTTAACCGTGCAGCTGAAGGATTTTCGCCCACGTGGTATCCGCACTTGTACCGTGTTAAACTAAAACAAATTGTCGATAGTCAAGAATTTAAAGAAATACTTGATCTTCCAATGAATGAAGATGCACCTGATCAAGGATCATTGCGTGACTTGTTATCAACATATGATGCAGAAATGCAAATTAATAATGCTAACTTATTAGAAGCTGAAAAAGATGCTCCTAAATCAGGATATGACATTACTAACTTTTATACGTTGTCAACTGAAAACGGAACTGTTGATTTAGCCACAGTTGATGATAGTTCATTAAATGCAGGAAGTTTAGCTACAGTAGATGCATTAAGAAACACTCCTAGAAAAGACGGATACAGTGGTTACTTACTGGGCTCTACAGAAGCACCTGATGGTGCACCGTTTGGTAGTGGTATTACATTTCCACTAGAAGTAGCCGAAGGCGATTATTTCTTACGTGTAGACTTTATGCCAAATAGACTTTTTAGATATGACGGCGAACGTTGGGTTAAGATGCGTGATAATATGAGAATGAACTTAACAAGCGACGATGCAAGACAAACACAAAAAACATCGTTTATTAACAATAACGAATATACATATATTGACCAAATAGCAACCGACTTAGTATCACTTGCTAAAGGCGACACTGTAGTACTAACTGATGTAGAATCACAAGTTGCTAATCCTAGATTTATTATGCTTAAAATAAATGGATACAAGGTAGAATTTGATTCTAACGAACATCCTAATATGTACGATACTCATACTAGAAACAATATTCCGAATCTAGTAAAACTTAACTTGCCTATTGAAATTATTGATGCAGGCTTATGGGAAGTTATCTTCTATAATGACAGAGTCAAACAGCGTCAAAGTTTATCAGAAGCTTTGAGAGCAAGGAGCGATAATTAATGCAGCACTTTTATGACGGCCAAGTAAGACGATATTTAAATCAAATGTTGCGTTTACTAAGCAACTTTACATACAAAGACGGATCAGGAAAAATTACTCCTGTGCCCGTAATGTATGGCGATATCACACGTCAGGTGTCAAGTATTATTCGTGATAATTCAGAAAATAAAATACCAAGCGCACCTCGCATAGGTATGTATGTTACAGCAATGGAGCAAGACAGGACTAGAACGTCTGATGCAACACTAGTTAGTAAAGTAAACATTAGAGAACGTGCTTTTGACGAAGTAAACCAGCGTTACACTACACAGCAAGGCAACTCGTATACAGTTGAACGCTTAATGCCAAGTCCGTACACTCTAACAGTAAGTGCTGATATTTGGTCAACGAACACTGATCAAAAATTACAAATTATAGAACAAATTTTAACGCTATTCAATCCAAGTTTAGAAATACAAACTACAGATAACTTTATTGATTGGACTAGTTTAAGTGTTGTAAACTTAGAAGGAATTACATGGAGCTCTCGTTCAATACCACAAGGTACTGAAACAGAAATTGATGTGTCAACATTATCGTTTAGTACTCCGATTTATATTAGTCCTCCAGTAAAAGTAAAACAACTAGGTGTTATTACAGCTATTGCAATGAGCATTGGCGACGAAGACAGAGGCACAATTGAAACTGGTATTAACATACCGGGTGATTCAATTCTCTTCCCAGGTTGGGATCAAACTGTACCTGATGCATTTAGTGCTAATCTAGATACCGCAGCAGCAAGTTGGCATTCGCTTGTGTTTGGTAACACAATCAAACTTGTTAAACCGATGGGTCTTAGTAATGCTTCTGAACTTGAGAAATCAACCCCTAGTGGTGCTCAAGGTAACTGGCAAGGTGTATTAGATGCATTGCCAGGAACATATAGAGCAGGACTATCTAAGGTATTTTTACGTAGAGACGATTCAAAAACTCCAATTGTTGGTTACTTAACTTTGAATCCACTAGACGAGACACAACTTACTGTTAATTGGGATATTGACACTCAGCCAACAAATAGTACTTTAGTAGGACCATTAAGATCAGATGGAAATATTAATGCAGTAGTTGATCCTGTGAGAAATCCTCCGGCAATCGTTCCAGGTGTTAGATTCTTACTTACAGCTGATATCGGAAGCGAAAGCAACGTTGACGGGCCGGACTTTTGGAAGAACACAAATGGTGTCGACTTTGTTGCTGGAGCAAACGACATTATCGAATGGGACGGAACTTCTTGGACTATTATATTCGACGCAAGTGAGTACACGGGTGACCCGGTATATGTAACAAACATTAATCCAAACAGCGGCCTACAATTTAAATGGGACGGCGAGCAATGGATTAAGGCGTGGGAAGGTTTATATAAGCCAGGACACTGGCAAGTCATCCTCTAAAACTACTATATATTATATGTCCGAGAAAATAATTTGTAGTGGAGCTCTGATTTGTTCCCTTAAAACTAAACGTGTATTACTATTACAACGAACTCATGTTAAACAGCCTGAGCACTGGGGACTAGTAGGCGGCAAAAATGAATATGGCGAAACTCCTTGGGAAGGTCTACAACGAGAGATAACCGAAGAATTAGGCAAACTTCCTTCTTTTGCTAAAGTTATCCCATTAGAGCTATTTGTATCAAATGATGAAAAGTTTAATTTTCATACATATCTATGTTTTGTAAATGACGAATTTATTCCGTTGTTAAATGACGAACACTCAGGTTACTGTTGGGTTACATTTGGAAATTGGCCAAAACCCTTACATCAGGGGTTGCGAAATACATTAAACAATGCTACAATAAAGACTAAAGTCATGACGGCAGTTGACGTTTTGCAATACATAGAGGATCACAATGATACTTAATGAACTTTGGCCTACTACACTTGCACAGTTTACGTGGGATGATCAAATTGCGTTAGGCAATGTAGTTAACGATATTATCATGAAGTTTCCTGATGGTATAAGTGATCACGAGCGTCCTGATATTGACGAGTATTCAGAATTAAAATTAGCACACGAGTTTATTGACAATTCTATTAAATCTTATTTAGAATCAGACTTTCCAAAACAGAAATCATTTTCTTTTAGCTGGTGGGTACATGTTTATAGACAAGGTGCAACACATCATATACACAACCACTTAGGAAGTCAGTTTACTGGAATACTTTATCTTGCAACTCCTCCTGTAGGCGGAGAACTAGTATTACACGATCCTAGAGGTAATGCTAATAGAGGTTACAACAGTAACTTAAATCATATATTTGAACCTGTTGTATTAAAGCCTCAGGCTGGTGATTTGTTTATATTTCCTAGCTTTGTTTGGCACAATGTCGAGACTGTAAAAGACATGCGAATTTGCATGCCGTTTGACGTGTGGTGTTGATATGATTCCTAAAGTTAAAATGTCAATGTTAGAGTTTTATGATATACTCCGCAGTGACTTAGCATATAATAGAGTAATGACTAGCTACATTGACAGTGAAGGCTTACAACATTATATAACCGAAAATGATTATATTTCATATCTCGGAGTAGTAGATAATCTTTTGCTGCGTGATGATATAACAATTAAATTAGAAAAGTATGAACAGATTTGTAATTTTAATAATGGTACTTGTCATGTGTTCTACGCAAAGCCTAATTCTCCATCATTCGGTATTCACACCGATCCTGTAGACTTAGTATTGCAAGTTACTCATGGAAGTAAAACATTAGAAATAAACGGTACAGAGATAACAGCACACAGTGGACATTGCTTGTTTGTGCCTGCAGAAACACCGCACCGTGCTTTAAATAAAGACAATAGCATTATGCTATCTTGGGGATTAGATGACCGTACATAACGCCACACAGTATATGTCTTATATTAAAACAACTGAGACTTGTAATTTAAACTGTTCTCATTGTTTTACTAATGGCATCAACGGACGTAAGATTTATTTTGATCCCCGTGCTACAGCAGATTTTTTTAATAGACTGTATGCTAAAATGCCCAATAGCGGAATAGCTTTCGAGTTCCACGGCGGTGAACCTATGCTTGCACCCGTAGAAGATATGAAACTGTTTCACAAACTGACTTATGATGTTTGGGGTGACAGAGCTTACTACGGCATGACCACTAACTTAACATATAAACTTACAGACGAGAAACTTGATCTAATATACGGAATACTACACAAACGTTTAGGTACAAGTTACGATCCGTTTATACGTTGGGCTAATGCTAAACAGCAAAAACTATGGGAAGATAATGTGCGTCAACTAACAGCAGATGGAGTAGACATCAAGTGTTTTGTTAGTTTAAGTAAAGATATGATACAAGAAAATCCTGCAGATGTTATCGAATATTTGATCGACTTAGGTATACAAGAAGTTGACTTTGAAAGATTAACTTCAGACGGCAATGCTGTGCGCAATCCTAAGATATTTCCTACTAATATAGAAATACAAGATTGGTACTTACAGTTGCACAAGGAAACACAAGCAAGAAATCTTAGAGATAAAATATACAACTCTACAATTGAAAGTGTATATATGAAGTTTGAGGATGGCATTACTCGTGCAAGTACATTCTGTAGAGACTGTGAACAAAAACTGTTTACTATAAATGCAGACGGTCGCATTGCAGGTTGTCCCAATAGTGCGCCAACTGCACACTATGCACACATTTCTGATGACATAGATCATGTATTATTTCATCCAAGTCGAATGTGTAATATTGCAACTGAAATGAATAGAAATTCTAAATGTTATGAATGTCCTGTGCAGTTTTACTGCGGTGGCGATTGTTACAAACTTGCATGGGAAGGCGATATATGTCCTGCTCCTAAAACACTAATGTTGGAGTTAGCGCCGTAATGGATCTTATTATTAAACCCACTGAAGCATGTAACTTCAAATGTACATTTTGTTCTTCGACTAAGATCGATCCTAATAATGCAGGACAATTAGATCACGATTATATCTTTAGATTTTTAGATAGATATCCCGACACTAATACAATTATTGTTAACGGTGGTGATCCACTCATGATGTCTCCAGAATATTATTGGAAAATAATAGAATATCTCGATACACACGATATGCCGGCAACTATTAGCTTTACTAGCAACTTATGGCCGTTTTACGTTAAACCCGAAAAGTGGATAGATTTATTCAATCACCCACGTATGGGAATCTCGACTAGTTTTCAATACGGTGCTGGTAGACTTAAAGGTGACTTTTCAATATTTACAGAAGAAGACTTCTGGAAAGTATCAGATAAAATGTTAGAACTTTGTGGTTATCGTCCTGAGTTTATTGCTGTTATTGACGACATGAACGAGCATACTATTATTAAAACAGTAGAGCTTGCTAAAAAGATGAATGTAGTTTGCAAAGTAAACTATGCAATGGCAAGCGGCGAGCAGGGCTATACATATCGTCTTAGTAAAATATATAAAGCATACATTGATATTTACAACGCTGGACTAATGGACTGGGAATACAATACACAACAAATGGTTCGTAGGCTACAAAGTGATACAACTACTTGTCCTCAAAACAGACATTGTGACGAAGGCATACGTGCGTTCAATCCAGGCGGCGACTATTATAGTTGCGGTAGTTTAGGTGACGACAAAGATTATCCTATCGACTTTGAATATGAAATGTCAGGAGGATTTAGTACACCGTTGCAAGATGCGCCAGAACTAATTTCAATGAAGCAGGCATGCCTAACGTGTCCTATGTTTAGAATATGTAACGGCTGTCGTAAAACTGTTAGAGATCACAAGCGTGAAGGTCAAGTAGAAGAACATTGTTTTGAAATGAAACAACTTGCTCCAACTATTTTAAAGTTGAATAATCAAGACCCTGATAGCGTTACTCCTTATGTGAGGGAATATGACTGAATTTACTGTTAGTATCAATCCTACATATTTTTGTAACTTTCGCTGCGACTTTTGTTATCTTACTACAGCCCAACTAGGTAATAAAAAGCGTATTACTCCGGAAGATCTAGACAAGCGTCTTAGTGAAGTGTCTGTACCGATTACACACGTAGATTTATACGGTGGCGAAATAGGTATGCTAGATAAAGAATATTTTTATAGTTTGAAAACTGTTATTAGAAAATATTTTAGTGGTAGAATTAACATCAATACTAATTTAAGTGCAAGGCCTGATTTCTTTTTAGATGATGATGTGCATATTAGTGTAAGCTATGACTTCGAAGCTCGAGAACAAAGTGATAAAGTATTACAGAATATGATGCTTTTTCCTAAGGATATTAGTGTACTAGTTTTAGCAAGTCCTAAGGTATTAGCTACTAATGTAGACTTAATGATTAATACATTTAATATGATGCAAAATGTTAAGTGTGTAGAAATAAAACCTTACTCAACTAATCAAGCAAATGCACACCCTGTTACACATAGAGATTTTGAACAACATGTGCAGCAATGGATAGAATCTCCTGTATTAAAGCAGTTTGATTTTGTTAACGTAGATGATTTAGAAGATGTATTAGAAGGCAATCGTAATGCATTTAGTAACGATCATGTATACATTACGCCTGATGCTAAATTCGGTGTGCTTGAATTTGACAAGAACGATAATGAGTTTTTTGAAGAATATAATACGTTTGACGAATACTTGTTGTGGGCTTCAAAAGAGTCTACAGAAAACGTCAGTGAAATATGTCATAATTGTAAATACTACGGTAAATGCTTAACTGAACATTATCGATATGTTAAAGACTTAAACAACGGCTGTAATGGATATAAGGGACTAATAGACTGGTATGCTGAACTGGAAGACTAGATTACAACTATTTAATAGTACTGCAACAGAATTTACTGACGACTTAAACAAAGTCGACATTCGTACAGAAGAAGACAGTGTTATTTGGGCAGTGAAACATTTCTACGAACGTGTAGACGAATGGGTGTATCCTGCTAAAAGTTATTTCGTAGCAATCTGTTATGCTTATTGGATAAGTTTAGATTTTAAATACGATTTCTACGAGCTACTAGATGATAAAGATTTATTAGCCGGCAATGATCCGTACTTTAAACCCTATAGCGAAGATAAAGAAACTTACAATGCTATTCTCGACCATATAAGCCTTCCTGATCCTTCATCTCAGACGGGAATGGTGCCCGACGTAAGGTCTTATTATGAGGAAGAGATGATGTTTGATCAGTATCCCCTACATAATTAAAGAACTCTTTTATAGGACAAATGCCAGGTGGTAAATCCCTAGCACGATTCTTCCAGTCCCATTGCGTATAACAACGGAAGCCGCAACGATCAAAATATTGACAACTTAAACAACCAACTTCGTCCATGTATGCTTGCATGAGGTTAGTGTTGTCTTTTCTAATATATGCGTGTTGAAAATCATTGCGTGTATAACGATGCCAACGGCAATTTGCAGTTGTGTTATCCGGAAAAATAGTTAACTTGTTTAAGCTCATACAATGCATTTGATTAACATCATTTTCTATAAGTTCTTTATACGGATTTACTTCTGGATAATTATCAGCAATGTATTTCATAAACTTTAAGTAAAGCGAATCAGCTGGTACTAAATGGTCGTATCCCGGATCTGGAATAAAATCATCAAAGAACAAATCAAAGTTTTCATATAGATAATTGAAATAATCATCTCCTGCAAACAATGCATTGATACTGTCTGTTGTTGCTACTAAATTGATAGTAGAAATATAATCTTTAAAACGTTCGATATTTTTAGTGTATTGTCCGCCTGTAGGACGTCCACTTAGATCATAACTAGCAATCAGTTTACTTGGTATGTCTACTGCATTTAGATCGTCTAGCAGTTTGCGTACATCTTCGTGATACTTAAACAAAAAGTTACTAACCCAAACTACTTGTATAACGTGTCCGTACCTATCTGTTATTTTTTTAATTTCTACCATTAAATCAAAAAACATAGGATACAGTGTATCTTTTGCACGGTCTTGAAACAGCTCTCCACCTACCATATTAAACTGCATAGCATGTACTTTGCCCTGCATCTTTTTACAGTGTGCTTCTACCAGAGGAAGTTTCATTAGCATTTCTTCATATGTCATGCCTACTTCGCTTTCTTTATCATGGAAGCAAAAGTCGCAATTAATAGGACAGTTTTCAAAAAGTGTTATTTCAATTTCGCCAATAAGAGGACGCTTACGCTCTAATATTGCGTGTGTTACTGCATTTGCTTCTTGCTGTGCCTTTGTGTCCAACAAGTGATCATCAGTAATGTTATCCGGCATTAATGCTTTTAGTATTTCTGTTCCGCAGCTCATTTATTATATCCTATATTGTCGTATAATGCCATTATGTTTTTATTTATTAGACACTGGTTATGCTTAACTACATCTGTGATTAGCGTTGGTATTAATCTAGAGCTACAATTTTCTACATACTTACATCCGTTGCATACTAAGTTAGGAATGTTAGCATATTGTGTTAATTGCAATTCGTGCCTTTTATCAAAAATACTGTTTAATATATTTTCGCCTATCGGTACTTCGAAACTAGGATGATATATAGGAGAATTTTCATATAAAAACGGAACTATATATAACTGGTCATTATTAACTGTAACAATTACTTCATTAAAGTTTTTATGACTAGTATCGCTCTGTTGCCATATAAAGTTTTGTGTAAAACGCTTTTCATCTATGCTAGCAACCTTTCCTATACTTTCATTCCATCCTTGTATCATACCTAACATTTTATCAGGCCTATTTGTCATGGCACGTACTAAACTAGGCCCCCATTCAACAACAGTATTCCACTTGTTTCTAACAGTTTCAATTTTGTCTAATACATCGTCGTCAATGTCTTGAGTTATATTACACAGCAGGCTTACTTCATATTCTACAGAACTATTTTCCATAGCTTCTAGGCGTTCACTTATTAAATCGTGTACATGTGGATTATCTAACATATGCAAGTCTACTGCAATTTGTACATCAAACGGACGATCCTTTAGATAGCTATTTTCAATATAAGTAATAATTTCTTTTACTCGATCATTTCCTATAAAAAAGTCTATTGAACAGTTATGCTGTAGTCCGCCGTCTTCGGGTAATGCGTTTACTATCTTTTTAAATCTAGGATCTTCTAAGACTTGTATTATATTTCCGCTGGAGAAGAAATCAGTAGGTCCTACAATAATATCATCTAATACATATTGATCAGTTAACTCGTCAACAAGTTGTGCAGCATAGTCTAGCCCTAATCCCTGTCCAAAGTTTTTTCGTCTTTTAACAAAACAGCCCGAACAGTTGTAAGCACAACCTTCTAATATTTCAAGCATTAACTGAATTTTTATCTTGTTTTGATCAGCAGGATCTATAAACCCCTCTGGTGAAAGAGATTGTTTATTATTTTGCAGATAAGTTTGCCAATCATTTTTTAACATGTTAACGGCCTATATTCATTTAATACTTCTCTAGGATACACACACTCCGTAAAGTCAAAATGCTCCATATAACTTAATACGTGTTTTTTCAAACATATTTCACGACGATTGCATGTTTCACAATGCAGCGTTTTAGGGGAATACGCAAGCTGATCTATATACAAGTCTGTTTTTAAGCTAGTCCAACTTTTAATATCTGTTGGATCTTTTACTCTAAACTTTTCGTCACGTATAAGTGCAACTTCATAAACAAACGGAGTTGAATAAAATTCTCCTGCACTATATGTATAATTTAATTCAAGTGCGCCACCTTGATTTTTGTCAGCTATTGTCATGGCTAGGTATTCTTGATTTTCTTTAGTGAACGTGTCTTCTATTATATCAACCCACGCCCTAATAATATCGTTGTGTATTTTTCCTTTACCATAACGCTGATAACTAGGAATAGGCTCTACAATAGTGTCGTACTCTTCTTTTATTACACGACATATTTCTGCTAGATTTCCAAACTCAGCAAAGTCTTGATCCATATTAAAAATTATAGTAAAGTTTAAGGGATCAGTAAATCTATTTAAAACATCATGTATACGTGCTAAGTGATTCTTTCTATATTCTGGATCAAGTGCTCGTTTAACATCAATAACTACTTGAAAGTCATATAAGAAACCTTCACATTTAGGTATAGCGTTGAAGCCATCTATTATAGGATTGATATGAGTATCATCGTTAAGCAGTGTACTAATCATTCCGACAGTGGTGCAGTTACTTACTACTTCTTTAAAACTATCAAATTTTAAAACGTCCTGTATATTTAAATTACCAAAGACATCAGTAGGACCAAGTATTATGCTGCTAAATCGAATGTTATTTTGATTAAACATTTTTTGTGCAGCTAGTACTTTGGAAAACTGATCATTAGATGCTTGCTGTCTTCTGCGATTAACAAAGCATCCTTCACAAGCATGTATGCACCCGTCAAGGACGTCAACTGTCATGTTTACTTTTATATCATGTGCATCACCTACACTGATATTATAGTCTTTATGACCCATTGTTGCTTCCCAATAATTATCCTTTACGATTGACATGATACACCTTTTTTATTTCATCTAATCTTTCATCGCCGTCTTTAGTTATTAAGAATTTTTTACGATATCCTTGCTTATCACCCTCAACAGTATATCCTGTCCAGTCATACATTTCAGCAGCACTTTTATTATAGTTATGTATATTTTTTAACATATTTTGCTTAGGCGCTATACACTCTTTAGTACCCAAGTAGTCACGTAATAAAATAATTTTTCTATTGTAGCAACTAAAAAATAAATCACAGTTTTCGCACACTGTTCCTTTAGCTCGATCTACTTGTGACACAGTAAGATCATATGCTTCGTCTAGATTGTTTACTGCAAACATATTATCATACAATGCCATATTTTCATAAAGGAACGGACTTAGATACCACTGTCCTCCTTTAAAATTTAATACGGTATAATTATGCCCAGCATGTGTGTGATCTACCATAATATTATTTAAATGAGTATCTTCTGGTAATGCTTCAAAAAATTCATTGAATTGATTTAGTGTAGGTAGTATGATACTTGCTTTATGACTGCGACTTACACTTGGAATAAAGTCAATTGTTGTATCAAATTGCTTCACTACAAAATCATGTATTTGCTCGTAGTCTAGGTCATAGTTTCTAATATTAACAATAAACGTATATGTACATTCATGTTTTAAATGCTGGTCGACATATGCAATACAGCGTTTTAATTGCTGTATATAAAGTATATCTTTATATCGCATAGGATCAGTTGCTATGCCAATTTCTATTTCAGTGTCAGTATTCACATTGTCATGTAAAAACGTAATCCAACGATCTAAATGTGTTAGATCCTTTTCTAAAAATGTAGTAGTAAAAGCAAGTATAGGAGAGTTTTCATTTATCATTGCTAACAAATCAGTATTGCTCATTACTTCATAAAAGTTTTCACTAGATAAACAGTCAGTTGGGCCTATGAGTATTTCGTCAACTAAAACACCTACATCTGTAATTCGTTTTACAAAGTTTCGGCAATCTTTTAAATGATCAACTTCAGGTGCATTTCCTCTACGATGTACAAAACACCCAGGGCAAGCGTGTACACACCCGTCTAACACATCAAGCTGTATTTTTACTGCACTTACTGGCTTAGTTTGCGTTTCTGTAGTAAGCTCATAATACAAGTTATTTTTAATGACCGGCATTTGTATACTCCTTTACTGTAACACACTCTGTTAAATTTCTCGACTTCATATAGAACAATACATTGCGCTCTGCACAGCTCATTAAGTATTCGCAACTTTCACATTCTTTAGTAGATGCTGCATATGATAAATTTTCAGCTAAAAAGTTTTTAGTATTAAGATTGTCTACTTTAAATTCTTGTGTACGCTGCAATATTCCGTCAAACACAAATGGATTCATATACAAGCTGCCGTTGTAAAAACTATAATTGGTACATCCGTGACTATTAAAGTTTGCATCAAACATCGTGTATAACTGTTTGTATTCGGGTCTTATATCTTGTTTACGTAGCTCGTCTAAAAACATCGGAAGTAATTTACTAACTTTACCTCGACTATTTCTGTCTGTTAAGAAACCTGGCAATATAACTACTGGAGCATTGAAGTCTTCTTTAATCATATCACATAAATCATTATAGCTCACACGATCAAATATACCCGGGTAATAGTTTACTCTAAACTGTACACTACCTTGTTTAAAAAGTTCTAGTTTGCGACACATGTCTTCAATATCGCCTTGTAAATATCTAGTAATATCAAGTACTATTTTAAAATCTATATCAGGCGTACGATCCAATCCTTCGTAAAGACTCCAAATCTTAGTGTGTTTGGCAAGTACAGTGTCGTAGTCCTGTAGTAGTGTTGAGTTAAAACTTAGTGCTGCAATACTGTATAAACGTTTCATACTAGGATGGTCCATTAAGTCCCAAAAGTTTTCAGCATCAAATATATCAGTAGGACCTATTACAACATCATCAGGTGTATATGCACTAGATTCCAATATATCGCATAGTGTTGTAAGATGATCAGCATTAGTAAGATTTTTTCTAGGAATGAAACACCCTGGACACTTTTGACTGCATCCATGTAATATATCAGCATGAACTTCTGTCCTAAGAAAGTTATTATCCTTAGGGCTTATGCCTTCTATATAATTGTTAAATCCTGTAGGAGTTGAGTTTAGGTTAACGAGCATTGACGATTTTTAAAGCATCGTCGTTCCACTGTTCGTTACTAGTAACAAACGGATTATACAGTTCTAATACTTCTAGCGGCATTAAACATTCGTGCATGTTCATTGCATCTTGTGCTTGGAATATTAGTCTGTTTGCACATGCTACTGCATATTTGCAATCTGCACAATCCTTAACTTTAGACGACTTAGCTAACCCTTGTGCTATTAAGTGATCCCTCTTGACTAGAATTTCTTCAAAACTTAGTCCTGTTACTTCTAAATCCCTATGCTGTGTAAAGAATGCTTGTTCGTGTAACATTACATTTAAAAATACACGTGGCGTCTCTAATCCAGGAACAACAGTTAACCCTATGAAGTTCATGGAGTTACAATATAAGTTAGCCATACTCATTGTAACGTCTTTAAAATTGTCTTGATCTACTACTTCTTTTAGGAAGTTATTCCATGCTACTAAGTTCTTACGCTGGTGCAATACACTCGGTGCTCTAGAGAACGCTGGGTTCATTTCTAGAATAGTTTCATATTCATCAAGAATCTTATATAGCAGTTTATTATAGTTTTCTTTAGTTAGATGTTTTTGCATAACATTACTTGCTTGTAATGTCCAACTCCAGTCAATTTTCTTGGGAGTTTCGGATTTAAAGAATTCTAATTTTGATTTAATATCTTTAAAGTATTCTTCGTCATTTAGTATACGATCAACATCGCCAACTGGCATAATAAACTCAATGATCATTTCGTCTCTATACTTAGAAGGATCATCAAGTATTGCAAATACTTCTCGCAACCTTTCCATGCTCACGCCGTCTATCTTACTAGGTGTAGCAATACGTGCATTAGTGTGTTCGCGCATTATATCTTGTATAATAGTATTATTAAGAATGCTATCAGTATTTGACGCAGAGAATAAATCTGTCGGACCTACAACAAACTCACGTAAGTTTAAACCTGTACGCTTTACACCATCTGCAAGTTCTTTTGCAGTTGTTAGCATTTGATTCATTGTAGTAACGTCTTGATTCTTGTTAACAAAACATCCTAAACAACCATATTCGCAGCCAGTAAGGCCTTCAAAGTTAATTAATACGTCAAACTTCTGGGCGTGTGAAGGAGGTAGACTTTCTGGCCCACTATACTTCATCTGTTTACAATATGATTGTTGCATTGTCATTATGCTGATTCCTCGTCAAATAATTCTAACATACTAGTTGCAACACCATATTTTAGTAATGTATTATATAGGTCTGCTCCTTGATACTTACTAACATCATTAAACACTCTAACATTTAATTTATTAGTAGGCCACGGACCAAATTTATTACCTAACAAATACAACAAGTCCAACGAGTATGTTGCAATATATACAATATTTAGTCCAATTTGAGTTTCTTCATCTGCACGTTCAATCTCTTCTGGTATAAATTCTTTGTACTTGTCGGCATATTTGCCAGCTTGATCTAAACAAAACAGTGTAACATGTTTTAGTTTATCTAACAAGTCGTCAAATAATTCGCCATTCTTTTCTAAATATGAATCAATGTCAGCATCAGACATTATAGTATTTAATGCTTGGTCAACTTGATTATATTCCTGTCCTAGTTTACGTTTAGCAATTAACGTAATGTATCTAGAAAGTAACGGACAATCAACCATAAAATTAGAAATTATATATTCATTTATTAATTCATCGTCAATGCCTTCAAACTGTACTTTAAAGTTAGTGTTAGCAATATATACGAGTATATGTTTTACTGACAGTACTTCCTTACTTTTAAAATAATCAACCTTGAGAACGTAATCTTCCGAGCTTGTTTTTATTTTATATATTTCTGCTAAATCTGTTGGACTTAGTGGCAGTGTGTAATTTTCTTGTGTCATTTTTACTCCGGTACAAGTGGTAATATTTTAAACAGCAAATAAGGAATACGACTTTTACGTTTATAGAAAAACTCTACCTCGCTCCATGCACTTCTTAGTGCTTCGTTATTTGCAAAATTAAATCCGCCCTCTGCAATTTGTATGACAATTGGAATAGTTCTAGCAAACTCTTTATATACTTCTTCGTATTCCCATTCGTCATGCCCGTCAATTAATGTCATTAATTCTTTATTAGAACCTACATCGTTCCAAAAGTCACGTAATCTGTATAGTGCTTGCATGCGATTCGTATTTTGAAATACATCTTTCACAAACTCAGCTCTATTCCATTCTGTATTTCCGTTATTATTAAACCAATCAATAATATTGTTAATAACACTTACATAACCAATTTTAGATTGTAACATACTAATAACTTCATGAATCATTTTATCACTATGTACTGTAAACTTTTCTCTTAAAAATGCAGTTGTTGTTACATTAATTTCTGCATAGGTTTCATTTTCATTGTACTTGTCATTAATAAAGAAAAGAATATCGTAACCCCAGTGCTTACTGGTTGCATTAGGAATATCATAGAATACGTTTTCTGCAAATACTTCCTCTACTGCTGCATTGATATCGCCTTCATTGTAATCGCCCATTGTCGAGTATGTTACATCTCTAGTAGTTGCTAATACAATAAATTCCTTAACAACTTGTTTAACATCTTTGTTAGTTGTTGTTTTTAATAGCGAAGCTGTATACTTTGCATACATCTTCAAAAACTCATGCGCTGATTCAAATAATAAAAATTCCTTAGTATTGTTATTGAGATATTCCCAAGAATCAATATCGCTATAATTAGCAAATGTTATCATATCTTCAGCGTTTGCTAATGGATAATCATTACTTAACGACGATGCATAACTTTCTTGCACTGCACTATGTCCATCTGGCATTATTATGCTAATACGTCTTGATTGAACTCCGCTCCACGGACTTTCTGATAATGCCGAAAGCATTGCAGTAGATCGTCCTAAGTATTTTTTATTACTGATATAGTAAAAACTTTCGCCTATCATTTATCTTCTCCCTCTGCTGCCGTGGCAGCTATAATGGCAACTTGAATGGCATATTCTAAAGTCGAAATACGAATTTGTAATTCTTCCTTCTATGCCATTTACTGTTCTGCTGATTGCATTTGAAGCAAATGTTTGTATATCACCTGCTCTTATTAATAAATTGTCACCTACACCATTTGGAATATCTGTATTAGCAAAGGCACCTTGCCCGGCATTTACGTATTCATAACGTCTATTACCATATGCAGTTCCTTGGCCACTACCATTATATCGCGCATAATATACTGTAGCTGCTACGTTAATAGTTTTATCAAATGTGCGTATTCTTGTATATGCATTACCATAGTACCGAGCTTCTAATTGTGCATGACTTAATCCTGCCATTATCTTCTCCCTCTTGATCCGTGGCAGCTATAATGACAACTTGCGTGACATATTCTCCAATCAAAGTAACTATTGCTAATACGACCTTCAATTAAATCGCAAGTTCGTTGTATTGCATCAAGTGCTTGATCAATTAATTGGGTTGCATCTACTTGTGTAGTATTTGGATAAACATTTCCGTTGTAATCACTGTTAGGTGCATTTACGTATTCATAACGTCTATTACCATATGCAGTTCCAGCACGGCCACCGTCCACGTTTCCTGTAACATACACTGTAGCAGCAAAGTTAATAGTTTTGTCAAATCCTCGTAACTGAGCCCCGGCATTTCCGGTAAAGTAATCTCTTGCCGAGGCTCTTGTCATGTTTCCCATAAATTATACCTTCACTTCAACTACATCTGTACCATCTTCTAATGCAGTACCAATTAATAAAGTGTATTCTGCTATAGTACTTAGTTCGTCTACAGCACGACCTTTACCGTCTTGATCTGCAATGATATACTGGCCTTTCTTAGCTGAACCATTAATCATAACTGGTACACGACCTTTAAGTGCAACGAACGGCCACATCGGATCATCTCTGTTATCGTCTGTTTGGTTCATCATCAAGCCCGGCTGTGTTGAAACAACGCCTGCTAGTTTCATGCCTGGTTTGAACAATGTAACTTCAGCATCGCCACCAATAGCAAGTACAGTACCGTGTGCGTAAACTTCGTCAGCTAAGTATTTCTCTGCCAAGTCAGCCCAGTTAGCACTTGCAGCAGTACCTTGGTAAACACCACTGTTATCAACGTATGAAACATCTGTTCCATCACGTCTAAACTGTACAACACGATCGGAGTTAGCACCTGATGCAATGTAGAATCTGTTAGCGTGATATTCAATCTTACCAACGTCATTACCTGGGTTGCCTGTCCAGCTTTCGTTACCGTTTTCGTAGAATCTCCAACCAGGTGAAACACCGTCGTTGTTGTAGCTACGTAGTGCCCAGTTGCCATCTTCGTTTAGGAAGCCTTGTGATGCATCATCTGCATATAATCTACCATAGATAGTGTTTGCACTGTTAGCAAGAGAAACTTCACAACTTCCGCTGTTAGCTGAACGCATGTGGATTCTGTTAGTTGCTTGTGGATAAATGTGCCATCCAGCATAGTTGCCACCTTCCCAGTAAATACCTGAATTGCTTTCAATGCGTACCCAGTTATCAACATATAGCTCGCCTGCAATGTTTGCACCATTGGAACGTGTTTGAACTTTCCAACTACCATTATGCATCATTTCAGTTTGTGCGTTGTGTACACCGTAGAACAACCATTCGTTATCTACATCGTTGAAGATACCAGTTGCAGTGCCACCGTCATGCATGAATACTGCACGACCGTCAATGCTAAAGCCTTCCCAGTTACCAAATCCACTACCGCTAATCTGAATCGAACCGTAGTTACCTGTTGGTTCTCTTAGGTAACGTGTAGTTTGATTACCTACTGAGATGAACTGCTTAACTGTTAAACGACCATCTGTTGTAAGTGCCATAGCACCATCAGCAACACCATCACTTTCATGACGCCATTTAAAGCCACGATCACTATCGTTATTCATTGTGAATGTCATAGCATAGTCGTTTAGCCAACCCATTGTTTGGCCACTGTGCATACCTATTGAGTACGAACCACTATTCCATACACGCAGTTTGTCGTAGCTATCGCCGCCGTAACCGTCAATAAATCCAATGTTGTAACGTTCGCTACTACTAAATCTATCTGGGAAAGTACCAGCATTAATATTACTTGCGTTACGGAAGAATGCACTATCTTGTCCATCTAACAAGTCTGCATCAAGTCCACTGCCACTACCATCATTACCAGCGTGCCATACTTTATGTGCAACTGCACCAGCTGACCAACCGCCGTATGCTAGATCGTTTGTACTTCCATCTAAACCAAAGTGTACAGCATAGTCACCGCCAATATGGAATGTCATAAATGCATCGTAACTATTAGCACCGTTGCCTTGATATAACTGTAATGTGTTAACTTCGCCAGTGTTTTGAATTGTTGTTGCAGGAGCACTAATCTTAAATACACCACCACTAAATGCAGCACCAGTATCAACACGTAGGAAGCTGGATGCATGTAAGCCGTCTAGCAAGTCTGCGTTTAAGCCTGAGCCATCACCGTCATTAGCGTCAGTCCAAATTGCACCACCGTTAATGTAACCAGTTGTAGCATTAAAGCTACCGCCAACATCTAAGTTGTAAGTACCGCTTGGATCTTTGTTAATACCAACCTTGCCGTCGCCTCTTGCACTTAGTACAATGTTACCATTAGTTTGACTTACGTCATTGTTAATGCGGAAGAATGTACTTGCAGCAGCATTGTTAGAGTTAGTATCAAGTCTTACGTTAACATTGTTGTACGAGTTAATACTTAAACTATCGTTAGCTCCCCAAGTTTCGTTACGTGAACTAATACCATGGTTTACATAACCGCCGACTGCGCCGTAGTTGCCGTCCCAGTCAAAGCTAATGCCGTGTACTTTTGAAAGTTCACCAGTTGTGCCACCGCTTGAAATAAAGCGTCTGTTAGTGTCAATTACTTCAATACCGCCTACATTGTAACTGTTACCATCAATAGCACCAGTTAGTGTAAGTTCAGCAGCAACTAAGTTACCACCAACATACAAGTTCTTACCAAAACTACCGCCTCCGTCTACACGTAGCGCACCTGTTGTAGTACTAACTGCTTGGTCAGCGGAGTTAACGTGCAAGTAACCACTTGATGCACCGATGTCAATAGCTGTTGCAGCGCCACCAATATTAAGTGTTGTTGCAGTATCATTAACAAGATCAAATGTTGATTGATTTGTGCCTAAGCTAGTTGCTTGTGTAATAACATCTTTGTTTAGTCTAATAGCGTCTCCTGAGAAACTTGCAATTAGTTCACTACTTTGTATGCCACTACCAGAACCGATACTATTTGAACCGTAAATGTTAACTTTAGCACCTTGTCCCGAACCTGTACCGGCGCCTGGCGTTAGTTCTAATACCGAACCGTTAACGTTAAACTGTCCAGTAATAGGACCTTTAACACCAACCTTACCAATTTGCTGCGTACCTTGTGAACTTCTACCAAAGTCTAAGTTATGTGTATGATTGTCTGATCCGCTAATTTCTACACGATTTACTTGTGTATTTGAAGTACTGCCGCTTGATCCACTAGCACCAGTATCAATGAATACTGATCCTGCTACGCCACTACCTGTACTTGCGCCGCCTTGAATAGTTAAATCTGGACCTTGCTTGTTAGTACCTAGTGAATTTGGTGCTTTAATTTTTGCATCAACTGGCTGTGTTTCTATTGAGTCACCGCCAACTACTAGAGTTGCATTTCGTACTCTTAGTTCACCAGTTTTATCTGCGCCAATAGTAACTGAAGTTGCAGCTCTACCAATGCTTAGTGATGTAACTGTAGTATCGTATACAGTTGCACTTGTTTTAGTAGTTTTAATATCACCACCGTCAACATTTAAGTCACCGTCAATAGCTAAGTTACCTAATGAGTCTAGTACCATACGCTCTGCTAAGAAGCCTGCTGCCATTAAGTTAAACTTAAAGCTAAAGTCTTCTGAACCAAATGTTACGTCTGATGCAACAGCGTCAATAGTGCCGCCAACTTCTCTGTTATTGTTAGCAGTTTCAACCTGGAACTGCATACCAACACCAATGCCAACTGCTGGAGTATTTGTTACGTCATGTCGTATTTCTAGTGGTCTTGAAACACCGAAGTTATTAGTATCTTCAACAAACGGAGCAACGTCATTTGACCATGCTGGGTTCCCTAATTCATCAACAACCATAACAGCACCTTGACTACCAATTGGCAGTCTGTTTAGTGTTGTTGGAGATGTTGCATAAATCATATCCCCGGCAATATATTGATCTATCTGTGTACCGCCACGTGATACAGGAACTGGATTTAGTAAGTTTCCTGGATCTAGGAAGTATTGACTATCTAGTCCGTCTAGTGTTCCTGCATCTAGTACTCCTGCTTTTAGTTCAACTTCACCTGAGTTTACGTTAAACTGTGCTTTACTAAATGCTGCAACACCAAGGTTAGTGAAACTTTGGTTACCTAAAGTGCCATCAGTTCTGTCAATATCAAACTGTGTGTTCTTGAAGTAGAAGTTTTGACCGCCGCTTGTATAGAAGTTACCAGTTATGTTAAGCGGTGAATTAAGTGCTGTACGAACTGTACGTGTTGCATAATCCCAACTGCTGTCACCTTTTAAGTAAGTATCACTATTCGCTGTACCAACTGCTGCCAAACGTGATGTACTAATAACACCCGACACAATGTTTGATGCGTCTACGTTTGCACTACCAGTTAGTGCCCAGTTAGTTTCTACATTACCTGATGTGTTAACTTCTCCGTAAATTGTAATATTTTGGTGAATAAAGTCTGCACTACCGCTACCAGTTTGAATAAAGTTAATAGCACCTTGAGTTACTCCATTAACACTGTTTTCTGCGTCTTGCTGGAATTCGTGTACCGAGAATGTATTCTGACTTACTGTACCAGCATAGTAGTATCCGCCGCTTGCCATGCCAGTTGGAGGATTAGCTCCTACAAAACGGAATGCTTGTCCGTTAGTAAATCCGTGGTCCTGTGCATAAATGCGATCTTTACGTGTGTCAACATAGTTAATAATAAACGCATGTGTGCCTGTAGAACTGGAAGTAAATATTACTTTATTTGCAGCATTTAAATCGTATCTGTTGTAAAGTTCAATAGTGTTTGCATCAACAACTTTAACAAAGTAACTTTCACCTTGTATAAATCCGCCAATTGCTGGATTTGGTGAACTAGCATAGTTAACTACATCTCCGTTATCAAATATATGCGAATTAATTGTTATTCGTGAAGTTGGATAATCAACATTACCGCCGTTGCCAATAGTGTCAGCATTAAATGCAGTAAGTGTTGTATTTCCTAACGGTACAGTAGTTACTACTGCGTTGCCGTCTTCAGTATAATCATTTGAACTTGTTGTAGCAACAAACTTTCCTGCTAGCAACTCAACAAACACTCTATTATCAACTCCAAGTATGCTAACCTGGAAGTCTTGTGTGTTCTGTCCGCCTAGTTGGTCAACTGTTGCAGTTAATGCATTACCAACAGCATATCCGCTGCCGCCTCTTGTAAGGTCAACGTTTGTAACTTTGCCGTTGGTTACACTAATGTCTGCAATAGCACCTGTGCCTGTTCCGCTAACATTTGAAAGTACAACACCCTTATATGTTTGTGAACCAGTTGATGGAACATATCCATTACCTGTACTAATATTTCCAAGATCAAGTGCCAATGCAACACCTTCAACTTGACCGGTAATTACACCTTGTGTCTTTGAATTAGCTGCTGTAATGGTTTGTCCATTAACAAAAGCTGCGCCTGATGGTAAGTATCTTAGGAACTGACTCGACGAGTCTTGTACCATTGTGTACTGAATGTCTCGTACTTCACTTGAACCAGTATTAGTAATATATGTAGTAGTGTTACTTCCTCTTACATTAAGTACGTTTCCGCTAATATTATTACTAAACGTTCCTTCGATGTTAGCAAGATAAACAGTAGCCGCGCCGCCGTTGTCTTCATCAACAATAGCAGTTGCTCCAGTGTTTAATTCAATAATAACATCGTCTTCATTCAATGCTATTGGCGCACTTAATGTAAAGAATGTACGTGAGTAACGTTCTTGTGCAATATCGCCTTGTAGCGGTTCCTGCGCAGGAATATCATCAGTTAGGTTAAATCTACCAAACTTCTTATCTGTTGTGAACAAACTAAAGTTACGTGTTGCTGGAATAATATCCGAGTTTAACAAGCCTTGTGCGTTCATCTGCGGAACAGCACCACTAACTGAGTTAGTAGATACGTTCTTGTCAATGAAGTCACCTAGTCTGTTTGCTAAGAAGCTACGTGCTGCATTCTGCGTAATCAAACGTGTATCTGTAGCACCACCTGGTTCGTTGTCGCCTAGTCCTGGATCAGTTGAAATTGCTTCAATAACAACATCCGAAACTGCAAGTTTCAGTGCTGAAAGTTCACCAACTGTAACTGTGTTTTTAAATGTAATGTTACCAGTTCTGTTTTCTGCAACAATGAAGTCACCAACTTTAAAGTCACCAAGTTCGTTAGTACCTGAAGAGTAAACTCGTCCTGGTAAGTCACTAAACTGTTCAAATTCTTCTCTTGTAATACCGCCGTTCTGTGGTAGAGCGTTATAGTCTGTACCTGAACCTGCATATTCCCAAGTGTGTGACGAACTGTTAACAATTGAAGGTCTATGCAAGCGAATAAATGTTCCTTTTAACGCACCTGTATTAGTTAGTACGCCACCTACAATAGTCGGATCAATTGTAAACTCTGCTGTAAATAAGTCTGTTCTAGAAGTAAATCCTGTTACAGGTATATTACTTTGCGGAATAGCACTACTATCTCTATCAATAATCGAAGTTGCATCAAAGAAGATTCTTGTTAGTGAACCTGAATTGTCTGCTTTCTCAACTGATACAGTTAGCTGTCTTGTTGCAGCTTCGTAGGTATAAACAAACGCCTTGTTTCTATAAACCCCAGTTGTTGCTTCAATAGTGTCACCTGGTTCAAAGTTATATGTTCCTGGTGCAAGTGTTAACACCTGATACTTGTTGTGTGTTAGTTTATTGCTATCTGCATCAAGAATGATATCATCGATAAAGAATTCTTCAGTCTGTGTTTCGAAATAATGTTGTCCTGTTGATACGTCAATAATATCTGCAACGAATCCTCTTGAGTCATCTTGATATAGTCTAATAATATCATCAGTTAGAACCTCGACATAATACAAACCTTGGTCTGCAAAGCCGTTAATTTCAATATTACCGTTTCTGCGATATGTTAATGCATCTCCTGTTACTAAGCCGTGTCCCGGAATAGTAATAGTATTGTCTTCAAGACTTAGTGAACCTTCTTCGTTTACAGGGTAGTTAGTTCCGTCAAAAGTCAATGTAGTAAGTGTTACTATGTCACCAATATTCGGTAAAGTAGTTACTTCAATTTCTAAAGCACCGTTTGTATTATTATACGAAGCTGACAATACTGCTGCTGGATTAAATGCACCGTTTATGTCAACTGTGCCGCCTTCGACCCAAGATCCTAAGTTTTTGCCAGATCCTATTTGTACTGTAAATGTAGTTGACCCTACTGCTACAACTTCGTAGTTTGCAGCATCGCCATATAATTCTCCAAGTTCGCCTGCATTAAAGTAAACAATATTTGGAATAGTTTTAAAGCTGTTTGTAATATCGTTTGCTAAGTTATTGTACTCGTCATCGTCGTACAATCTAATAACGAATTGGTTAACTGGAGTACGCTTAGTACCAACTGTGATAAGTTTTTGCTGCGATGCTTGGGCGCCGACTTCTGCAATAACACCACGGTCAAACACAAAGCTGTTTGCAGAGTAACCTGACGAACGTAGTGCGTATAGACCAAAGTTAGTAGCAGAGTTAGTAACAGAAAGGTAAGCACCTGACTGACACCAGCAACCATTTCCAAGGAAAATTTGGAAACACGAAACGATCTGTGCGTATGCATCGTTAGTTAAGCGCCAGCCAATACCACCAAATGATAGCATAGTATATGCGTTAGCAACCATTGACTTACCTTGTTCAGGTGTTTCACCAAATACTGGATTTTCAGCTTCGATAGCAAAACGCGGTACGTTCGGTGTAATAACTTTTGAACCGTCTACTAAACAACCGCTTAGACCTAAGAACGAAATAATAGATACGTTTTGTATGTATGGCGACTGTGTAATAAGCGGACGATCTCTTAGTCCTATATAACCAGTACGATCAACACCTGTGTCAAACGGATCGTCAAACGCAGTACAATATCTACCTGTAAAGCTAGGTACGTTAAATGCATCTAGTCCATCTTTAAATGTAACACCTAACAAATAAGCACCGTTACGAATACGGAAAATATCTTGGTTAGCATTTAGCGGACGAATAATAGTTGTACGCAAGTTATCGCCAACAATAGATACATAGTCTGGAATAATAACTGGGTTGTCTTCTTTATATTCACCAGTTGACACCATAATAGTTGTGTAACTGATATTAAATGCGCCTTCAACTTCTGTAGGAATGTTAGGCGATGTAGGACCATTTTCAATAATATCAACAATAGTATTAAATTCCGCTTCAACAATTCCTAGTGTTGTGCCGTCAACTATCTTAGTTGGGTCAGTAATTTGACCAGTAACATTTTGATAAAGTTTCTTGTTAACAATGTTTTGTAATATGTTGTCTACTAATGACTGGAAGTATCTATTAGCAAGAACTGTTTGGAATTCTTGTCCCGGAATAACAATAGTATTACCAATATAGTATGATTTACCTGCTTCAATAGCACGTTCGTTACCACCAAAGATCAAATCATATTGTATTGCATCAATAAACAAGCCAACATCTCTGTAACAGAAATCAGTGTCATAAGTGAAGTTTGTAAAGTAAGTATTAATGTAACTTACTACTTCAGCTTGAATAAACGATCTGTTTAGTGCAATCAAATCTGCTGCGTTTTGTACAGCTATGTTTGAATTTGGAACAATTCCGTTTCCAAAGATAGTAACACCTGCAGTTGCACTTGCTCCGTCAATAACAATGTCTTCGATTAGTGCGCCAAGTTCTGCAATCTTAGTAATTGCTTCTGCGCTACCTGGATTTAAATTGTCAGTTACTTGTGCAGCAGTATTTTGGAAACTTACTACTGGATAGTTTTCAACTACCTGCTGTGCTAATCTAATAGCATGCATGATACCGTCAATAGTTTGTACTAACTGACGCTGTAGTGTTAGCTGACTGCTTTGTTTAAAGTATGCAATACCAGCAGCAACAGCATTAGATGTTCCGCCCCATGTTAAGTCAAAGTTAATTGCATCTAGAATTAAACCAACATCGCGACTGCAAGTTGTTTGATTATAGTTACTTGAGAAGTTAATCCAACTTCCGTCAACATAAGCAACTACTTCTTTTTGTATGAATAGTTTGTTCGAAGCAATCAATGCGCCTGCATCAAGTATGTCTTGATCAGTTGTTAATGCGCCGTTTGCTGTAATGTTAATATAAGGACTTAGTCCATCGTCAACAATATCAATAACAATATCAGCTAGTGTTCCTACTGTGTTTGCACTTGTTACATCACCTGGGTTTGCACCGTCAAATACTTGAGGTGTTGCACTATATGTAACGTCAACTGTTACGTTACGAACAACTTTTTGTGCAAGTTCTTTTAGATGCACTAGGCCTGCTAAAGTTTCTGTACTTTGTCCAGTGACTACAAGTGCTGCTGCTTGTCTATAGTATGCTGTACCTGCTGCAATACTATTTGTATTACCGCCGTGTGTTAAGTCATACGCAATAGCATCAACAATTAATTCAACGTCTCTGCGACATGAAGCTTGGTCATATGTTAGTCCAGGATATTGATTATTAATATACCCAAGTACTTCTTCTTGCAAAAATGCAGTGTTTGCTTGCAACAATGCTTCAGTGTTTAACGCACCAATTCCGGTAGTTTTTGTAAAGCTGTTAGTTGTACCTAACCCATTCTTAAGAATAGTTAATATAGTATTAGCACGATTAAAAACTGTTTGTGCTACACTTGTTGTGCTTGGATTTGTGCCGTCGAATGTTTGCGTTGTTCCACTTTGGTAAAGATTTGATACTGCATTTTGTAATACAACGTTTGCAAGCAAATCTCTAGCATATTCTACAGCGTCTAATGTAGGCTGTAGTTGCTTTCTTAGAACTTCAATAGCATCGCCTGTGATTTCCCCAGTGCCAGTTGTTACATTGTTGTAATAACTTATCCCTGCAAAAATACTTTCAGCATCGCCACCGTGTTCAATATCAAACTTAACTGCATCAACAATTAAGCCAACATCTCTTTCACATGCAACTGGATCGTAATTAAAGTTGCCAAAGTTTTCTTCAATAAACGCTACAACTTCAGCTTGAATAAATTCTTTGTTTGCTGCAAGAATTGCATTAGCATTTACTGTATCTTGAACTGCACTTGGTACAGAGTTATTAGGATCAATGTCTAGGCCAATAGTAGTACTATCGCCATCTGTGATGATATCGTCAATTAAGCTGCCTAATCCAGTAAGTATAGTTTGTGAAGTTGCATCGCCTGGATTGCCTGCGTCTTTAAACTGTGCAAATATACCTTGATAACTAGTAGCAGGATCTTGGTTAACAATAACAAGTTTAGCAAGATCAATTGCATATGTAATTCCTGCTCTTGTTTCTGCCAATTGCAAGTTAACTGCATCTTTTGCAGTCCACTGGTAATACGCTAGTGCTGCTTGAATACTTTCATTGTTACCGCCATGTGTTAAGTCGTAACTAATAGCATCTAAAATATATCCTACATCTCTACGACACTTGTTCTGATCGTATGAAAAGCCTGGATAAGTTGTAGTTAAGTATCCAATAACTTCTTCTTTAATAAAGTCTTGGTTTTGATCAATAAGTGTTTCTGAATTTAACTTGCCTGCATCAGTCGTTACTACTCCGTTAGCAGTACCAATACCGTTGTTTAGGATTGAATAAACTTTGCTAATGTTATTAAAGACTGTTGTTGCTTCAGTTTGCGTACCAGGAGTTAATTCAGTGTTTTGTGCCACTGTTGTTTGATACAAGTAATCAACTTGCTGGCCTAATACAACTTTTTCTGCTAGAGATCTAGCATAGTCAATGCCTGCAAGTGTTTCTTGTTTTTGATCCGAACGTACTAAAGATGCTGTTGCATTTAAGTAAGTTATACCTGCATAATGAGATTCTGCATTACCACTGTATAGTAAGTCAAAATTTGCAGCGTCAACAATATACCCAGTATCTCGAGAACATTTAGCTGCATCAAAACTAAATCCGCTGTACTTATTATTTAAGAAAGCAATAACTTCGTTTTGAATAAAGGTTTTGTTGTTGTCAATTAATGTTTCAGCATTTAGTAGACCAACATCTTGTGTTTGAGTTTCGTTAGGAGCTTCGCCAACGCCGTTGTCGTAAAAGTCGACAACTTTTTGTCCTAGTGATTCAACTGTTGCTGCTTCGCTTGCTGTTGCAGTTTTTGTACCGTCAAATTGCTGCGCTACTGCTACTTGTGTTGTATCAATAATAGGCGTGTTAGTAACAACTGATTTAGCAAGATCTCTAGCACGTTGTAAACCGTATGATGTAGCAACATCTTGAGCTTGTTTAACTAGTGCAGAACTTTCTAATGAATATGCTGCACCTGCGTGTGAGGTAGCTGCATCGCCGCCAAAGCGCAAGTCATTTTCAATTGCATCAATAATTAAGCCAACATCTCGTTCACACTTAGCTTGATCATAAGTAATGTTAAATGCTTTAGTACTAAAGTTTAGAACTTCTGTTTGCAAGAAAGTTCTGTTTACTTCTAATAAGTCTTTAGCTGCATATGCACTTTCACCTGGATCAACAACTGGTGTAAAAATACCGTCGGATGCAATTTGTGCAGCACGTTTAATTGTTTTAACAGCGCCTGTGCGTCCGTCATTTGTATCGTCACCGTACTCTGCACTTACGTAAACTCTGTTACCACCTAAGGAGCCTGGGTCACTCCATTTAGTTTGGCCAAAGCCTAGATTCTGTAAAATTTGTCCTTTGCGAGCATCGGTATCTGGAAGTATAATATCATAAGACTCTTCCAATTCTGGCGGTGCTTTAATATTAACTGAACTACTACCAAATTGTCCAAGTTCTTTTAATTTAATCGATCCTTGATCATCAATTTCTAAATCATCGGATACATAAACCTTTGTACCGTCTACACGTAATTTTTCAATGCCGTCGACTTCCATTGTAACAACGCCATTTCCTTGGTCGTTTACTACAACTCGTGTGTCACCTTTTTCAATTTGTTGTGTTACATCTTTAATACTGCCGTCGGACTGTTTAATAAACATTTTACCATCAGCAGTGTTAATAGCAATTTCGCCTAGGTCTAATTGCTCTGCAAGAGGCTCTTGTCCGCTAACATTATTTCGTTTGTGTAATATTTTATTTGCCATTATTGGTTACTTCCCAGTTACGATATTCTTGTATATGTATTTATTTCTTTGAGAAGGATACGGATTTTTTAGAATGTGCCGCCATCAATTGTGAAGTTATTAATGTAACTTAAATCAATTCCAGCGCCTTCTAAATCTTGTCCAACGTAGATATCTCTACCAACGCCAACTCCGCCCTCTACTACTAATGCTCCGGAAGTAGTACTTCCCGACTCAGTAGTTGATTCGATTTGCATAATGCCAGCAACGTTTATATTCTCAGCAATGCCAACACCGCCGGTTACTAATAACGCTCCTGTTGTACTAGATGTAGAACTAGTTGGATCTTCAAGTCTTGTAAGGCCTGCAACATAAAGTGCTTTGCCAATACCGACTCCGCCTTCAGTTACTATTGCACCAGTTGCTGCACTTGTAGAATCTACTGTATTGGTAGCATTAATAATGCCGCCGACATAAACGTTCTCAGCAACACCGATGCCGCCTTTAAATATTGCACCACCTGTTAGTACACTAGTGCTAGAGTCTGTTGACTCAAAGGAAGTTTGTCCAGTTGTTGCGCCAAATTCAATACTAATTGCACTGTTAAATGCTCTTAAGAACTGTATGTTATCTCTAAGAAGATCAAAGTTTTCTTGTGCAGTACGGATTTCACCGCCTTGTACAGCTAGGTCTCCGAGTACATTAATATTTTCTCCGACTCCCAATCCGCCGCCAATAACAACAGCGCCGCTATTATATGCTAACGATCCGGTGTTAGAATTAAATCTAGTTGTACCTGCTGCATTACCAAAACTAATGTTTGTTGCTTGACCGAATGCATTTATAGTAGTAGCTGTTGTGTTAAAGACATTCTGAGTAGTTGAACTACCGTATAAGTCACCTTCAATAAACAACTCACCTTCAACGGTCATGTTTTTCATTGAAACAATTCTACCGTTGCCTGCTGCATCAAGTTGCAACGGAGCATTTGTATTAAGTGTAGCTATTCGTGTACCAAACACTCCAACTTCGTCAAAGTAAACATTCTTTAGGAAGTATGCATCTTCAGCAACAGTTAAGAAATCCGAAAATACTTCAGGGGTGTTAATATTTGCTGTGATGTTTAGTATGCCATCAATAGTAGTGTTTCCGTTAATATTTGTAGGAACATTTACTGTTAATTCAGTGTCATCAAACTGCAAGTTGTCACTAGTTTGTATTTCATTTTGAAAGTCAATGTATGCAATTCTGTTTATTAGTTCGCCTGTAATAAATGCTCTAGGAGTAGTTACCCAATTGCTTGCATTTAAAACACCAGTAACGTTTGTATTTGCATCAAGATTAACTTCGCCTGTGCCGTTTGGCATAATGTCAATATCGGAGTTTGACTGTAGTGTTTTAATTGCATTGCCTTCAATGCTTAAATTGCCATCAATTAATATTCCGCCTTGGAAGCCTTGATTGTTAAGTCTTAGTAACTCAATGCCGCCGCCATAGAAGAACAATGTGTCTTCGTTAGATCCTGGACTTGTTTCTGGAATTATGTAAGTGTCGCCGTCTACATCACGAACGCCGCCTAATGAACTCCATGCAATACCGTTGTATCCTTCATACTGATTAGTATCAGTATTAAAGCGTACTTGTCCAAGTTCTCCTGCAGGTCTTACAGAATTGCCGCCAACTGGTATTACTAATGCCGAATCGCCGATGATTCTAACTTGACCGCTGCCAGCTGCTTGAATTTCAAAATCAGCATTTGTGTTTATAGTGCTAATTCTATTTTGAAATAATCTAAAATCTGATGTGTTAACTTCTGCAATGTACGCTGCACTAAACATCGAAGTTGTATGACCAATGTCATACGCCATATTAACGTCAGGAATAATATCACTTGCAAAATTTTGTGCTGCTAAACTTGTAATAGATAGCGTTGCATTAGGCGCACTAATAGTGCCGCCTGGCAATACAATGTCGCCTTCAATATGAACTGTTTTGTTAAAGAAGAATTCACCAGTTCCACCTGGAGTTATTTCAAAACGATAGTTAGTATCAATGTCTGTCATTTTCATGACATTATTTTCAAACGTAAAGTTGTTGTTATTAAATCTAGTAGAATTTACTGTAAGATCATCAAAATCCCACTGTCCGATTAATGTTCCGCCAGCGTATATATCAAACCTATCATCGTTAGACCCTGGAGATACTTCTGGAGTAATATATGTATTACCGTCAATGTCTTTAATGCCGCCTAGTGAGCTCCATGCTGTTCCCTGATAACCTTCAAACTGCTGAATTTGTGTGTTGAATCGGATAGCACCTGCTTGTGCATTTGGACCACGTTCGGGTGTATTACCTACTGGTACTTTAAGATAAGTTGTACCTCCAATGAGAACACTACCTGCACCGCTTGGTATAATTTCTAAATCAGAGTTAGTATTATTAACTGAGATTTTATTATCTTCTAAACGTATGTCATCTACTTGCACTGCACTTGCATACAGTGTTGCCCAGACTGCGTCAGGTTGTCCTAAGTCCCATATCCCTGTAAATTCAGGAGCTGGCTGTATGTTGCTTTCAACAAACGATTTAAATTTAGTTACATGAGGAAAGTCATCACCTTGTAATAGCGGATCAGTACCAAGTTGGATTTCTCCTCGTAAAATAATTGGCCCACCAGTGATTTCTAGTTGCTGTGTTCCGTCAGCTGCATTGATTGATATGTCACCTTCAGCAGCATACAATGTCATTGCATCTAACGAATCAATTTCTAGTATATCAGTTGATCCAATAGCGTTGCTTGTGAAAGTTAAAAATCCAGTTGTTAGTTCAGTAGCAGTAATACTACTCTTGTTTCCTGCGCCGTCATCAAATACTAATCCACCTGCTAGCGCACCAAAATTAAGCCCACTGCCGTCAATTTGCACTTCCCCTGTTTCTTGTGATACATAAAACAGATCGCCTACACGGAAGTCGCCTAAATGGTCAGTTGATGTATAGCGAACTTTAGCACCGTTAGTTTCAACAACTTCGTTTGCTTGTATTGCATCCGAAGCACGGTTAGATGTTAGTTTGCCTGCGCCAATGTATGCAAAGTTGTGTCCAATTAAGCGCAAACTTACACCTGGTCCATCAGCAACAACACCTGTGTTACCGTATACCATTGCGGAGCCAATTGCTCTTAGTTCTGCGCCAAACTCAAACTTTGTAACTTCTACAATATTTTCTGCTTGTACACCAGAAACTGTACCAATAATTGAACCACCTTGACCATATTGCGGTGTAAAGTCAACTCCGTCGAGTCCAGTATATAGTCCTGTAATTGACAATGTTTGAGTTGATACGTCCCAGCTTGATATTTGGAACTGTGCTACTGTTGAACCATCTGTTGAAGTGTAACGTACTGTTTCGCCCGGAATAAAGTTTCCGCCGGTGACATTGTTAACAATGACATAAGTTTGCCCAGTGCCGCCCCAGCCTTGTGTTCCTGTAGTTGCATGTATTGCTTTGTCTGCTAGGTAAACAAATGAGTTTAAATACTCCATACGTGTACCGTTTGTCAGTACAATAGCAGTTTGTCCTGGGCAAAAGAATGTAGCTTCGTTTACAAGGAAACTTGGTTCTATAGAATTTCTATTAACGTATCTGCCGTCAGCTTTAATACCACGGCCTGCATCACCTGCACTATATCCGTATGGATCATCCGGTGAGTTAATGCCTAAACGTACTGTTGATCCGAAGTTAAGAACAGTTACGTTCATAATGTAAGGACCACGAGTAAATGTTGCTGTTGTTGACTCATCGTAACAGAAAGCATAACCTCTATCAGCTATGCTATTATATTCCATTTCTCGAACAGTCAAGTCTTTAACTGATGCGCCGCCTCTAAACTGGAAACAGTTTTGATCACGTGTCGCAGCAGTTGGTTTAATTTGTGTAGAGCGTATTCCTTGTCCGTTAATAGACACGCCGGGATATACAGTTAATGGAAAGATTTCTTCAAATGTCCCTGTTCCGATTTTAACAGTATCTCCGTTACGTGCAATAATAAGAGCTTGTCTAACAGTTGCAAGTGCGTCTTGCATACTTTCGCCTGTATTGCCGTCACTACCATTTGCAGTAACCCAAATTACATTACCTTCTGTTTTAGTAATGTCTACACCGTTAGCATAAATTCCTTCTGTACCGGCACTATCTAAATAAAGTCCGGTATTTGAATCAATTGCTGATATACCTGTGCGACCGCCGTCGCCATCTAGTCTCAAGTTGTTGATGTTAACAACTTCGCCTGTAAAAGTAGTTGCAGTTTCGCCAACGGTAAGCAAGTTGTTAATAACAACATTACCAGTACCACTTGCACGTATAGATAAGTCGCCATTTGAGAACTGTGGTTCTAATACAGTTGCTTGCAATACGTTAGCGTTAAGTGTATCAGATACATTTGCACTTCCGTTGACATCTAATTCTACAATTGGACGCGAAGATTTACCAATAGACATTTTACTGTCTGAAGTTACTTCACCATATCTATTAATCTTTAATGCTTCGTCTTTTACATTTTTAGAAGCAAGTGTATTACGTTTTAAAAACTTCATTCTTTATACCCTCACGTAACTAGAGGTCACTGTAACTACGTTTGCAGTACTAGCAACAACTTGAATTCCGTCATTCTCTTCCATAACAAATTTTTCAGTATCTAAACTAAAACTTTCGCCTGCTGGAATCGACAAATCTTTCATTATTTGATTGTCTTCTCCTGCTGCATCACCAGCAGCAACAACGTGTAGATCAACTGTTACGTCTGTGCTAGCAGATGTATTGCACAAAATCATTATAGTAACAGCTATATCATTACCGCCGCCTACAGCTTGATCATTGAGCAAAACTTCTGTTGCGTTAGTAGTGCTTATTCTTACATTTTTTATAGCCATTTTTATATCCCTTAAAACAACAATCCGTAAATGATTGCCTTTCGTCTGCTTGCTAACTCGTCTCTGCCTTCTTCAGTTGCAGCATACAAGCCAGTGCCGCCTCCGCCTATTTCTCCACCGTATAACTTAGTTCCAGTGCCCGGAGGAGGAAGTGCAGGCTCGCTGCTATTCTTAACCATTAATAAATCATCTAGTATGCGTATGCTTCCTGAACCACTAACTGTTAGTGTAAGATCCGAGTTTGATCCCATACTTTCGATTAATGTTCCGCTATCGTAACCTTTTATTCTAAGTCCTTGTGCATCAATAGCATTGTAAAATTCAAAACCATCTTCATTCGATGCTCTAAAAGCAGAAACATCATCGATAGTCATTTCAATTTCACTATTCTGCGTCCAGTTAACACCTTCTTGTTTAACTGTTATCGCAGTAGTAGAGATTGGTGCAAATGTAATTGGATCAGCAAGCGTACTAGAAATTGTAGGTACACCAGTTATGTTTAGATAGTCAACAATTTTCCAATCTACATAACCTTTGTTAGCAAGTATTTTATCGTCATCGTTTGTAAACCAACCCGATGCTCTAGGATCAATAGATTCTGCATATGCTGCACTATCTACTTCAAGTACACCTGTACTACCTAGACCTTGGAATAAAAATTTAGTTCCAGGGGTAATAACAATACTTTGTGTCTTTAATGGAACAGAAGTTTCTATTCTTGTTCCGCCGCCTGTAAACGATTCTTGGAAAAAGTTAATAACACCGTATGATTGTGCTCCAGTATAAGGATCAGTGAATGTTACGTCTTCGTCGTGGACTATATAAGTGTCCGGAATGCCATTACCTCTATTAATGTGCAAACCGGCTTTTCTAAAACTTATAGCTCCTTGTGTGCCCGGATCACCTTCGTTTAAAGTTATTATAGGGTCTTTAATCGTTGTGATAGTAGAATTAACTGTAGTAGTGTTACCTGTTACAGTTAAATTACCATCAACGACTACGTTACCAGATGCGCCTGGATCGAGTGTGATCTTTCCACCTGGTTTAGTTTTTAATTTATAGTCGCCATCGGGTACACTAACTAGTCTTAACATTATGATTCCTTATATTGAAAATATCAGCTTATGGTGCTGGGTCATCGCCTTCGAAGTCGTCTTCATCAACGCCTACATTGTCGATAACAGCATCATCGCCTGCTTCTTCCATTTCAACAGTTGCACCAGTTCCAGTGAAGTCCCAGTTAATAGTTAAACCGTTATCCATTGTTACTTTGTGTGCAGCAATCTTTGTTACCTGACGTGGTGTTGCACCGTCAAGTACTGTAATAGTCATTTCACCAGCTGCTACTGCGCCTGATGCTTTGTCAACTAGTACACATGTTGCTTCGACAGTTCCGTCTGAGCATAAGAATTTTTTTGAACCTTTTTGTTTAACGATCCAGCCGTTTACACTAGCTGTTCCATTGTGAAATTGTACTTTGATTTCGTTTCCTCCGGCAGTTGGTTCTCCGAAGTATCTTTTATTAAGTGGACGTCCCATTGTTTTCTCCTTTTTGACGTTCTAGGTCTACGCGGCGGGTTTCCGCATAATTCCTCGCAATAGAGGATATCTCTATAACAAAAGTATTTATCCATATCGACTGAAAGCATTATATGCAGACAAAAAAGCCCGCTAATATGCGGGCTATGTTTTACTCACAATCTAATGTTTCTATTAGCTTGCTCATATCTACTTCTGGTAATGTTGTTACTTGTTCATCACATACATCGTTACTTCGAAGCCGAATCTCATCTCTGTTGCTTTCGGTGTTGTCCACATAGTGTACTCCATAAATTAAGTTAATAAAAATTTACTACATTACTATTTAAACATATTTGTACCTAAAAGTCATCCGTAAAATCATTAAAATTTAGTCAAAAAAATAGCACCCGAAGGTGCTATTTTCGTTTTATATAAAATAAAACTTAGCTGAAGCTTACGTTCGAAATCGCAACACGCTCGACGTAGTCTGCTGCATTGCCTAGTGACGATGCAGTGTTGTTTAGTTCAACATAACCATAACGTGTCATGAAGCTAACTACTGGCTCGAATGTATCTGGATCTAGTACAACACCGCTTGACATCAATGGGATGTATGGGCAGTAGAATGCAGCAGCATCAGATTCTGAAGAACCTTTGTAGCCAACAAGAACGTCAGTTGCATCAGAAGCGTATGTATCAACATATACTTTCATTGCATTGTTCAATGTTCCAACGAACTTAGTGTTTGTTGGTGCTTCAAATGTACCTTCAGTAGTACGTGCAAACGCAGAAGTAGTTGCAGACTGCAATACTGTTAACGCGAATGGCGATACAACAGCAAAGTTACCTGCACCACGACGAGTGCGTTGTGCGATTTTGTTAGCCTGACGGTTGATTAGAACAGCTAATGCAGCATGCTCGTCACCAACGAAAGTAGCAGTACCACTTACAGCAGCCTGGTTAAAGGTCTCTGAAGCTGTTCCTGCTAATGAACGTAGACTGTTTAAGATTTCCTGATCAATTTCAGTTGTAATCTCTTGTGCAAGAGCTGCCATGATTTCAGCTTCGACATCAATGCCTTGCATTGACTGTGCGTCTTGAGCTGCTTCAAATGTCCAGCGAGCTGATAGCTTGCGTGACTTTGCTTCAACAGTCTGTTTCAAGATCTGAATTGACATACGCTTACCTGCTGCACCTTCAAGTGTTGCAGTGTTGTTAGCTTTACCATCTGGATCAGCTGCATCGTTACCTGAGTAACCTTGAGCAATCTTGAATGGTGATAGAGCTTCTTCACCTGCTGTTACACCTGTTGCTGAATCAGCATAGCGTACTCTTAGTGTGTGGATTTGGCCCACTGGTCCTGTCATAGGCTGAACACCAACTAATTCGTTTGCGATTGTTGTTGGCATTACACGTCTGATGACGGGTAAAATAACTCTGTTAAGAGTTGCGACGTTACCGGCGGAGGTAGCACCTGCTGTAGCACTCTCTGACAAATACTTGCGAGTATTTTCAAGTGTAACAGCCATTACTGACTTACGATTGCCTTCTAGGCCTTCGAGCAGTGCTGATTTAGTGTCCGACCAGCGGCTTTCTAGTAGTTCTGACATTTTCATGTTCTCCTTATTTGATTCCTGCTAATCGACGAATATCGAAAATATTATTTTCTGTTTCGCCTTTTGCACTACTGATACTAGTATTAACTTTGTTGCCTGTGATTTCTTTGCCTTCTGTCAGTGCCTTCTTCTTCGCTGGAGTTTTACCGTCAATTACCGCCGGTAGGTACTTTTCAAACTGTGCTGTTAGGCGTGCAGTCTGAACTGATTCCAGTAAGTCTGTCATAATTTCCTTTTGCTCACCGTTAAGTGGGCCTAGGAGTTCTTGAAGCTTTTCTTTTCGCATCATTTGGCTGTTAGCTTCTGCAATTTCTCGCTGTTTGCTTTCAACCAAAGCAGTTTTTTCTACAATAGCTGCTTTCGCTTCTGCAAGCTCTAAGTCTTTTTTACTTAGTACTCTAAGAAGTTTAGCTGCCTCTGATTTCTCATTAAGGTAGCTGTTATTGTATTCTGATGCAAACGCTTCAAAGATCTTACGACCGAAGTCGTTACTACGTGCTGAATCGATATCTTCTTTCAGTGTTTTAATCTCTTTGTTAAGTGATTTTGCCACTGTTTCTGCAACAAGAGCTGAACTCTTTTTAACAAAAGTAGTTTTTACTTTTGCAAACTGAGCCTTCGCTTCTCTTATCAATGCAACTTTAGTTTCTGCTAGATCTTTTTTGTCTGTATGAAATTCTGCAATTTCCTTAGCTAGAGCTTCTACTACAAATTCTTCAAGTTGACCATATTTTTCAGCCATAACTTTCTGATCTTCGTGTAACTCTGAAACTTCTTTAGTTAGTGATTCTACTACAAAGCCTTTTAGTAGATCTGCGTTTTCACGCATTGCTACTGCATACTTTGCTTTTGCTTCAGCTAACTGTTTGCGGTCTTCTGCAAACTCTGAAATTTCAATTTGAAGACGGTCTTCAACTAACTTATCGATAGCTTCTACCATAACGTTCTTGTCATGCGCATATTTCTGAGCAAACTCTTCACGCAGTTCTGACACTGCACTTTGCTTTGCTTCTGAAACTTTTGCATTCCACGCTTCTTCAATTTCCGCTCTCACGCTTTCGGAAACAACATTGTTTTCAAATAGTGATTTTAATGCGTCCAACATGTGTTTCTCCTCGTTTATCGGAGCCCGTTGATGATATTCACCAACTGATTCTTAAGATATTGTTGTGCCTTAGTATCTTCCCTAAGTTCTTGTGCTGTTCTAAATGCCTTATACCCACCCGTGGTATTCATAAGATGCTCATAAATTGGTGTAGGGTAGGCACCTGGAGCACTTGGTTGAGCAACTACATCAACTGTAATAATTTCAAAGTCGCTAACCTCTCCGGAACCGTCTTCACTTACGTTCCCGGAACCTCTCGAACTTACACCAAGTTTAACACCGGCCTCTAGCATTGTTTTTACTAGAGACCCCATTGGTGTTGGAATAAGTTTTAGTTTTCCATAACCGTTTGGGCCATCCATCCACATTTTTGTGATCATATGGCTTACACGATCTAAGTTTACATTAAGACCTTGCGGATGATCTACTTCGCCAAGAACTGAATATCCCCCCTCGATCTGCTCGTTAAGAGTTTTGACAGCCCTGCCGATTTCGTTTACAGGATAAACACGCTGATTGGCATTTCTTACACCACCTTGGATGAAGATACCGCTCATGTGAAGATCTTTTCCTTCTTCAGCAGTCTCAACGATCATATTCGCTTGATCAAATGTCAAATTCTCTTGGAGTACATTCATCTTCAAGTTCTCCTTAGGCTTACGCTTTTGAGTAACCAGGTGCTTTTGCGTTACCTGATTTATTTACATTGCCAGCATCGTCTACTTTAGCAGCAGCAGCTTTGCTGCCCTTTTCTTCTGCAGAACCTTTTGCGATGTTTGCAGCAGTGCCGCCCATATCGTTCTTTTTAGCTACTGGTGATGTTGCTTTGTTGTCTTCGCCTTTTGGCTCAGCAACTTTTTGCGTGTACTCGTCTAGCTGTTCGCCGTCTGTTTCAGTTGATTCAAACTCGAAAGATTCTTCTTCCATGTCATCTTCACCTGCTTCGTCGCCCATGTCTGCCATGTCGCCTTCCATGTCATCAGCTGGTGCTTCTTCGTCACCGCCGAGCATTGCTTGGAATTCTCTTGATAGCTCGTCTAGGGCATCTTCGAGGTCTTCAATACGGTCTTCGATTTCTTCTTCTCCAGCTTCTTCGCCTTCGTCGCCTTCGTCGTCCATATCTGCCTCTTCATCATCGCCATCACCCATTTCGATGTCAGCGATCATATCGTCTGCTGGATCTCCAGCTTCGATTTCAAATTCGTCTAATTCTTCGTCAGTTGATTCTTCAACTGCTTCTTCATCTTCATCCGCTTCTTCATCAGTAGCTTCGTCGATGTCTTCGTCTTCTAGATCAGTTTCTAGTAGACCTTCATAAATATCTCTTGATTTCTCTACAACAATCTCGTGAAATAGCTCTTCAGCTGCGTCACGGTCTTCGTTGATAAGGAGTTCAAGCATTTTTTCAAATTTTGTACGATCAGTCATTGTTCTCTCCTATATGTTCGTAATATTACAAGGCTGTCAATAAGTATTTACTATCTATACAATAAACTACTCTGAAATAGGCTCAAAACGAGCCATTTTAAATTTTTCAAGCAATTTTTCGTATGTGATATTGGAAAAATTAGGATATCTTAATAATTCCGGGGGTGTAAACCTATGTTCTTTCGTTATTAACCTATAATAATTTATGTTAGGATTATCCCTAACAGTTAGTTGTACCTGCTTAATCCAGTTGCCAAAATAGGTTGCTGGGCTTTCTGTAGGCTTGTAGTTTTTAGTTCCGCTGTATATGTTATTAATAGTATTTATATTACTTTGAAAATCAAATCCTACTAAACAGATACTTGATGATTTATTATGACTAGCAAGCCATAATGCTGTAGGACCGCTACTCCATCCTAGTCGTTTTGGAATAATGTTTATATTGGGAATTTCAGTAAAGCGCCTATGTTCTCTAGTATAGAACTTGGTTAAAAGATGAGCCTTATTGTCAATTATCTCTTGAACCATGGGTGGATCTACTGCAACTAGATAGTCAACTAATTCGTCGCGATAAATTGCATTACAGCCATATATGTTTCCATATTGCTTGTAGTGCTTTACATTAAATTCTTTTCGTGAGTTTCCGTTACCTAATACAAAGGATAACATTACATACCTGGCTGTGCTGGTACGCCGTACATTTGTCTAACAAACTCTAGCTCTGCTTCTTTTTCTTGTTCGTGTAGGTCAGAAGCAACACGCAATTGATTAATCTGTTCTAGAGTTAATCGTGTTTTGCGTGTGTCACTTTTTTTGATCACATCAGAATCGTTTTCAGGAGTATAACGTCCGTCATTACTCATTTCTAATGTGTCTTTATCAAAGTAAAAGAGTTCTCTAAGTATCATGTAATTATTTATCCTCTTATACGTTTTCGCCAGGGCCAGGACCTGTTGGCGCTGCGCCAGCTGCTGGAGTTTCACCTGTATCACCTAGTGCGCCAGCTTCAGGTGCTGCTTCTGCATCAGGTGCTGCTGTTTCGGCTGCTCCTAAGTCTGCACTAATAGCACCTGCACTGATGCCTGCGCTTCTTAGTTCACCGCTAGCATCAGTTGGAAGATTTAGATTTTCATCATTTTCTTCTCGCCATAGTCTTTCATTTTCTGCAATTTCTTCGTCGCTAAGACCTAAGAAACGCTGTAGTGCAAAACGTTGGCTCATATAAGGAATCTGTTGTAACTGTGTAAATGTACCAATACGGTTGTTATCTAGTTCTGCTTGACGATAGCTTGCAAAGTTCTTAGGAGGTTGAAATCCTAGTTCAAACACACTAGTATCAACATTTACGCCTTTTTCAAGAATATATAATTTAAATTCTTCATCAAACTTGCTTTGTACTAAGCTCTGTAAGCGTTCGCAGTAGGTATTAAAGCGTAGCTCTTGAATGTATGCTGTTCCTACACGACCGTCACTAAACTGACTTTGTCCGTCATCTGCTGCTGTAGGTAAGTAGCTACTAGGAATACGCAGTCCACGTACTAGTTTGTTAGTAAAGTATTTGAGATCGTCAATCTCTCCAAGGTTAGTACCGCCCGGCAGTGTTTCAACTTTAGAACCACGTCCTTCAGCTGTTTGTGGAAAGAAGTAGTCTTCGTTGATTGACAACGGATTGTAACTACTGTCAATAACATTAGTGCCGCCGCCTGTTTGTGACGGAATACGTCTTTGATGAATTTCGTTCTTAACACGTTCAACAAAGTTCATAGCAAGGTGACTTGGCATGTTGCCTACGTCTACATAAAATACTCTACGTTCTGGCGCACGTTGTACACGATAGATAATAATAGCATCTTCAAGCAATTCTTTTTGCTTGTATACTTTAAAGATTGTTTCAAGTAAACTGTTACCAAATGGATAGTTGTTGTCTAGTCCTTCTGATAAACTTAAATGCACAACGTGTTCAGCATCAACTGCAACTTCTTGTTGTGATGTTTCAAAACGTGAACCAGTTGATGCGCTACTTGGAGCAGAACCTGCCATACCTTTCGCGCCGCCTTGGAAGTATCCTGAATGACCAGAACTAGTTGATCCGCCCGGATCAGTGCTTAGTGTAGTAGCAACTAAGTTGCCAAAATTAATGTTAAGGTCTTTAACAACATACTGCTCAGGCTTTTTGCCTTCACTTTCATTAACAATGATTTTAGTAACTTTTGCTGGATCAACATAAAACCATTTTTTAGTTTCTGGATCTCTAATAAAAAATGCATCACCGTATTTGAATACATTACGTAATATACGGAAAATGCGAGTTTCGAAGTTTTGTAACTTACTCCATTGCTGTAAGTACTGCTTTAGAATTCTAATTTCAGAATTCGTAGCTTTTTCTTTAAAGTCTAAAGCAAATGGAGTTTTATTGCTTGTATTCTTTTGTGTGCAAAATTCTGCTAAAATGTCTAGTGCAGCATTAACTTCACTGTCGCTGTCCATTGTTTCGTACTGACCATAGCGTTCAACACGATTTGGACTACCAGTATATACATCTGGTAAGTAGCTTGAATAATTTGAACGTGCCGGCCCTGGTCGACTAGCATTAGCGCCGTTACCTAACGGGCTATATGTTCCTTCTTGATTTCCTGTTGGTACAGGTGTAAAATATTTTTTCCAGCTCATGTTATTACTTATGTCCTATATACGTTTCCGCCGCTTCGTCTGATTTCGCGTGTGTTGTCTTTGTATGCATTCAACAATTGATCAAACTTGCCGTTTAGTTGTGTCATCATAACTTCCATCTGCTGGCCCATTTCTGGAGAGCTCTGTTGAAATTGACTTGCCATTTGTTTTAATTGTGGCTCAAATTGTGCAGCCATCTGTTCCATTTGTGGACGCATCTGTTCTGCCATTTGTTGCATCTGTGGTGCAATTTGTTTTGCCATTGTTTGAGCAGTTGCAATTAAATTGTTAGCACCTTTTGGGATAAGAAACTCAGGTCCACGCTCGCCTACTATACTTGGTCTTAGTGCATCCATCATGCCGCCAAACATATTGTTATCAGTACTAGGATTATTTGGACGAGCTCCGTTACTTGTTTCGTTGTTCGGTATACTGCCAGTTTGGTTAGCTTCTTGACTATTACCTCGATTAGTTGCTGCTTGCACTGCTGCTTGACCAGTTAATACTCCAGCTTCGACGTTAGGAGTGTTATATGCACCTGCTATCCTAGTAGCTTCATCTCTAAAGGTAGTACCAAACTTTGTAATTTCGGCAGTAACTTTTACTCTAGTCGAATCTAAATCTCTAGCAAATTCTCGTAGTTCTTCACCAACTCCTGCTGGTCCTAACAGTGTAGTTATTAATTCTGTTCGTACTGCTCGAGAAGCAGTTGCCATCGTCGATTCAAACGAGCTAACTGCATCTGTTGCAGCATCAGCTGCTCCTGCTACTTTAATGTTACCTTCTGCATCTTTAGTTAATCCTGCTTGTCTTAACTCTTGGTCAGTCATTTGCATCATTCGAAGTCTAGCTTGTGCGCTAGTTAGTGATGTACTAGATTGTGCTTGTACTAACGAAATTTGATCATACATGTCTACGCTTCCGGCAAGGGCATCTTGGATATCTTTTATTATCCCACCATTCCCTCTAAGCATACCTAATTGTATATTACCTTGACTACGCAATGCATCCATTGCTTCGCCTTGTACGACTAATGATTGTGTTCTAAACGCTTCGCCGGCAGCTTTGTCTCCTGCTTCAATACTAAACAATCGCTGACGTAGTCCTGCTAAATTGTCTATATACTCGCTACCATACACTGCTGCTGCATTTGCACTTTCTCCTGTTAGAGATGCTTGCATCATCATATCTTCGTATGCTTTTGCTGCTAACGGTCCGTTTTGTTTTGCCATTTGCAGGCCTTCGTTAAACACTACTTGTTGCTCTTTATTTAGACCAGCAAGGAATGCTTGCACTCGACCATTGCGTCTATCTTCTTCCATTTTCTTTGCAAGTTCTTTTCTACTTTGGTTAGTTAGCGTTGCCATTCTATCCATCGACACTGCAAAGGCCATAGCTGATCTATTTTGACTAGTTCCAGTTCTTACGTTTTCTAAAAACTGCAATCTATTAATTGATGCAAAATTAACTAGAGATTCGTTTATTTCTTCGTTGCTGTAGCCAATTGCTGATAGACCTTTTACATAATTTTCTGAGCTGTTTGCAAAGTCACCACTCATTCGTGCAAACATTGCTGTTGCGCGGCCGCCTGTTCCGCCCATTATTCTTAACTGTTTAGCATTAGCTTCTGCAAACTTGCCTAATTCTGCTACACTGTATCCAGCATCTGATGCTGCAAGTGCTGTGCCCGACAATGAGCCTCTTAAAGAAAATCCTGATCTACTAAGTGATTTGTAGCCAGCATTCATCTCGTCTATAACTGATGCTGCTTTGTTTAATCCATCAGATAGAGCGCCCATTCCTGGAATAGGAAGTGCCTTTGCCATAGTTCCAAGCGCACCAGTGTAGTCTGCGATCTTTGTAGACCCGGATACAAGAGCGCCAGCAAACTGACTAGCGCCAGTAACTGCGCCCGACAGCGCACTAGTCCAACCTTGAATAGCTCTAGTATTTTTACGAATGTCGTCTTGTTGTGCTTGACTGTCTGCTGCGTCTGACATAAATTTTCCTTAATCAGTAATGATATATGCGTACTTTATGTCGCATAAATACTTTTATATATTTATCCTTAGGAGAATTACACGATGAGTTCGGTTTTAACCAAGCACAAAAGACAGCCAAAAATCTTTGTTGATATTCCATCACAATTTAGATTTGTAAAAGAAGGCACTAGTAATAGTACATTCAAAGAAGTACCGATTTACTCAATGTCGGGTGCTGATGAACTTATGATGAAAAATCCAGAAGCATTGTTAAGTGGACTAGCAACTAAGAATCTAATTAAGTCATGTATTCCTAGTATTGTTGAGCCAGGCAATATTTCTATAATAGACATCGAATTTTTGTTAGTAGCAATACGCATAGCATCCTACGGAGAAAAATATAATCAACACAGTTCTTGTCCACATTGTGGTGAGGGAAACAAACACGAAGTAATTTTAGGACACATCTTAGAAAGTCTTAGTGATCGCAAGTATTTAGAAACTGTTAAAATGCACGAGCTAACTTTTAAACTTAATCCGTTAACTTACGATGCATACACTGCTATAGAAAAAGTATCTTTTGAAACTCAGCGTTTGATAGCACAAACTGCTAGCCAAAAAGACCTAACTGTTGAACAACAGCGAGAAATTGAATACACTGCATATAAAAAACTAAATCAAGTAATTGAAGAAAGTATTGCAGGACAAGTTGTTGAAATTATCACACCTGATGGTTCAGAATACGATCCAGCACAAATAAGAGATTTTATTTTAACAAGTGATAGAGAATATTTTGAACTGTTAAAAAAGACAATTGAAAAAAATAACGAAGATCAGCAAATAAAACCGCTAGAGGTCAAGTGCGGTGAGTGCGCTAAAGGTTACACGCAGTTGTTCACAATGGATGATTCAAGTTTTTTCGGAAGCTAATAGGTAATCTCGAAGTCTCTGATATCGAAGCAGTTCTTGAACAGTACGAAGAAACAGAAAAAAGCCTCAAAGACGAAATGTACCGATTGGTATGGTATATGCGAGGCGGTGTCCAGTATCAAGACCTAATGTATTATATCGATGTAGCCGACAAGGCTATCCTTAATAAAATTATCAAAGAAAATTGGGAAAATACCAATAAGGCCGGAATGCCGTTAATTTAAATTACCAAGTACCAGCGCCTACAATGTCTTTAAAACTTTGATTTGCTGCTGCTGGAGTTGGTGCAGCATCTGGTTGTTCTTGTTGATTAAGTCTATCTTGAATTTCCTGCGGCATGTCTTGAACATCGTCTTCACTTACTCCGCCACCAAATTCATCCATACCGTTTAGTATAGTTTCAGCTTGTGATTCCATTTGAGTTTTTAGTGTATCTGCTACAGTTTCGCTAGCTGCACGAGCCGCATCTGACAGTCCTTCAGCAGATTCGAACCCTGCTTTAACTGCTATAGACGCTGCTAAACCTATTACTCCTGGAAGCAATGCTTCAAGTGTCCAAATCCATGCGTCACGCATTTTTTGTTTGCCGTAATCAGTTGTCATAAACCAACTTAGGCCAATCTGTGCAGCAAAAGTTCCTAACCAAACTATCGGAGCGCCAGGTCCAGTTGCAAGACCAAATCCTCTAACTACCCACATAATTGAGTTAATAACTCTTGTCAATATTTTTGTACTTGCCCATATAGTTGTAATAAACACTGCTGCTGATCTTGCTATCGCAGGAAATACTTCTTTAAGGTGTGTCCATATAGCTGCTGAAATTAAACTAGTAACTTCTACTGTGTCAAATTCTTCGCCTGCTGCTTCTGCACGTTCATTTTCTTCTTCAATGACGGCTGTAGCAATCCCGGCCATATCAGCAAACAGATCATTTAATAAGAATATCCATTTAATTTTACCAATGCCAGGTATACGTTGTAAACGTGTTGACCATTTTGCAAAAGCATTATCCATGTTTTCCAACTTGAGAGCTGGATTATTAGCACTTCGCTTAAAATTTCTCCACTTAGCATTTGGCGATTGTAGTCTAGCTGTTCTGGCATTCCAGGTTCTTGCGGCTCTTCTTGCATCATCAGCACTAGTAGCTTTTACTGTTGTGCCATCAGGACGAGTTAACATCTCAGCTGCGTCATCCCAAACAAATCCAGGGAATTCACTAACTCGATATCTTGTTTCGTTTACAATGTCAAATACTTTCATGAGATGTCCTAATAAGCTATTACTTAAATGTATTTATGTTAGAAATGAGCTAAAGCTCATTTTAGTTATCGCTAACGCTCAAACTACATCACTTCGTTTAATTTAAATGATTTAATATATGATATAATTGCATTATTACGAATGTAATAATGTTTAAGTTTCATGTAGATCGTTTCAGTCAGACGGAACCTGTTACGGCCCCGTCGTCTAAAAGAAAAGCTTCATGTGAGTCTTATCCAGCCTAGACATTGGAAGTAGGTGTTTGTTATACTGCTACACAATGGGCTCTGACCTTTCCCAACCTACGTCGACATCGTTGTTTCCAACTACCTCTCGCTTCGTTCCTATTGCTAAAGAGTTTTTATGTGTAATTTGCAGTTTTTCGACTGACAGCAATCAATCTATATCAACCAGTGAGCCCAATTTGTTTGATGGCTTCCTACCTCTGGGTAGTCGATCAATATGTTACGTGTGTCCTTCTCAGGGGACCTTTTCCACAGCGGTATTACAAACTGGCCCGCTAACCTTATGTGCTGTATTGATTATGCCTGTGGTGGATTGTTTTTGAGATGTTCTTTGAGAATAGTTGAACCGCCGACTCGTACATTGATAATACCGTTGTAGTATTGATCTGTTTCAAGTACTCTGCGTTCAAACTGTTCGCGGGCCTCTAAATAACTTGCTATGCCTCTGCTCGGACAAATATGTAATATTTCTCTTGTGAAATTTTCTGCGCCTAACCGTTCAACGTCTGCGTTAAGTCTATCACTGGAACCCCAGTAATCTCTCCAATCACTTTCTTTTGTTGAACGTCTCTTATTCTTTTTGCCTTTGAGCGGTGGTTTAGTTACCTTAAACTTTGCTAGTTTTTTGCCTACGTACATCATGCCATTAGTCTTGTTTGTGATAAGATAAACAAATGCTTCGCAGCCTTCTGGCAGTTCTTCAATTTGTTTTCCTTCATAAGTCCAATGCATAATGTACTTAACATTTGCCTTAATTGCCTTAGTCGGTCTTGGTTTTTCTTGTAGTATTATGCTTAATATGTATTTCTTCAGAACGCTCTTTAGCAAGCTGTCTCATGTCTCGAAGGCATCTCCGTACTTCTCTATGAGTACGTACGGAGTTGCGAGCTTCGAATTTTTCATTTGCCTTGAAGTATTCTAAATACATTTGCGTTAACTTATCGTGTGTGTCGTTGTCGTCCATCTACATTCTCTTTATTCAACAATATCAATATCGTTTTCATAGTTTGTAAATCCGTTTTCTTTTACAACTCTCATAACATGATTAACTCGTCCGATAAGCTCGTCTTTATGTGAAATAAGGAATACATTCTTATCTCGTTCACGTCCCATCTTTTTAAGTACGCTCAACGCACTTTCAACACCGGCTGTGTCCATGCCCGAGTCGATAAGTTCATCAATGAATAATAAGTTAACACCTTGATACAATGATTCCCAAACGTCACGGAATGCAAAGCTCAGGCCTAAGATAAGTCTGTTGCGCTCACCTCTTGACAGGTTATCAAAGTCTAAGTCCTGTCCTAGCTGTGTAATTTCTACGTTCAAATCATTTAAGAATTGAACTTGATGCGGCAGTCCTAGCTTGTCAAGATAATATGTAAGTCTGTTGTTAAGATATGCTAAGTTTTGATCAATAATCTTTTTACGAATAAAACTATCTTTGTTAGTTAGAAGTTTAAGTAAAAATTCTTGATGCTCTTTAAACTCTGTCAGTTCATTAACAGCTGACCAATCAATTGCTTGCATTGCACTATTGTTTAGCTCGTCAATTTGTGTTTGATACGGATCAGTTTCTTGTTGTTTGTTTGACAGTGCTTGCTTCAAACTGTCAACATTTTGTCTATGGTCATATGCTTCTTTGGCACTTTCATAGAACGTTGTAGGCTTGCCATTGATGTCACCAATCTCTTCAAGTGCAAACGCAACTTCTTTTACTTTTCCTGTAATTTCTTCAGCATATGATTTAGCGTCGACAAGTTCTTTGTCTTTGCGAGCTGCAATCTCTGCTTTTTTATCTGCGTGAAGTTCTTGTCCGCATGTATAACATGTTGCATCTTCAAGATCTGCGATGTCTTTTTTGGCTTTTTCAACAGACTTGTCGGCACGTAATAGTGCTGGCTCTAATGTGCTTAATTCTTTTTTAAGAGCCATAATAGCGTTGTTATGTTGCGTCCAGTTAGACAACTTTTCATGCGATTCAAGTTCAACTTCGATATCAAGTTTCTCTAATTCTGTAATACCTTGCAACAATTTTGCACAGTCTTGTTCTTTTTTAGACAGCCAAGCACGTTGTGTACGACCTAAACTATTAATAGTTGATTCAATTTTACTATTAGCAGTTTGTATCGCATCAATTTTAAGAGTTTCGCTCGTGATGGCATCTTTAGTTACACGGATTTGATCTTTAAGATTAGTTGCCTTTTCAGAAAGGATAGTAATACCAAGCAACTGCTCGATAATAGCTCTTTGATCATTAGTACGCATACTAAGGAACGGTTCAGTGTATGTGTTAAGTGCAACAATATGTTTAAACATATCGTGCGACATGTCCAACAACTCGTTAATTGTTTCTTGTGTCTTGCGACTGTCGCCCTGTGACTCGTCGATCATTGCTTGCTCTTCGCCGTTGATGAAGAACTTGAGTACGTTAGGAGAACGTCCGCGTTCAATACGATAATCAACACCGTTCTTTTCAAAGTGCAGTGTAACTAGCATGCCTTTTGAGTTAGTTTTGTTAATTAAATTGTTGCGTTTAATGTTTGTAAGTGCCTGTCCGTACAGCGCATATGACAGAGCATTAATGATAGTAGTTTTACCTGTACCATTACGTGATCCTGTATCGTCACCACCTTGGTCCAAATTCTCGCCTAGTACAAGCGTAAGTTGCTCTTTGTTAAAAGCAACTGCTTGGGTTTGATTGCCCACGCTCATAAAATTCTTTACGGTTAAGTCTTTAATTTTAATCATTTATAGCTCGTTATAGATGTCAAGTAGCATCTTCTTATTAAAGTTTTCAGTGTCTAGTGCAGAAATCTCACCTGCAACAATTTGATCAACACTTTCAAATTGTGCAATGTCTAGTTCAGTTGATATTTCTTCTAACTGCTTCTGCGGAATTAAAGTAATCTCTCTACAGTCATAGCCTGTTAAGAAAGTTTCTTTAATAAAACTTGCTTCTTCGAAGCTGATAGGAAGATCTAATTCAACACGAAGATACATCTTGCTCTTAATAAATGTATCTTGTTCGTCAATTAGTCTGCTTAGTTTAATTGTACGATACTTAGGACAGTTGGGCCAATTAATGTATTCGGGCTCTGCATCGTTTTGTCGATCAAGAATCATCATACCGCGATCATCGTCCCACGCATCTGCATAGTTGTGTGGAAATGCATTGCCGATGTAATGAATTGATCCTTGTACTTGACGCTTATGGAAGTGTCCACTGAATACATATTTTTGATTAGCAAAGTTTTCTGGACGCAGTTCACCGTGATCAGGCATCTTTACAAGTGCGTTCATATAAAAGTTAGGAAGTTCAAAGTGTCCAAACATATATTTTGCTTTGCACTTTTGAATTTTCTTCCACTCATCGCCTACTAGCCACGGAACAAGTGCAACATCGTCCTCTTCATACATCTCGTCTACGATAGTAATCCCTGGAATATGACGTCCGAACATGGTTGATGTTACGTCACGCTTGTCTTTGTAGTACAAGTCATGGTTGCCAACAAACATATAGAACTTGTCAAATGCTTTACCTAGTTTTTCTAAAGACCTAATAGTAGCGTCCATAGTTGTAAGATTTAAGCTATTGCGATTGTGATGCCAGTCTCCGCAGAAGATACCAGTTTCGCAACCGTTAGCTTTTGCCTGTTCAATATACCAATCTACAAATTCTTCACAGTCGTCATTGTGTGTTCGACTGTTGCCTTTTAATCCAAAGTGGATATCTGTAAAAACTGCTGCTTTCTTAAACAAGTCAGACTTCTCCTATAATTTAATACATTAATAATACTACACTTTAGCAGTAAAGTCAACCATTAATCGGGGGCATTGTTGGCGTCTCTTGCCAAACTAGCTTCCCATTCTGCATTACCAGTTCGTGTAAAGCTCGGATTCATGCCATTTGCTTCTAAGATATCATCTCGAATGTTTTGATTACGCTTTTCAATGTTGATAACACGTACAAAACTGTTAGTAACAGCAGCAGTATAGTATGCAAACGGATTATTAGACTTTGATTCGTCAAACTGCAAACCAATCTGTGCTAACTGTAGGATAGCTTGTCCGCGCATCTCATCATTGTAAGTGTATCCACGTACATTACCGCGAGTAGCATACCGATCACACAGCTTCATCCACATAAGAGCTAACTTATTTGTAGCTTTACCGTGTTTATGATTAAAGCAACCATTCTCCATACCGCCTTCCCAGTGTGATTTTCCTACACACACAAGGTTTCCTTCGTCGTCAAACTTGTAATGCTGAAATGGCGGAAAGTTTAACTTTACTTTACGGTCTGCATCTGTTTTTGGATTTTTCTTTCTTCCGGGTTCGTCTGGAATGTGATCAAACGTCATGATACGGAAGATTAATTCTTCCTTTGTAATACTTTTATAGTCTACTTCACATTCAGCTTGCTTGACCTTCTCGCCATTAGCTTTACGTCGGTCATACTCAGCAGTGCTAAGGCGTTTTACTTTGTTGCGCTTTGCTTCTGCGATAGTAAGATGATTAATTTTATCAGTACTTGGCAAAATTATGTCAAACTGATTGTAATCTGGGTCTACATAAGAGCAAAAAGTTGCCTTTGACTTATGTATTTCGGACAGTATGTCCTTGTTGTTAAGATAATTTACTCTTTTCATTGGATCTCCTAGGGTTCAACTACTAGTATAATATACTCTGTTAATAAAGTCAACTAAATAATGTATAGGAGAACGCATTATGTCATTTAGAAAAGTACTCAACACAGTTCAGCAAACAGCTAATACAGTTAGCACAGGATTGCGAACAACTGCGCAGTTAGGACAGGATATACAATCCGGAAACATCGGGCGTGTCCTTAGAACTAGTAGATCTTTGTTAGGATTATTAAATGGATCTGCAAGCGGTGGATCAGCTACTGCAAATTTTCCAAGTTCCGGCGATTGGCGAGTTAGATTATCAATGCCATCAACGTCAGCTTTTTTATCTAGTCCTTTAATAGCACCGCTACGTAAAACAAACGGCTTAGTCTTTCCTTTTACTCCTACAGTTAACATAGTACACAGTGCAAATTACAATGCAATATCACCTACACATAGTATATATCCTATTCAAGCATACCGTAATAGTGCTGTGGAGCAGATTACAGTATCAGGTCAGTTTTTTAATGAAACAGCTGAAGAAGGATTGTATTGGCTAGGAATGTTGCACTATCTAAGAAGTGTAACTAAAATGGCATATGGTTCAGATAATGGTTCAGAGCAAGGATCGCCGCCGCCTGTATTAAGATTTAGCGGATACGGTGATTATGTTTTCAACAATGTTCCGGTTGTAGTTAGTAACTTTACACTAGATTTATCGCCAGACACTGATTATATTTCAATTAGCACCGACGGTGCATCTAGTTCACTAGCAAGTGCAGCAAATATTGCATCTCAAGTATCAGGAGGAGCAATTCCAAGACCAGGAAATGGTAATGTACACGTTCCGGTATCAAGTATGGTTAGTATTACATTAGTACCATCCTATAGTAGAAGAGAACAAGAGAAATTTAGTCTTAGAGGATTCGTCAACGGCGATCTTGTTAAAGGCGGAGGTTACATTTAATGGCATCAGCACAATATTCAAAATCAAGTCCTTGGTCAAATACAAAATTTTCAGGGTCGGGTAATTTAAGCTACTTTGAAATTAGAACAATTCCGTCTGAATCAGATGATATACTCTATGAACTAGAACCACAGTACATATATAGACCAGATTTACTATCGTTTGACATTTACGGTACTCCTAAACTGTGGTGGGTTTTTGCACAGAGAAATATGGACGTATTACAAGATCCTATTTTTGATTTTAAGCCAGGTGTTCGAATATTTTTGCCAAAAAAAGATAACTTACTAAGAGCACTAGGAGTTTAATATGGCAAGACCTACAGTTGATAAATTACTCGAGGGAATAAATCGAGTAGAAAGTGGCGTCCAGAGAATTGAAGAAGCTCAACAAACTTGGAATGAAGCAGTCCAAGTAGTAGACGACATTAAACAACTAGGAAATAATATTGCTTCAGCTTCTAAAGCAATTGTTTCTGATGCAAAATCATTACTCAATGGAGAACTGTTTAAAGGCAGTTCGTTAAATAATTTTTTATCAACTGGAAATGTTTTTTCCGGGGCAAAGCCAAACATATTAAATCAGTTTAGAAGTTTTAATTGTATTTTTGAACTTAGCTGCTTAACACGTGACTCGTATAACAATGCTACATATAGGTTTAATGGCGCTAGGCAAGTTATATTAAGAAGCGGCGGCGGAGCAAACCCTAAAGCAACTACTTCCTGGGAATCAAACGGCAAAGTTGAATACTTTATTGATAACGTTGAAATAGCAGCGCACATGGCAAATACAGCGTTAACAGGAACTACAAATGCACACGGTATATCATTTGAAGTAACTGAACCGCTATCAATGGGTTTATTTTTACAAAGTTTACAAAGTGCAGCACTAGCATGTGGATATTCTAACTACTTAATGGCACCGTTCTTGTTAACTGTTGAGTTTGTAGGACATACAGACCAAGACCAAACAGTGAATATTCCAGATGCAAAAAGATTTATACCTATTAGACTGTACGAAGCCAAGATGCGAGTTAGCGAAGCAGGGACCGTGTATGCTGTCAGAGCATATCCTTACAATGAGCAAGCAACATCAGACCAAGTAAACAAATCGCAAGGTGCAATTACTATATCAGGACCTGAAGAAGGAACTGGATCGGTTCAAGAAATGTTACAAAAAGGTGACAATAGTCTTACCGCAGTAATAAACAAAGCATATGCAGCAAGGGTTAAAGACAACCCATCAACTCCAGTTGAAGAAATATTCATAGTATTTCCAAAAGATAGCGCTGGCGGCGCAGGAATGGGACTAGGTGCAGTTACAGGAGGCTTAGATAAATTATCATCAGCAGCTGAATCTGCAACTACTTTATTAGGAACAATAAACCAAGCAGCATCAGTAACACAAGGTGCAGTTGGAGAAGTATCTAGTGCGTTATCTCAATGGGGAGTCAACGCACCTGCTCTGCAAAATTTACAACAAGACCTAAACAATGCTAATCAAATAGCTAGCCAAGCAATTGATACTATTAATAATCTAGCAGCACTTCCGGGTGAAATTGGCTCAGTACTTTCAAATGCATTTAGTAGAATACCTGGATTACCGTCTCCAAAATCATTAGGAGCCGCTAAAGAACGTGCTTCTGAAGGTGAAGCAGCAGTATCGGCTGCACAAGCAACAGCTGACGGGTTCCAAATTGGCGGCGTCCAAGCATCACGTGAAGGTGAAACTAACAGTTTAGTGCAAGGCGAAGCTAGCTTAAACGACATTGGATCTAGCTTGATGGGATTTGATCAAACTAGTGGAGGAAATGTTCCGCAGGCTCCAGCTGGAATTGCAGAAGCGTGGGATAAAGACAACAATGTATTCAAACGTGGAAACACTACTATTTCAGCAAACAGACGAGAGTTTTCGTTTCCAGCTGGCGTTAAAATTACAAAGATCATTGAAGAAGTTATTTTATCTTCAAAGTATGGACAAGAATTTGCTGAAAGAGTAGACGATCAAGGAATGGTTGATTGGTTTACAATTGATCCGCAAGTATATCTAGTAGGTAAAGCATCTGATACTGCAAAAGGCGGCGAAAGCAAAGTGTATGTTTATAGAGTTATTCCTACTAAAGTACATTCTAGTAAATTTATGGCGCCTACGCAGCAACCTAAAGGATACGGATCCATTGCTCCTAATGTAACTAAGGTATACAATTATATTTACACAGGCAAAAACATAGATATTATAGATTTTAATATTGAGTTTGAAATGGCATTCCATACTGTGCTTCAAGCAGACTTTGGTAACCGAGCAAACGCAAATGCAGGACAAACAACTGTTGAAGATAAAGACGGAAACACAGTTAGCCCAGCCGGCGGCGAAACTCCTGCAGAAGGCGCAAGTGAAATAAAAACTAGTCCGACATATAACGGTGCAGTAGCGCCAGTAGGTGCTGGTCAAGAAACTGCCCCTATAAGAAATGCTAGAATGTTCCATCAAGCAATATTAGATAGCCAAGCAGATATGGTTACGTTGGATATGACAATCTTAGGCGATCCGTATTTTATGTCAGATACTGGCTTTGGAAATTATACTGCTGATCTTGGTCCGACTACTACTGCAACAGCAGATGGCACTATGGATCATCAAAGACATGAAATAGACATTGTAGTAAACTTTAGGACACCGTTGGACTATGGTGGCCAAGGCGGATATATAGAAATGTTAAGTGATTCAGTTCCAGTGTCTCCATTTAGTGGACTTTATATGGTTACCGCAGTTACTAACGAATTTAATCAAGGTGAATTTAAACAACGATTGTCATTAACTCGACGAAGAAATCAATCTGATTTATCGTCGCCGACTGTATCAGCTGGTTCTAGCGGAGGCGGATTAATAACATCTAAAGATCCACGTCCGAATACTGATGTAGTACCGCCAGTAGATGCCACATAAAGGAATAGCAGAATGCCACAAGAGTCTAGAACACCAGCAGCACAATCAGTAGCACCAAAAGATCCGGGACCATATCGAGCAACTGTTGTAAAAACGCTTGATAGTACCTATATGGGCACTATAGTAGTGCAGCTGAAAAAAGAAACAGCATCAGGCGATGCTGTGGGCGAAGGTAGCACTATGTATAATGCAAAATATCTAAGTCCGTTCTACGGAACAACAGGAAAGCGTCATCTTAAGAAAAATAAAGATTATGCTAGTACTCAAAACAGTTACGGATTTTTTATGGTTCCACCAGATCCAGGTACAGAAGTGTTAGTTGTATTTGTAGAAGGAACAACTAAAGAATGTTTTTGGATAGGTTGTATTCAAGATGACTTTATCAATATGCAAGTTCCTGGTGTTGCACCGGCAACAGACACACGCTGGAAAGATGATGAACCGGGCGACATAACAGGGTTTAGATTGCCTTCGGGTGAAATTAATACATTACTAGAAGATAATAAACCTAATAGTGATCCTACTAAAACTAAGCGTCCGTATCACCCGCATCAAGCTGCATTTTTACAAGAGCAAGGATTAATAGAAGACTGGGTTAGAGGAACAACAACTTCGAGTGCAAGACGAGATATGCCTAGTATGGTATTTGGATTTAGTAGCCCTGGACCGTTAGATAAAACTGGACCTAAGGGACCGTATGGAACTAAAGACGATAATATTCAACGTCATACATCTAGACTGGGCGGATCTAGTTTAGTAATGGATGACGGCGATGAAACTCTTGTTAGAAAAACTCCTGCAGGCGAAGGCCCTCCGGAATATGCACCAGATAACAAGACTAATATTCCTCATAATGAATTATTTAGAATTCGCACCAGAACAGGTCATCAGATATTGCTTCACAACTCAGAAGACTTAATCTATATTGGCAATGCTAGAGGCACTAGTTGGATTGAAATGACCAGTAACGGTAAGATTGATATCTATGCACAAGACAGCGTTAGCATCCATACAGAAAATGACTTTAACTTTAAAGCAGGACGAGATGTTAATATTGAAGCAGGAAATGATGTTAATATTAGTGCAGGAAATAATATTTCGAGTCAAGCAGGTGCTAACTGGAGTGTAAGAGCAGAAGGCAATGGATTACTTACAGCACAGGGTACAGTAAACACTTATAGTGCCGGCGACACTATGATTACAGCTGGCGGCACAACAAATATTAATAGCTCAGGACATTACGAAACAGCAGATCCAATTCATATGAATGGACCAGTAGCAGCAACAGCAGCACAAGCAGGATCTGCAAACAAACCCGTGCGTGTTCCGTTACACGAACCGTGGTTCGGTCATGAACATCTAGATCCAGAAGCAGCAACTCCTGATGCAACAGTAGCATCAGTAGGTGAAGGTGAAGAAACTAGCGAAATTGAAGGAACAACTCGAGAAAGCGAAATCGCAAATCTTGACGAAACTAGATTCCCAGAAGAGCCACCAGCGTTCCCAACGATATCAGATACATTTAAGAGGTAAAACAATATGCCATTAGTAGCACGAGGAAACGGAGTAGATGTAGTAAACACAGGACACGCAGTCTGCGTTGTGCCTGCTGATATTGCTACGTTAAGTGGAAGCGACAATGTTTTTGTATGCGAAGAGCCTATTCACAGACTAACTGATACAAACACTCCTCATACACACTGTCCGCCGGTATACAGTACACTTATTAATAATGCTAGTCCAACAGTATTTGCAAATAATTTAGCAGTTGCACGCCTAGCTGACACCTACGATTGTACTGCATATGTAAAAGAAGTTACACAAACCACGGTGTATGCAGACGGTGAATAAAGAGGGCTAAATACGTTATGGCAGATCAGAGAATATATAAAGAGGTTGTTGTAAACACACCAAAGAGACCCCAAGCTCCTATTACTAGTAGGGCTTATAGAGGAGTGTCTAGTGTCGGAAGAACAATTAGTGATGCAGTAGTATACGATCTTGAACTTATTAAGCAAGATCTAGTAAACCATTTGCATATACGTCAGGGTGAAAAATTAGAAAATCCAAACTTTGGAACAATAATCTGGGACCTTTTATTTGAACCGCTCACTGACGAGTTAAAAGAAGCAATTGCTACTAATGTAACAGAAATTATTAATTACGACCCGAGAATACAAGCTGAGAATATTTTTATAGACGAGTACGAATCTGGCATAATAATTGAATGTGAATTAACATACTTACCTTACAATATATCTGAACAGCTGGTGTTAAAGTTTGACGAATCTAACGGCTTACTAGATTAAGTACGCAGATATCTCAATCAAATAAATACATTATACTAAGTTAAGGTAAGAGAAGCACATGTCAACAACCAACAGACAAAACAGATTACTAGTAGCAGAAGATTGGAAACGTATCTATCAAAGCTACCAAAATGCAGATTTTAAAAGTTACGACTTTGACAATCTAAGACGTTCAATGATTAATTATCTCCGTAAAAATTATGCGGAAGATTTTAATGACTATATCGAATCGAGTGAGTATCTTGCACTAATTGACCTTATTGCTTTCTTGGGCCAAAACCTTTCTTTCCGCATCGACCTTAACGCAAGAGATAACTTTTTAGAACTAGCAGATCGTAGAGAATCAGTTCTCCGAATTGCTAGAATGCTTTCTTACAATCCTAAAAGAAATAAAGCATCAAATGGTCTGTTGAGGTTGTCAACAGTGCAAACAACAGAAAACATCTTTGATAACAACGGTACTAATTTAAGTAATGTTACTATTGAATGGAACGACAGTTCTAATCCAGACTGGAACGAACAGTTTACTAAAGTCTTAAATGCTGGATTTACAAAGCGTAATCCAATCGGTACACCTATTCAACAAGGCACAGTGGGTAATGTTAAAACTAGCACTTACAAAGTAAATGCAAACAATAGAAAAGTTCCTATCTTTACTTTTAATAAAAATGTTGATGGTAGAAATTTAAACTTTGAAGTTACAAGTTGTAAACTAGAAGAAGGTTCGATTGTAGAAGAAAATCCGTTACCAGGCAACAACATGAGTGTACTTTATAGAGATGACGGCTCAGGACCAGGCAGTGCAAACACTGGATACTTTGTTCACTTCCGTCAAGGCTCTTTACAAAATGCAGACTTTGCAGTAGAGAATCCTAGCAATAACCAAGTTGTTGCTCTTGATGTAGAAAATATCAACCATGATGACTTGTGGCTGTATCAATTAGATTCAAATGGCAGTGAGCAAAACTTATGGTCAAAAGTTGACGCAGTTGAAGGTAACAATGTTGTTTACAATTCACTAAGCAAAAACCTAAGAAACATTTACTTTCCGCAAACACGTTTGGGAGACAGAGTAAATCTTGTGTTTAGTGATGGCGTATTTGGAAATTTACCAAAAGGTAACTTCCGTGCGTATTACAGAGTTTCGCAAAACTCTGCATACAGTATTACACCAAAGAATATTAGAAATGTTTCTATTAGCATTCCGTATGTTAGTTCTTCAGGAAAGATTGAAACATTAAGTTTAAATCTACAGCTTACAACTACAGTGTCTAATGCAGCTACGTCTGAATCAAATGCAGATATCAAAGTAAATGCTCCTGCACTTTATTATACACAGAACAGAATGATCACTGGGGAAGACTATAATATTGCTCCTCTAGCTGTAAGTCAAGATATTGTTAAAGTGAAATCAGTTAACCGTGTTTCAAGTGGATTTAGTAGATACTTTGATCTTAAAGATGCAACGGGAAAATATTCTAATACTAACATTTACGGCAACGATGGCATCATTTATAGAGATGAGTTTTTAGAAAAAACAGAATTTAGCTTTACTAACAAAACCGAAGTTGAAGATATAATCTACAATACTATTACTCCTATTATTAGAAGTAAAAAATTGAGAAACTACTTTTACAAAAACTTTCCACAAACAGACATGATCTCGTACAACACAGAGTTTGTACAAGTTACTAATGAAACAAATATGTCAACCGGATACTTTATTAATACTAACGATAATAGTTTGTATAAGGTAGGTCCGGCATATACCGGCGGTAACTTTAAATTTATCCAACCAGGCGCAATGTGTAAATTTGTTTCACCTGAAGGTTACTACTTTGATAGTAATAATAATTACGACCTTGTACAAGGTGATCCAGCAAATGTGTTTGGAGCAACAACATACAAGTGGACAAAAATTATTAATGTACAAGGCGATGGTACATCAAACGGCACTGGGATTATTAACAGCCAGGGTGCTATACAAGTTAACGATACGATTCCAACTGGTGCGATACTTCAAAAGATTATTACAAAGTTATCTCAAGGCCTAATAACTGATGTTGCTAATAAAGCAATTGATCTTATTTTTGCTTATAGAACTTTTGGTTTAAGATATGACGTAACAACTGCTACTTGGAAAATCATAACAAGTGACAATTTAAATTCGGCAGATCCATTTAGTTTAGGTAAAGCAGGAGATTCGTCCAATCAAAATCTTGATTCAAGTTGGTTAATACTATTTGAAACAAGTGGAACAAAGTACACTGTTACCTATAGAAATCTCCGTTATATATTCGAAAGCGAAGAAGAAACTAGATTCTTCTTTGATAGTAGTGATAAAGTTTACGATAGTAAAACAGGTAAAGTTATTAAAGACAAAATTAGTGTGCTAAACATTAATACATTGCCAGAAGCAACAATGCCGTTTACTATTAATCATGACTTGGAAATAGTTGCAGAATACAAAGAACCTACAGGATATGTTGATACTAAAAAGATCGAAGTAACATTCTTTGACAGCGACGACGATGGGGTAGTTGACGATCCAGACGTATTTGTACAATTAGTTAAACCTGCAACAAATCCGTTAAACAAATTTGTTATACAAAAACGCCGCAGTAATATCGACAAAGTTGAAGAGTGGAGTTTTATTGATCCAACAGCTGAAGGTATAATAATTCTTTCTAACGAATTAGAAATGCAAACGGTTACAAGTTATACTAATAATCAACTGTTTTACTTTACACAAACTAATGTTTTTAAAACACTTAATACAATAAATGCACGTATGACTATTACTAATAATTATAGAGCATTTGTTGGCCGCAAAGGTCTTAAATTCCATTATGTGCATGTTGCAGACTATAACCAACGTATTGATCCGAGTGCAAGTAATATTATTGATTGCTACTTATTAACAAGAAATTACGATGTTGAATTTACTCGTTGGTTAAAGGGTTTAAGTGAAACTAAGCCGCTTCCACCAAGTTCTAATCAAATGCAGTTTGATTACGGAAAACAGTTGAACAACATTAAATCTATAAGTGACGAAATAGTTTATCATCCGGTAAATTACAAAGTGCTATTTGGCAGCAAAGCAGAATCAGCATTACAAGCAAGTATTAAGGTTGTTAAAAATGAAGAATCAGTAGTAAGCGACAACGATATTAAAACTAGAATTGTTGTTGCTATCGATGAGTTTTTTGACTTACAGAACTGGGACTTTGGCGATATATTTTATTGGAGCGAACTAAGTGCATACATTACATACAACCTTGCACCTGACATTGTAAGTGTTGTTATTGTACCATTGGATGCAGCAGGAGTGTTCGGTAACTTATTCCAAGTTAACAGTGAAAACAATGAAATATTTAAAAGCGGAGCAACTGTTGATACTATCGAGATTATAGACGAAATTACAGCAGAAAAAATAAAAGCAAGTAGTAAGATTACATATGCAGCATCAGGTGCAACTAATATTACATCAGCAGCATTTAACGGAGATAGCTAAGAATGGCAAAAGATCAAGAAGAAATTAATCTTCCAGGCGAAAACAACGAACAAAGAAAAACATCGTTAGATCTGTTACCTAAATATTTTAGGTCTACTACTAATAAAAAGTTTTTGTCCGCTACATTAGACCCGTTAATTCAAGACGGTGTTATTGAAAAAATAAATGGATATCTAGGTAGAAAAACATCTAAGGCGTTTTCCACCGATGATAACTATATTCCAGATATATCTGACGATCGTCAAAATTATCAATTAGAGCCTGCATTAATTGTTAAAGACAACAATGATAATGTAGTATACTACAAAGACTATAATGATTATATTAACCAATTACGTGCTTTCGGCGCTAACACAACTAATCATAACAGACTAAATTCTCAAGAATATTATTCTTGGGATCCTCGAGTTGATTGGGACAAGTTAGTAAACTATAGAGAGTATTACTGGGTAAGCCAGGGCCCTGTTGCTATAAGTATTGCAGGCCAAGAAAAAGGTGTTACAAGTACATACACTGTTAAGATTGTTAACGACGGCGACAGTAATGCGTTTGTATTCAATCCTGACGGACTTACTAGAAATCCTACTATTAAACTTTATAGAGGTCTAACATATAAATTTGAAGTAAATCAAAAAAATAATCCTTTTTGGATTAAAACAAAAAAGACAAAAACAGGATTCGAATATAACGAAAAAATTGATAACAATGGTACTGAAGTAGGTACAGTTACAATTACTATTGATCAAAACACTCCTGATATTTTACATTATGTAAACACAAATGATTTAGATTCGTCTGGACTTATTCAAGTACTGTCAATTGATCAAAATACTGAAATTGATATTGATAAAGAGTTAGTTGGCAAAAAAGAATACCAGCTAAAGACTGGACATCAGTTAAGTAACGGAATGAAAGTAAACTTCTTAGGCGATGTTACTCCTGAAAAGTATTCTAAAGGTAACTGGTATGTTGAAGGTGTTGGTAAAGAAATTATTCTAATAAGTGAACAAGAATTAGAAACTTTATATCCCGGCCAAGCATTAGAAGAATTGCAGTTTGATGATATTGGATTCGACGTTAATCCGTTTGATCAAAACTCAGAAAAAGATAAAGACTATATTACAATTAACCGCGCAGCATACGACGGCAACCATTGGAGCCGTGCAAACAGATGGATACATAAATCTGTTATTGAAACTAGTTATGAAATTTCTGGCACCACTCCGATATTAGATCAATCAGCAAGAGCAAGTAGACCGATTATCGAATTTATTCCAGGAATTCAGTTGTTTAATAATGGCTGGAACCGTGTTGGAGATATTGATCTAGTTGACACAGTGACAACAGATATTATGTCGGAGATTGAAGGAACAACAGGATATTACGTTGATAACATTAATCTTATTGAAGGCATGCGAGTTATTTTTACTGCTGATAACGATTTACTAATTCGTGATAAAGTGTTTACTGTGAATTTTGTTAGATTTAATAATGAACGAATCATAACATTAATTCCAGATGTACAGAACAATGTAGTAGGCGACACATTAGTAGTTAAATCCGGAAAATTAAATCAAGGTAAGCAGTTCTGGTTTGACGGAACAAAATGGACTGAAGCACAGCAGAAAACAGAACCTAACCAGTTTCCGTTATTTGATCTATTTGATGCTGACGGTGAATCACTGAGTGACACTACAAAGTATGGTTCAACTAGCTTCAAAGGGAACTATGTGTTCTCTTATCAAACCGGCAACGGAGCTCCAGATACAGTTTTAGGATTTCCTATTAAGTATTTGAGTATTAGTAATATTGGTGATATTTTGTTTAGCTCTAATATTCTAACAGACACATATGACTATATTAAAAATGAGAAAAAGTATTCGATCATTGCAAAAGACAGCTATATTAAAGTTTACAATAGACTTGGCAACTTTGGATATCACAGTGCGTGGGAACGTGCGGCGTCTCATAGTGTTCAGCAAGTCATTAGACACTATATTGCTGACTTAAATAGAAACGATTTTGAGATTGATGTATACAATGATGCTGCACTATTAACTGATTTAGATGTTAAAGTATTTGTAAACAACAAAATTACTAATCATTTTACATTAGTAACACAGAACAATAGATTATATGTTCATTTTGCAAATGACTTGAACGAAAATTCAAGCGTTATTATTAAAACACATAGTCTTGCAAACAAAAATGAAAATGGGTATTACGAGTTTCCATTGAACTTGCAAAACAATCCTAATAACGAAGATCCTACACAAATTACGCTAGGCGAAATTACTGATCACGTTGAGACTATATTTAATGCAGCACCAGCAGTTGAAGGAACATTCCCAGGAATTTCTAATATTAGAGACCTAGGAACAGTTAGTGCTTACGGCAGCCGCTTTGTTAAGCATTCTGGACCGATTAACATAGCGATGTATCACTTGACTAACAAGGATACAAACATTATTAAATCTCTTGATTATGCTGCAAAAAGTTATGACAAGTTTCAAAAGACATTCTTAGATAAAATTTCTACAGACGAAATTTTAGGAACGCCTAATATAGATGTTGATACTATTTTAGAAAGTATCACAGCAGAAAACAAAGAGACTGATAGCTTCTATAATAGTGGCATGGTTCCTTTTAGAGCATTTAACGAAATTAGACATACTGTAATTGACCCAACGTTTGAACTTTACGGTATTACAGAAATTTTTGAACCATACAAGCATCAAGACAAAGCGATATTAGTTTATCTAAACGATACACAACTGTTACTAGGATCAGAGTACGAGTTCATTAATGATAATTTTGTTAAAATTAATGTAGCAAAAGAAGTCGACGATGTTATTGTTATTCGAGAGTATAGCACACTAGTAGGTAACTATATTGCTCCTACTCCTGCTAGATTAGGATTGTTGCCTAAGTATGAGCCTAAAAAATATTTAGACACTACTTTACAAACTCCGCAGAATGTAATTCAAGGACACGACGGAAGTGTAATACTGGCATTTAATGATTACAGAGATGACTTAATCATTGAACTAGAACGTAGAATATATAACAATATTAAAATTGAATATACTAACGACCTTGTTGATTTTTATTCCTTTAAGCCAGGCGCTAATAGAACAGGCGAATATAGTCTAAAAGAAATAGATAACATTTTAAGACCTTTGTTTTTAAAATGGCATAAAAATCTTAATGTGTCTTACACTGATAATGTTTGGTTCGAGACTGGTAATCAGTTTACCTATAACTATAAGACTGGTTCGTATAAAGATAAACAGCTTCCAGGATTTTGGAGAGGCATATACAACTATTGGTACGATACTGACAGACCTCATTTAACGCCTTGGGAGATGCTAGGCTTCAGCATCATGCCAAGTTGGTGGGAAGATGAATACGGCCCGGCTCCGTACACTAGTGAAAACTTACTAATGTGGAGAGACTTAGAAGTAGGCCGTATTAAAGAACCTGGTAATAATAGAATTAACAATGACTTTAGTCGTCCTGGCTTATTGGATATCATTCCAGTAGATGCAAACGGAAGACTTAGAGATCCTATTGAAGCAAATATTGCACAAAATTACGAATCAGCTGAGTTCGGTGCAGAATATGCGTTTGGCGATCAATCACCAGTTGAAAACGCTTGGAGACGATCAAGTAGTTATCGCTTCTCACTGCTGTGCGCTTGGTTCTTAACTAAGCCTGCACAAATATTTGGAGTATATTTAGATCGCGCTCATACTTCCCGTGACGTCAGTGGCATTATTAAATATGCGGGAGAATATCCAACACTTTCGGGTCTTGCAGATAAAGTGTCTAATACTGCACTTGCAAGCGGTTTGATTTCTTATGTTAACAATTGGCTATATCAAACAGGCGAGTCGTTTGTTACTGATTATTCTTTTAATTTAAAAAATGCAAATAACCAGCTAGGTGCAAAACTTGCAGGATATACAGAAAAGTCTAAATTTAGATTAATACTAGATAGTCGTACTCCTTTGAATGAAGGAAATGTTTTCATTCCAGAAGAAAACTATCAAATTGTGTTAAACACAAGTAGCCCTGTGGACGTATTATCGTACAGTGGCGTTATAGTTGAAAAAAGAACCAACGGATTCTTAATAAAGGGATATGATCAAAAGTTTCCATACTTCCAACATCGTAGAATAATAACTTCTCAAAACGACAGCCAAATAACAATAGGCGCAGTTAGCGAGTCATTTATTTCTTGGGATAGTGAAAAAACTTATATCCAAGGTAAAATTGTTGAGTATAACGGAATCTATTACAGATGTCGTGAAGATCACTTTAGTAGTGATACTTTTGATTCTGATAAATTTGTTAAATTACCTTCCTTACCGTCAGTCGGCGGCAACAGCTATTTTTATAGAAGCAACTTCGATACCAGTGCATATTACACATTAGATTACGGTACAATATTACCTACTGTACAAGCTGTTGTTGACTTTATGTATGGATACGGTGCTTACCTAGCTGAAGCTGGTTTTGTATTTGACAACTATGATAACGAAAATTCTATACTACAAGACTGGGACACTTCGGTTAAAGAGTTTGTATACTGGACAACACAGAATTGGTCAGAAGGCACTGTTATTGCACTTAGCCCGGGTGCAAAAACATTTACAATCAATGTTGACTATACTAATGTTGATAGTTTACTAAATGACTTTTATGACTATGAAATATACAATAGTGCAGGAACTCGTATATCGATAAACGATCTAGATGTTACTAGAGCAAATAATAAATTCACACTAGAAACTTTAGGCGATGACGGCATTTATTTTGCTAGACTACACTTAGTACAAACAGAACATGTACTTTTAATAGACAATACAACAGTGTTTGCTGATACGTTGTACGACAAACCGGCAGGTTACAGACAAGATCGTGTAAAGGTATTGGGATACAAAACTGTTTTATGGGATGGTGGATTAACTACTCCGGGATTTATCTTTGATGAAGTTACTGTTAAATCTTGGACACCGTTTACACAGTTCCAAATTGGTGACGTAGTAAAACATAAAGAGTTTTATTATAGTGCAGAAGATAAAATAGTTTCTGGAGAAGTATTTAACGAAGAAAATTGGAAACGCCTATCTGGAATTCAACAAAGTACTTTAATTCCAAACTTTGATTACAGAGCCGAACAGTTTACAGATTTCTTTGATCTAGACACAGACAACTTTGACACAGAGCAGCAGCGGTTAGCACAGCATACCATTGGTTACCAAAAACGCAGATACCTAGAAAACATTATTAATGACGATGTGAGTCAGTATAAGTTTTATCAAGGTATGATTCTTGACAAAGGTACAAAAAATGTACTAAACAAAATGTTTGACAAGCTCGGCGCAGCTGATAAAGAAAGTCTTAACTTTTATGAAGAGTGGGCTATCAGATCAGGCGATTATGGCGCAGTAGATAGCTTTGTTGAAGTTGAATATAAAATTGATGAAGAATTTGTTAGACTTGAACCACAGCCGTTTGAGCTAGTATCGGTTATTGATTCTAATACAACTGACTTGGTTTATAGATATACTCCGGATCAAGCGTATGTAACATATGACGGTTACAATCATGCTCCGTTCAAAGCTACTACTAAAATACCTTCTTTTATTAGAACAGCAGGCAACGTAGATGAAAATGATGTTGATTTTAGTGTAAAATACGTAGATGACATTGCAGCATTAAATATTGATGATTTTAATGTAGGCTCAACTGTTTGGGTAAGTTTCTATAATGCTTCTTGGACCGTACTAAGAATGCAAGATGCAAAAATAAATGTGTTGTCGGCAAAAAGAGGCAGCGGCACAGACATTATTTTAAGAACTAACGAATTGCTTGTTGCAGAAGTTGGAGATGTAATTGGCGTTAAGAACGTTTCCCCAGATGTTGATAAATTCTATAAAATTAAATCAATTAACAGTTATGATGTTACAGTTGAAAGTGATAAGAAACTAGACGACGATGTTACAGTTGAAGATAGCAGTCAAGGAATTCTTTACAATTTTGTTCATGCTAGAATTTCAGATACTAACGAAATAAATGTTATTACTCCTATCGACGGCTTTTCACAAGGCGAGCTTGTCTGGGTTGATGGAATAAACAACAACTGGAAAGTATTAGAAAAAAATAAAGTTTATCAGAAAAATATAATTTCAAATACTTTTGATACAACTGGCACATACGGCACAAGTGTGGCAGTTGACAGATATAATAGAGATTTTGTAGTAGGTGATCCTGCATATTCGACTACAAGTATAGAACAGCGTGATCAAGATACTGATGTATTGCAAAAGGTTATTACAACCTCAGATGCAGCAGTATATGTATATGCTAGAGCAAATGATTTAACTGAACATAGGTTAATACAAACCATTGAGCTTCCTACATCGCTAACCAAAACAGAGTTTAGTCCAGCTTATGGTGTAAGTGAAACATCACCATTATACGGCGGCTTTGGACAAGTGCTTTCACTGTCTCCGGATACAAAGTTTTTAGCAGTTGGTGTACCAAATGCCAGCGATGTTCCTACATATTTTACAGGCGAATGGAATGCCGGCGCAAATTATGTTCAAGAAGATGTTGTTGTTTACCAAGATAAATTCTACAAAGCAATTGTTAACGGTTTAAATGCTACACCGCCGAACTTAGTAAGCGATTGGGTTGAATTAGGTTACAACGAAGTTGAAGGAAAATCAACAGCTACATCAGGTATTACAAATCAAGGCTGGGTGTCGGTATATGTAAGAACCGGCAGCGGCAACTTTAACTTATTGTTTATTATGCAGTCTCCTGAACCACAGCCGGGTCAGCGTTTTGGCGAAAACATTACTATTAAAGAAGTAGGAAAGTTAGACTACAGAATGTTTGTGTCGGCACCTGGACATGACGGTATTGGTAAAGTTTATGTGTTTGACTGGAATCTAAGCACAGGCGGCAAATGGCAATGGGCTCCTACTAAGTCTTTACCCCTTGCTGCTACTGGAAGTAACACTGTTGAAGTAATTAACGCTTCAATGGACTTTGGTGTCGATGTTGAATTATCAGACAACGGCAACATACTCACAGTTAATGCGCCTTTTGCAAACAGTGCAATTGTTGAAAACTTTAAAGGCGAATATATTAATACTGCAACTTATGCTATCAATGAAGCAGTTAAGTATAATGGGCTATATTGGAAAAAATTAACAACAGCAAGTGCTGGTACTGCTCCAGCAGCTCCTAACTGGGAAGAAATTGCAGTAGATACTACTGGTGTTTACGGAAAGGTATTTGTTTATACTTACGAAAATGATGTATACAATCTTGTACAAACGATATCTTCAAGCACACTTGGCGATAACGATGCATCCGGAGACGTGTTTGGACACAGTATTAGTTTAACTGAAGATGCACAAACACTAGTAATTGGCTCGCCAAAATATGACAGCGTTGACAAACTTGATACTGGTAAAGTTTTTGTTCTAAATAATCAAGAAGCTGTGTCAAGTAATGCTGCTAATTTTGTTATTGAGCAAACGATTGAAGTTAGATCTTCTGCAAATCAAGAATTTGGAAACAAAGTAAGTATTTCAGATAATAATCTAGTTATAGGTTCACGTCGTGGAGATCAAGTTGAACGAACTCCACTATCGGATAATACAACTTTTGACTCTAATGCAACCCACTTATCAAACATATTTAAAGATACAGGAAAAATAGATGTATACTACAGATATGACGGCAAGTTTACCTACGAAGATTCAATTGTACTAGCTGACAGAGATGTTATTAATCTAGGAACAAATGTTCTTGCAAATAAAAATCATGTAATTGCAGGTGTGCCTAACTACAACAACAGAAACGGCGCAATAATCGACTTTTATAGAACAAGTAATGTTACTAGCTGGAATACTCGTAGACAGGCAGTTGCTCCGGCTGATGTATCAAAAATTAAAAGTGCGTTCTTGTACAATACTAGAACAAATGTGTTAGTAAAAGAACTAGACATTATTGATCCTTTACAAGGAAAAATTGCAGGACCTGCTGATCAAGAAATAAAATATAAAACATTCTGGGATCCAGCAGTTTATACTGTTGGTGACGATAGTGTAAACATTGATGAAGTTGGAGCCTGGGACGCAACTAATGTAGGCGATGTATGGTGGGACTTAACAACTTCACGCTTTGTAAACTATCATCAAAACTCAGCATTATATAGAGCTAACAATTGGAGTAAATTAAACCAATATGGCAGTATTGATGTGTACGAATGGGTAAGTTCAAAGTACAAACCAAGTGTATACGATGAGCTATCTGCATCAGACGAAGGCCCTGCACTAGGTATTACCGGAACATCAAAATACGGAGATACTTCTTATGTAATTGCTAAAGAGTACGATCCGATAGCAAAAATATTTACAAACAAATATATGTTCTGGGTTAAAAATAAAACAACTGTGCCTCAGAAAGACGGAAGAGCAATCGATGTTGCGTCTATTGCTAATCTAATTAAAGATCCGAGCGGACAGGGATATAGCTACATAGCAATAACCAGTAATAATAGTTTTGTACTATATAATGCCAAACAATATCTAAATGATGCAGACATTGCAGTTAATATTAGATTCTGGACAACAGACAAAACTGATACTAACATACATAGACAATACCAAATTATCTCTGAAGGTTTAGATATTAGTATACCTAATGACCTATTAATTAAAAAGTGGTATGATAGTTTAGTTGGATTTACAACTGATGGTTATCCAGTGCCAAATCCAAATCTAGGAGAAAAGCAACGCTACGGTATTTTAAATAAGCCAAGACAGGGCATGTTTAAAAATAGAATCGAAGCAATGAAACAAGCAATTGAATACATTAACTATGTATTCTCTAAAAACATACTTGTTGACGACTTCGACATATCACCGTTCTTTGAGAAAGAATTAGTACCAACAGCAGAATCAAAACTGTTTGACATAGAAATATCCGATGACTTAGAGTTAAACTTTATTGCTACTGGTAAACTTACTACTGCTGATATTAGTTTAAGAATTGAAAACGGCAACATAACAGATGTTGTTATTGACAATCCTGGTAGAGGATATTTACAAGCACCGGACATCACGGTAGTAGGCCAAGGTAAAGATGCAGTATTAGAAGCAACTATTGATGCATTTGGTAGAATAGACAGCGTCTCTATTGTTAACCCAGGTACTGGATATATAGACGATACTTATGCAGTAGTTAGACAATATACAGTTCTAAGTACAAACGTTAATAATACTAACAAGTGGGGACTATATGTTTACGATACTAGAAACAAGAACTGGCAGCTAACTAGAATACAATCGTATGATGTGTCAAGTTACTGGACTTACAGAGATTGGTATTCATCTGGCGTAACTGCAAATACACCGATTGATTTCTTAATTGACGGGTCATACCAATTATTAAATATTTCGCCGCGCCCTGGACAAATAGTAAAAATTACCAATGTCGGCAGTAGCGGAACTTGGTTACTATTAAAGAGAAATAATGAAACTAATGAAAGTGATATCAACTTAAACTATACTGTAGTTGGAAGAGAAAAGGCAACTATAGAATTAAGTTCAGCATTATATGATTTTGATCAAAACGTATTAGGATATGACGGTATTAGTTATGAAGAAGTAAACTACGATAGTATTCCGACTCAAGAAGCAAGAATCATTCTTGATGCTATCCGTAATAATATCTTTATTGATAACTTACAAGTAGAATTTAACAACTTATTCTTTAACAGTGTTCGCTATGTGTTAACTGAACAGACACCAGTTGACTGGATCTTTAAAACAAGTTTTGTAAAGGCAAAACACAATGTAGGAGAACTAGAACAGAGAATTACATATAAAAATGATAGTTTAACTTCTTATCAAGATTACATCAACGAAGTAAAACCATATAGAACTAAAGTAAGGGAATTTGTAAGTAGCTATAACAAAACTGAAGTAGTTAGCACACTAACCACTGACTTTGATTTAAAATCAACAAATAACATTAAAGTGTTTAATAACGATCTAGTATTAGATGGAAATACATCGTTGGATATATATCCAGATCAGAGTTGGAAAGATAACCACACATACGGTGTAAGTGATATACAAATACAAAATGCCGGTATAGGTTATCAAACAGCACCTGAGTTAACAATCAGCGGTGGCGGCGGCCGCGGCGCAACAGCTAAAGCATATATCGGTAGTGGCGGAAAAATCACTAATGTTGTGGTAACTAATTCAGGAACTGGGTATTACTCAAGACCTGATGTAATTATTAACGGCTCAGTTGATGATACAGGCGAAACTGCTACACTTATTGCTATCATTGATAATAATACAATTCGTAAAAACGACATAACAATTAAATTTGATAGGACACTAGGTCAATCAGAAGTACTAAATTTAGATGTTACAGAAACATTTTTAGGCACAGGCGTGCAAACAACATTTGCGCTAAAGTGGCCAGCTGATTTAAGAAAAGGTTTAACTACTGTTAAAATTAATGGCGAGGAATTGCTAGACAGCGAATATAGTTTAGGAAATGCTACTACTAAAGTCGACGGACTAACTAAGTTGTTCGGACATTTAGAAATATTAATAGCAGCAGAAGCAACCGAAACTTTAACTATTGAATACAAAAAAGACATTTCGTTCTTAAGGGCCTATGATAGAATTAACTATTATTACAACCCAACTGTTGGACAACTTGCAAAAGACCCGGCTGCGTTAATGACAGGCGTAGACTATGGCGGTGTAAGCGTAACAGGTTTTGGATTTGAACCTTCAGGCGGTTGGGGCACAGACGGAACAAGTTGGGACAACGTAACTTGGGAAGGTAGTGACGAAACATTTACAGATATCACACTTTACAATGATGCTACTGAGCTAACTTATACATTTGCAACTGCACCTGCGGTTGATGACATATGGAACGTTTATGTAAACGGAGTTCGTATTGATGATACTAACTGGAATGTAGGAACAGGCATAACGAATACAAATGCAGTAATGCAAACTATTGCAGGTGACGGAGAAACAACAGACTTTACTATTCCGTTACAGAATTTGTCAAGTGTTATATTAGGTGATGCAGGACAAGAACAAGTTATCTTAAGAAAATCAACAAGTGATGGCAGCTTCATCCCAGTAGGCGTTGATATTGATAGTATTGTTAACGGCGGCGATCTAGGATATGCTCAAGCTACTGGGTATAATCCAGAAGATATCACAATGGATGGCGACGGATTTGTTACACCAACTACAAGCGGCGGCTTAGAAGAGCAAGTTCCGGGGCACGTTTCGGAATCTATTGACATGTTTGTTTATAGCTTGTCACGTAGTGGCGGCCCACAGATTAACAGCATTAGTTACGTAGCAGATGGAAGCACTAAGAGTTTTGCTTATATTGCAGATCCGCAAAGTAAAGATGCGCTAATAATAAAAGTTAATAATAAGATCCTGCGTCCAAACCAGTATCAGTATACTCCAAACTTTGCAGCGTACACTGACTTCTTAACAGCATACGAAAGTAACAAGGCTATTAAAGAAGAACAGCTTACTATAGTTTCGTCTAGAATTGACGAACTACAGGTATTAATTGCTCCATTAGAAACACAATTAGATGACATTGCAGTTGAAATAATCAATCAGCAGTCGTTACTAGATGCAATTGAAAATAGTATACTCTTTACACAGTCTCAAATTGCTTCATTAGAGTCACAGGTTGCATCGCTTAGTCCTCAGAGTCCTACTTACGAAAGTCAGCTAGCTAGTTTACTAAGCCAGATTAGTGTTCTGCAAGGTCAGTTGTCGGGTTACAATAGTCAGTTTAGTCAAGAAACAGTAGACCTTGCTGCACTAGTAGAAACTGAATCACAACTATCTATAGCTATTAGTGATTATACAACAGAACTATCTACTTTGCAACCACAAAAAACATTGCTAACTAGTGAAGTAGCAGAGTTAGATGTTAATATACAGTCGTTAAATGATTACCTGATTAATCCAGGTAAAACTATAATATTGAATACAGTACCAAGCGTAAACGATGTTGTTACTATTATGACATTTGGTACAAACGGCAATGATATTATTTTAATTGACGGATTTACTGGCGACGGAAGTACAAGCGAATTTATTACTCCATTGAAATATACTAAAGACCTAAGAGTATTTGCAACAGTTAATGGCAAACGAGTTAAGCCAAGATTGCTTGTAACAGATGATTCTTACCAAGAATCTAACAGACTAGGTCTAGATTTTGATCCAACTCCGCCAACTAACGCTGACATCAAATACACAGTATATAACGACGAGTCTCCAGATTATAGTTACATACAAAAGCAGCTAGAAACAGCTGACGGTAGTACAACACAGTTTGATCTTGATGACACTCCGTATGGTGCTTCTCCAAGTGCTAACTTCTTAGTAGTATTTGCTGATGACAAAATGTTAAATGGCGGATACACACAGGTGTTTACAGCTAACGGCGCAGACGACTTTCAAGTTGACCTAAGTGACTTTGAATATGGCGAGTTTAGTTCAGGACACACAGAAGTTTATGTAGACGGTATAATTAAAGAACTAGGGGTTGATTACCAAATTGATTTTGGATCTAACACAATTGCTTTCATTGCTGGTAAACTTAAATTAGGTCAAGAGATAAAAGTATTCATCATGACAAATGCACAATACTATGTGATGAACGGAAAGTTAGTAACTCCTACTGCATTACCGAGCGGCACAAACTTGATGATTATGAGTTTTTACAACACTGATGTGTTTGACACTCAGCATAAATCTAAGAGCGTACTAAGTAGACGTACATTAACTCCTGCAAGCAAATGGTACCGTAGTAGTGTTGCAGGCAATGCCGGAATTATTCTTCTAAGCACACCAGTTTCAAATGCAAACTACGTACTAGTTGCAATCAACGGTTCTTTGTTAACTCCTCACAGAGATTACACACTAATCGAAGGCGGCACCGCAGTACAAGTTGATATTGCTCGTAATATTAACAGCACTGATACATTTAGTATTGTTATATTTGATTATGATCCAGTTGAAAAGAGTTTTGCATTTAGACAGTTTACTGATAACTTGAATAGAACTCATTACAAAGCAGTTAATACTGAAAAGTCAACAAAGTTAACTACATTACTAAATTGGTATGACAGCAGTATTGAGGTAGATGATGCTAGTGTATTAGACGATCCAATTGTAAGACAAAACGTTCCAGGAATTATATTCGTTGGATCAGAACGTATTGAGTACATGAAGAAAGAAGGAAATATACTATCACAACTAAGAAGAGGAACGTATGGCACTGCTACTAAAGAAATTTATCATGCTGCGACAGAAGTTCTAAATCAAGGTAAGAGTTTAACAATTGATTATCTTGACACAGAGCTTACTGAAGTATTTTACGGTGACGGAATAACACAAGAATATTCGCTTCCATACACTCCGAAGTTAAATACAGCTACAGTAAGAGCAAACAACGGTTGGAACAGAAATAACGAATTTGACCCAACTGCAACATCAATTCCTGAGACATATGGACAAGCAGATGATATTGAAGTTTTTGTAGAGGGTAAGAGAATGAACAAAGCGCCATGCACATTATATAACCCAGACAAAGACCAGCTAAGTCCGTTAGGTGACAGCGGGTTACCTGCAGATTTTAGTGTTAATGGAACACCGTCTGTGCGTTTAACAGTTGCTCCAAAAGTAGGCGCAAAGATAGTAATCAAGCGTAAACAGGGTGTAATATGGCAGAATCGTGGAGAAAGTTTATCAGATACAGAAAATGCAATAGGCAAGTTCTTACGTGCCCAAACAGTTTCGTTTCCTAAATAAATACAATATGGTAGAGAGAAAAATATGACAAAAATTAATGAACCGAGTGGGATACACGTAGAAGGGCATATTAAAATATATGATCCGGAAACTAAGGAAGTCTATGTGAATAAGCGAAATGCTATTCACTATGAGAACATGAGTATTGCGTTAGCTGAAAGTATTGCTAATGCTGGCCAAGGTAACATATATGAAATGAGCTTTGGTAATGGAGGAACTGCGGTTGACCCAACAGGCATTATCACTTACTTAACTCCTAACTCAACAGGAACCAATGCAAGTTTGTACAATCAAACATTTAGTAAGGTTGTTGACGATCGCAGTACTGAAAACACTGACCCGCTAAGAAACAGAATTGAAACTCGCCATGTTACCGGTGTTAATTATACTGATATTGTTGTAAGTTGTTTACTAGACTACGGCGAACCAGAAGGTCAAGATGCTTTTGATAACTCTACCGATACCGAAGCATTATTTGTATTTGACGAACTTGGTCTAAAAGCAAAGCGCACTACAGGCGATAACTTACTTGTTACTCATGTTATTTTCCACCCAGTACAAAAGTCACTGAACAGACTTATTCAAATTGATTATACAGTTAGAATTCAAAGTCTAAGTGGCGGAAGTGAGGTCTAAGAATGCCATATACTATTACATTTAGTGATACTACTAAAGAACCTATTGTTGTAGATGATCTTACTATTAATGAACAAACTGATTTAAAGTTTATTGGTAAAAATACTGCCGGTTATGCAGTTGCAACTGGCGAAAACTTTTTGCACTTATTAGAAAACTTTGCTAATATCGATGCTCCAAATAATCCTGTTGAAGGACAAATATGGTATAATACCACAACAAACGTTATGTACGTATTTGATAGTACACAGTGGGTTGAAATTGGCGGCCTTAAAAAATCAAATACGAAACCGACAGCGGCAGAAACACAAGAAGGCGATCTATGGGTTGACTCGCAAAATAAAACATTGTACTTGTTTGCTAATGGTGCTTGGATCTTAGTAGGACCAAACTATAGCGAAGGCAATAAAACAGGTATTATTGCAGAAGAAGTTGTTGATGTTAACAACAACACTTATTTTGTTATTAAAGTATTCATTGCAAACGAATTAATTGCAGTTATTAACTCTGCTGAAGAATCAACAGGTATTCCTTACATTAGACCAAGAACTAAAATTCCAGGATTTGATTTATTGTACAAAGGAATTACCCTTAAAAATGCAACATCTGGTTTAGCATTTAAATACTACGGAACAGCCGAACGTGCTGAAGCGTTAAGTATTGCTGGCAGTACTATTAGTGCTGATAAATTTTTAAGAAATGATATTAGCGGAGCAATACAAGGCAATTTGCGTGTTAAAGCAGATGCGGGCGTATTCTTAGGCGAAGAAGGTACATTTAATGTTCGAGTTGCTGGCGGCGACGGAATTTTAACTAATAACGTTGACGGCGCCGACATCAAATTCCAAGTTAATAATGCTGGAATACAAACAACTCCGGTTACTATATCCAACGCTGGAAACATAGTAGTAACTGGAAACAGTACTGTCATTAATAGCAATGCAACAGCAGTAGTTGTTACAGGAACAGAAGCAAGCACCAACAGTCAAACAGGTTCTATAAGAACAGCGGGTGGCATTGGTGTTGCTGGGCAGTCTTATTTTAACGACATTGTAAAAGTTAATGGAAACTTAACAACTACAAATCTTGTTACCGAAGGTCAAGGCATTCATGACATCGGTAGTGCATCTAATAAGTACAGAAATCTTTATACAAATACAGTTTATACTACAGTATTAAATGCAGAAACCATTACTGGTAGTAACCTAACAATTGAAGGTAACGTTGAAAGTGCAACTTCGCTTGCTAACTCAACTACATTTAGATTAGTAGGAGATGTTACAAGCACCGAAGTTGAATACGACGGTACTGCAAATGCTGGAACAGGCCAGTTTGTTCAAGAATTTGAAACTACACTTGGACCAGAACTTATTGGTAATAAAAGTTTATTACCTAGAGCAGATATTAATAGAGAAGCAGACGAACTTTTAATCAATGACGTTGGCAACGCTTTAAGAAAAACCACAGTTAATGATTTATTAAGTTTAGTACCAACTTTGCCAGTGGGGAGTATTACGCCTTGGGCAGGTGATTGGAGTGTTGTAGCAACAAGACCTGCAGGATGGCTACTATGTGACGGAAGTCAGGTAAGTCAAACAAAATTTAATCAATTATATACTGTACTCGGCGGAGCAAGCAATTTATATCCACAGCTAGATGATCCACAGCCTGGTAATTTTTATCTACCAGACTTAAGAGGCCGTATGGTCCTTGGTGTAGATAGTATGAATAACTTAGAAGGCACTGGTGGCGGCGCAGCTAACCGCGTGTCAAATAATGCTGCTTCGGCAGTGGGTAGAACAGGCGGCGCAGAGTCAAGAACTTTAAGTGCTAGCAACCTACCAGAACACTCGCATAACATGGAAAGCACAACAGGTGATCCTTTCTATGCTTACAGAGATTACAATGACGGGCAAACAGGAAACGGAATGTCAATTACTTCATCAGGAACAGTCACAGACGGTGGACAACTATCTTCAAATGCAGGTAGTGTAGTCGGTCCTGATGGCACTGAAGTACAAACAGGCACACCTTTAAATGTACTTAACCCTTACATGTCTCTCAACTTTATCATTTACGCTGGGGAAATAACATAATGGCATATAGAATCAATAGAACAGATGGGACGCTGATTACAGAAGTAATTGACGGTACTATTGACAGTAATAGTATCGACATTACACTGATAGGTAGAAACTATGCAGGGTTTGGTGAGATACTAAACGAAAACTTTGTTAAGTTGCTTGAAAACTTTGCAAGTTCTACAAGTCCGCGCAATCCGTTGCAAGGTCAGTTGTGGTATGATAAAAACGAAAATAGACTTAAAATTTACGATGGTAGTACATTTAGAGCAGGCGCTGGCCCAATTGTTTCAGAAACACAGCCAACTGCACTTGTTGCAGGCGACATTTGGATGGATTCGAAAGAAAACCAAATGTACTTTTATGATGGAACTGACCTTACATTAGCAGGACCTATTTACAGTAAGTCACAAAACACAAGCGGATTTGTTACTGAAACAATTAGAGATGATCAGCTACAGCCGGTAACTATTACTAAGATATTTACAGATGGTGTAATGCTAGGTGCGTACTCTCCAAAGAATTTTGTTCCATTAGCTGGCCAAATTCCAGAACTAGGTGACAACTTATATACCGGCTTTAATGCTAGTACTGCGCAGACATTTACTAACAATAACGTAACAGTTGATACTGCAAAGTTCTTATTGGACGCTAGTGGTGTACGTAGAGATGCTTCGCAGTTTTTGTCAACTTATACTTCTGGAACAATTAATGGTAGATTAACAGTTGCCTCAAATAACGGTGTTGTTCTAGGCGCACAAGGTCAGGTAACACATACTATGGAATCTGATCGCTACAACATTACTAATACTAGAAGTAACCAAACAATGGCAATTAGTGTTAGTGTTGACGGCATTAGAGAAAACGCCATTACAATTAATACGCCTAACAGATCAGTTGGTATATTTTCTTCATCCCCAGAATATACACTTGATGTTGGCGGCGATGCCCGTATTACAGGTAATTTAAGAGTTGATGGAGAATTAACAACTATTTCAACTACGGAAGTTGTAGTTGAAGACAGTAATCTAACATTAGGCAGTGGCGCTATTAGTGCAGGTGACGTAAACGGTGGCGGCATTACACTTTCTGGTGCTAATGCTAGCTTAACTTACGATTCTTCTGATAGCGGATATTGGAGATCAAATCAAGACTTCGATCTACCTAGCGGCAAAAAATACTCAATTAACAAACAAATGATTTTGAGTGCAGACACTTTAGGTAATAGTGTTGTAAACTCTAACTTAACTAATGTAGGTATTTTAGAAGACTTACTTATTAGTTCAGTAAGTGGGTTATATTTACAAAATAGCACAATTGCTTCGTCTAGTCCAATAACTATCGATACAACTAGCGGAGTTCTTTTATTAGGACAAGCTGGAGTAAGAACAGTACAAATTAAAAACATGTCTGAACCGACTTCTAGTACAGATGCTACAACTAAAAATTATGTTGATTTGCTTGTTGCAGCAAACGCCGGTGTTAACACAGTTCAAGGACTGGGCGGCACTGTTCGAGTTGACTCTAACAGATTGCCAGAAGGCACACAGGGCGATGCTGTATTTTGGAATGGTGCTGAATGGGCAGATGCAGTTTATACTAATGGGCTAGACGGCATAAGTGCTGATTTAAATAGAAAATACTATACTAACGAACGTGTTCAGTCGTACTTAACAGCCAACAACTACACAACTACTACCTATGTAAACACAATTCGTGATAACATTCTTGGAACTCCGGCTCCTATTTCTAGTATGAATACGTTATCAGAAATTGCAGCAAGTATTGATAATAATCCAAACTTCAAAGCGTATGTTGATGCAGAAGTTGCAACTCGTATTAGCGCAGGCGTAAACGTATTTGCTGGTGCAGGATTAGTGGACGCAGGTAATACACAGCTAACAGGAGATGTTACTATTAACGTTGCTGCTGGTAATGGTATTATAGCAACAGCTAACGAAGTGCGTGTTGATATGACAGTATTTGATACTGATGATTTAACTGAAGGTACTGTTAATTTATACTTTACTGCTCTAAGATCTAGACAATCATTAACAGGTGCAAACGGTGTTACATACAACAATACTACAGGTACTATTGCAATTGGTCAAGATGTTGCTCCTACAGCAATTCCTACATTTGGTGGATTAATAACCACAGGTAACACAACATTAGGCGGCTCAACAACACAGATTAACTCAACAAACTTGCGTTATGCAGGCCTTACATTGTTAATGAATTCTGATGAAACTGCTGCTCCAACGCAGGATATTAACTTTACAGTTGAACGTGGATCAGCAAACAACGTAGGTATACGTTGGAATGAAACTAATGATCAATGGGAATTTTCAAACAACGGTATAACATATACTCCGTTAGGTAGTGCTAGTGTGTTTACTGGAACAACAGACGGTGTTCCGGAAGGCGTTGTTAATCTTTACTATACAGATGCGAGAGCAAGAGCTGCACTAAGTGGCAGCACAGGCGTAACATATAATAATACAACTGGTTCTATTGCAATTGGTCAAGATGTTGCACAATCAGCATCGCCTCAGTTTGTTGGTTTAACAACTACAGGACTTGCTTTATTAGAAAACTTAGATGTAAACACGGCAGCTGACATTGGCGACATTAGTATCAGCGGAAACACAATTACACAAGTTAATACTCCTGGAAATATCCAAATTGGCGCAACTCCGGGTGGCTTTATTGACTTCTTTAGTCCTGTACAAGGTACTGACATTTATAGTGCAAGGTTTACTACTGATGCATTGTTTATAGAAGGAAACAAAATACGTACAGCAGTTTCTAGTTCAGATCTAGAACTTGATGCATTTGGTGGCGGCAGTGTTCGTGTACTAACTGGAATGATTGTCGAAGGCGACTTAACTATTACAGGCACAACTACTACAGTTAATTCAACAACAGTTAATATTGCAGATAATATTATTACACTCAATTCAAACCAAACAACTCTTCCTACACTCAATGCAGGTATTGAAGTTGAACGAGGTTCATTAACTAATGTATTAATACGCTGGAACGAATCGTCAGACAGATGGGAAGCAACAAATGATGGCGCTGGATATTTTCCAATAGCAGAATCTACTGATGCGTTATCTGAAGGATCAACTAATGTATATTATACTCAAGGTAGATTTGATACGGCATTTGGTGCAAAAGATTCAGATGATCTAAGCGAAGGAATAACTAACTTCTACTATACTAACTCTAGGTTTGCAGCATCACTATCGAGTACTACAACAAACGCTTTAGCAGAAGGCACGTCAAACTTATACTTTACAGATGCTAGAGCAAGAGCAGCTATTAGTGTAACTGGCGACGGTACTTACAACAGCGGCACAGGTATTATCACAATTGATTCGCCTGTAGACAGTGTTAACGGTTTAACTGGAGTAGTTACACTAACTTCAAATGAAATATCTGAAGGAAATAATAATAGATATTTTACAGAAGCAAGAGCAAGACTAAGTTTAGCAGGCAGCACAGGTGTTACATATGATAATGCTAGCGGACAAATCGCAATAGGTCAGCCAGTTGAAACAACTTCTAATGTACAGTTTAATAATCTAACACTTACTGGCACACTAGATACTGACGGCAATGCAACTGTTGCTAAGGATCTTAATACAGTTAACTATGCACAAGATGCACAACTAAAAGTTACAGGGGCAAATAATACTAATTTTGTACTTGGTATGGGTTACGAAACAAACGCAGACTTTGCATTTATTGAAGCAAAGGAATTGAGTCAAGGCGGACGTAACTTAGCAATTCAACCATTAGGAACTGATACGCAAGGTCGTGTTGCAATTGGTAAAACAACTGCACAAGCATTGCTCGATGTTAACGGTACTGTTAAAGCACTAGCAGTTGATACAGCTTCGCTTAATGTTAACGAGTTAACAATTGGCGGAACTATTAACTTTAGAGATAACGTAATTAGTACAATAGATAGTAATGCAGATATTGAACTAAGGCCACAAGGCACAGGCGATATTTACATTCCAAATGGAAAACTAGGTATCGGGTACGATCCTGTAATTTACGGAGCAACTCCTAGACCTGCAACATATAAACTTGATGTTGATGGAGTTTCAGATCTTGTAGTTGCTAGAATTAAAAATACAGAATCAACAACTGACGCAGGTCCGTACTTTAATGTGTACAGAGATTCTGCAAACCCTGCAGATAGTGACTTTATTGGTGGTATACAGTTAACTGGCAATGACAACTTAGGCAACGAAACTGCATTTAGTAGAATAAGATCACAGATTTTAGACTTTACAGCATCAACCAAAGCGTCACGTACTATTTTTGAAAACTACAAAAACAACGTTTATGTAGAGCATTCGTTTGGTAACAATGAAGTTGTGTTCAACGAGACTGGCGCAGATGTTAACTTCCGAATTGAAGGCAACGGCGCACCTGATGCAGTGTTTGTTAACGGCGCAGACGGTAATGTTGGCTTTGGTACACAGAGTCCGGTGCAGCGTTTAGATATTAATGGCAACCTTGGTATCGGAAGTGTTGAAGTTATTACCGCAGCTAGAAGTTTAACAAACATTGTTGATTATGCTGCTACTGGACAACTACAGATCAACGGCTCGGCAACACTTGGCGACTTGACATATGCATCAAATCATGCTATGAACGGTAGTGTTACATTTAGTGATAATACAAGTTCTATGGTTATTGACGGTTCAGAGATGCGTTCACAAGGTGGCATTACAGTACGACTAGATACTGACGTTTCAAACGGTGCAAATGAATACTTTAAAGTTATTAATAACTCCGGAACAGAACTATACAGTGTTAACTCAAGTACAGGCGTTTCTAAATTTGCAAATGCATTTACAATTCCAGCAACAGATGGATCGGCAAACCAAGCTCTTATTACTAACGGACTAGGAGCAGCTACTTGGCAATCTATTAGCTCAACTGTTGTTGCAGAAGGAACTAACTTATACTATACACAATCACGTTTTGACACTGCTTTTGGAAATAAATCAACTACAAACTTAGGCGAAGGTCTAAACTTGTACTACACTGATGCAAGAGTACAGACAAAACTTGCAAATGTTAGTGGATCAGTATTTCCTAACACTAATGCAACTTATGACGTGGGTTCACAGATTAACAATTTCCGTACTGGTTATTTCAGTTCCGGATTAGGCATTGGTTTAAACACTTCATTGTCTGCAGAACTGCATATTTCAGGCACAGCTGACCAAGAAGCAAGAGTCCAAAGTACGTCAAACGGAGATGCATTATTCCAAGGTATTGGTAGTGGCACCGGCAAAGGCGGCAGATTTAAAGGTAACCCAGATACTTATATTGGTGGATCTAACTCTGCTTCTGTATACTTTGAAAGCGGTCTATCAGAAGTAATGAGAATGAACAGTAGTCAATTCATCATCGGCGGCGGAGCATTTAGTCCTACAGCCAACCGTGTAATGATTACAACTAGTGGCGATATGGAGTTTGGTACAAATACTACTGCACTTCGTGACGTAATTAGCTTTAAAAATGCCAACGGCACAATTGGTTCTGTTACAACTGATGGATCAACTACAGCATACAACACAACTTCTGATTATAGATTAAAAGAAGTTGTAGGCGATATGTCTGATGCTGCTGATCGTGTAAAAGCTCTGAAACCAATTAAGTTTACATATATTGCAGATGAAAATGAAAATGTACACGACGGTTTCTTAGCACACCAAGTGCAAGAAGTTGTACCACAAGCAGTGTACGGAGAAAAAGATGCAGTTGAAGATGATGGCAGAGTTAAAGCACAGCAGCTAGATCATAGTAAATTAGTACCTTTACTTACTGGCGCATTGCAAAATGCACTTAACAAGATAGATGATCTCGAAGCTCGTCTAGCAAAGTTAGAAAACAAATAAATACATAGAAGAACAAAACATTTAGGGGTTCGAAAGAAATGGCTTATACAATAAACAGTTTTACTGGTGTCAACAGCGACATCACTATTGAGGACGGCACAGTTAATCAATCAACAGCATTGAAGATGATTGGTAAAAACTATGCTGGTTACGGCGAGTTACAAAATGAAAATTTTTATCACTTGTTAGAAAACTTTGCAGGTACAGGAGAACCAGCACGTAAAGTGACTGGTATGATTTGGTACGATGCAACAGAGAATAGAATTAGGTTCTACGATGGACAACGCTTCCGCCCAGCTTCTGGTGCTGAAGTATCTACACTCCAGCCAGAAGGCCAAACAGCAGGCGATTTTTGGTTAGATAGTGCAAACGATCAAGTGTTTGTATACACTGGTTCAGAATATATCCTTGTAGGTCCGCAGACTACATCACAAGGACAAGTAACACAGCTAGAAACAGGCTTTGCTAAATCATCTTATGACGGATCCCTAAAACCTATTGTAAGAGCTTATGTAAACGGCGATGTTATTTTTACTGTTTCTCAAGAATCGTTCCCCATTAATACAGCAGAAGCTGAAAACTTAGACCTTGCTAACTACACTGAAGTTAAATCAGGACTTACTCTAAGAAATACAAACTCAACAGGCTACACATCAGGACCAACAAGGTTCTGGGGTACTGCTAGTGCTGCTGAAAAACTTGTTGTTGACGGAACTGTATTTGACTCTTCAGAGTTTGTTCAGAAAAATTCCCCAGAAATGCTTGCACAAACTAATATTCGTGCAGAAGGAGCAAGTGGTGGTTTAACAATTGGTTCGGCTGACACGTTTAAGCTATTTAATAACGGAAACATTGCAGTAGTTAATAACAACGGCGGAACAGATATTGCGTTCCAAGACAGTAGTTCAATACGTTTTAGAGTTAGTGCTAATACTTTTAGACCAGAAACAGATAGTACAAGCGACTTAGGAACAAATACTATTAAATTTAGAACTGTGTATGCTGATACATTCGACGGTGTGGTTACACAATCACAGGAAGTTGAATATAATGGACAGGGAAGTGGCTTGTTTGCAAGAGCAACAGTAGCCGACAATCCGTTAACTATTCCGGTTAGAGATGCACAAGGTACAATTAATGCTACAAAATTTGCAGGTGTTGCAACTGAAGCACAATACGCTGACTTGGCAGAGAAATATACAACAGCAGAAGAATTACCAGCAGGTACAGCAGTAGCAGTATGTGATCATCCAGACCACGAAGTAGATCTAGCTGCTGCACAAGACTTTTGTGTAGGAGTAGTTTCAACTGATCCTGCATTTAAAATGAATAGCGAAGCAGATGGACAATATATTGCACTTAAAGGGCGTGTTCCAGTAAGAGTAAAAGGTGCTGTGCGCAAAGGTCAAGCAGTTTATGCAATGACAGACGGCGTAAGTACTACTACAGCAACAAATGCACTAGTAGGGATAGCACTAGAATCAAATAGTGACGAAGATGAAAAGCTAGTTGAATGTGTACTAAAGGTGTAAATTATGGCGAGTATTACGGCAGAAGCGTTTAATAGATTACGTACTCAGATATTAAATGTTGTTAACAATAATGATTTTAATAGCAATCCGGAATTAAATATTAACTTCGGTGGATACGGGCAGAATTATATAATTAATCCTGCTGCAAGAGGCGGAGTTATTGGCGCAACAGAACATAGGCAATTGTATAATGCTATTGTTGCTGCTCGTGTACACCAAACTGGCGCATTGCCAACTACACTTTCTCAAATCGACCCAGCAGATATTGTCGGCGACGATGCAACATATCGATTAAATGAATTAGGAGATGTTGTTCTTGACGACGAACTTGCAGGATACGAAGATTTAGAATTAGAAATTACTAGAGCTAAAGTTGCGTTAAATAATGGACTTCATGCACTAGGGTCAAGAAATGAATACGATAAGTTAAGTACAACTAGGTCGGCAGTTTGGGGAAATTCTGCAACAACGGCAAGTATTGATTGCGAATTTAAAATTGATTTCGGTACACCGGCAGCAGCTAGACGTTTTTGGAATACAGGCGGCGAGCTTAGAATAACTGGTCAGCACATTGATACTTCTGATGCTAAAAATGTGCATTGGCGAGACATTATGTCTAACTTTAGTTATTATTTAAAAGCTCGTCAATCAGCTGGTACAGCTAGTCTTATTAACGAAGGATGGTCAGGGCTTACTAATTCTTACCAGCAAGTAGGTTATTGGGCCACAAATACAAACTCGTTATATGCAGAGAACTATATAACAATACAAGCAAAGTGTGACCAAGTTTTAAATAGTAACGGAAACTCGCAAATAGTTTACTTAAAAGTAACATGTGTAGATGCAGATGTTGGAGACGGTCAGTCTTTTACTCCTCCTATTCCAGTAGACGAAACTGTGCAACCGGGAACAATTATTAAACTTTCTGAGTATCGTGCTGATACTGAATACGTAACGGCACCTTCTCCGAGTATCACTTTTCTAAACGGCAACACGCTTTAATAGATAGGAGTTATATATGGGAGAAGTAGTATCAGTCGGTGACGAGATTACCGCAGCACATTACAATGATTTACGAACTAGAATAATAGCTCTAGCAGGTACATACGGCGTCAGTACTACTATGATCAATACGTACCTAGGAGCCGAAGGATCATTTGATGCAGTAACAGCAGGCGAAACACTTAATAATGTTCATTTTGATAAAGCATTTGCAATCTATTATTGGTTAAGAGTTCATCAACTAGGCAGCGCTGATGTAGGACTTCCCACTAGCCAACCATCATTTACAGAATACAACGAAGGCGATGCTATTCTAGCAGGTGACGGATATGTATATGATGAAAATGGAGATATTTCAGGACCTAGAGATACTATTACCGGATATAATGACCTTCAACTTTCATTAGAAATTGCAGAAGGTATGGCAGGCGTACACGCCGCTAATCAATTTACTAATCCCGCTACCAGTGCCCAAGCTGGAGATGTTAGTCCAACTGACTGGGGCGGCGGATCAGACATTGAAGTTGACGAAGGCAAAACTGGCGATCAACAAGCAGGCGACAACGCTAGGGGTAGAATATCTAGAGAATTTTCTATTACATTTAGCTCGACTGCAAATAGAGATAGATTTTTTGATATGGGGGGAGAGTTAATCTTTTCTATTAGACTAACTAATAGTTCAGGAGTTCCGTATACTAGTCCTCGAACGCAAGCCAAGAGAAACTGGTGGTATAATCATTTAAATGTATCTAACCCTATAGATTTTCGAGTTGACCGTTCTATTTTTAATGTACTTGGAACTGATTATGCACAATTTGTCTTAAAACTTGATTCAACCGATGCATTATATGAAATGAATCAGACTAAAGTAGAACTTAAACGTAATGCTGCTAATACAGTAATCACAGCAAAAGTAACGTGTTCGGATTATGATCGATCATTAAAAAATTGGCCAGACGATCCTCGAGATGAAAATGTAAACGCCGGAGTAGCTTCTTGGGTTTCTGTAAAAACAATTACAGCTGGCACTAACCCTTTATTTAATACGGTTGGGGCTAATCCGTCAGTAACTAATGTAACTAATCCTACCTGGACAGTTTCAGAAATCACAGACATCCCGCCGCTAGTATCTAGTCCTGCTATACCTACTATTGGGCCATTTAGTTCCGGAGACACTAACGGTACTGCTTGGACAAAAACATTTACTATACCTGCAGACAACTGGTCGGTAAAAGTTAGAGGTGTCGCATCAAAAGCCGGTGCTTCTAATTGGACATTCTTTGGATTGCTTAGAGGAAGTCCTGACATTGCAGGTACACTTCGAATACGTATTTTCCAAGGTTCAAACACTTCGGGAACGGTATTGTATAACAGTGGCATTCTTACTGGAAACAGTTCAGCAGCCGTTAATATTAACTGGGAAGCAACATTGCTAAAAACTGGTGCAGCCGCTCAAGACTACACCGTTGAATTTACAAGCTATGTTAGTTCAGTAGACGCATCTACAAGCACTACTGTTATAGTAGAACCAACCTTTGCTGGATTTGCTTAAAAATCGCTCTTGACAACTTTAACTTTATAGTGTAATATATACTATAAAGGCGGAGTCTAAATGGATCAACGATTAAAGACAGTATTAGAAGATATACATCATATTGACACTATTAACAATCAAAAGCGGCTACTGAAAGAACAGTTTCAAGAAGCAATCATTGTATTCTTCAATGGTGGAAAGTTTACTGCTAATAAAGAACTAATTGCATTTTTACAAACAGCATTTGAAAATGAAATTAGTGTTATTACAGATGACAACGACATTCCTATAAAAATTACTAATATTATAGAATTTTTAAAATTAGTTACTGACACATACAAGTCTGCAACGGAGACATATTTTTTGCAGTATGAAGATGCAATTTTGAAATCTCGAAAGTTAGAGGATTTGCTATCTCTATGACAACAGGAGTACTCTTGTTTGCATATAACAACACTGCAATAGACTATGTTAAACAAGCAATATATAACGCAAAGCTAGTAAAACAGCATTTAAAATTGCCTGTAGTTATTGTGACTGACAGTGTAAGTTATCTTGAAAAAACATATCCATGGTATAAAAAATACGTAGATGATGTAATTTTTCAAATGCCACGGGAATCTAACTTTCAAAATAGAGAATTTTTCGGCGGTGAACATCACAGTATACGTGCAGAATGGAAAAATGTAAATCGGGCAAGTGCTTATGACATAACTCCATTTGACACTACTATTGTAATAGATACAGATTACTTAATCAATAATAGCAGTTTCCTAAAAGTATTAGATCAGCCATCAGATTTGTTTATGTTTAGAGATAGTTGCGATATTGCATATAAAAGAAATATAAAAGGCTTTGACAAAATATCCGATGAAGCTATTGATTTTTGGTGGGCAACTGTATTAGTTTTTAAGAAAACTGAACGAACTAAAAAACTATTTGAACTAGTAAATTATATTAAAGAACATTATCATTATTTTAGGACATTGTATCGTATACCTCTAAAACTTTATAGAAATGATTACGCCTTTAGTATAGCATTGCATATGCTCAACGGATACCAAGAAACTAATTGGCCGTGTCAGTTACCTGGCAAAATGTTATATACTAGTCCTCAAGATGACTTGCTAACTATTAAAGATGGAAAGTATACGTTTGTTTTAGGACAAAAATCAAGAATAGACAAAGTTAACATAGTCTCGGTTGAAGGTATGAATATACACATTATGAATAAACTTCACTTAAATGATCTAATCGACAAGGAGTTTGTAAATGAGTAAAGGCTATGTCATTTTCGCACAAAACAACGGTAAGACTGATTATGTAAAACAAGCAGAATTGTTAGCAGCAAGTATTAAAAAATTTAATAGCATAAACAACGTAACTATTATTACTGATAAAGACATTAAAGACGATTACGCAAAAGACAGTGAATGGAAAATAGAGAATCGCTGGCGAGCATATGAGATGTCTCCTTATGAAGAAACAATTGTACTTGATGCTGATATGGTATTTTGTCGAAACGTAGACCATTGGTGGGATAAGTTTTCACATCATGATATGTTTTTTACAACTAATGTTTTAACCTATAGAAATACTATTGCAACAAGCGACTATTATAGAAAAACTTTTGTAAAGAATAGTTTGCCTAATTTATACACAGCATTTTATTATTTTAAAAAGACACCTACTTCTAAATTAGTGTTTGAGCTATTGAAAGATATTACGCTTAATTGGAAATCTTATTATAGTAAGTTTTTAAAGAACACATACCAGTCTGGACAAAGTATTGATTTAAACATGGCACTTGCTATAAAAATATTAGGACTAGAGAGTGCTACTACTGATAATACAACAGTGCCTACCTTTATACATTTAAAACCCAAAATGCAAGATTGGAATACACCGTCAGATACTGTAACTAATAGAATTCCAGTTTACACGTTTCACGGAAAAATTATGTTAGATTCGTATATGTTGAATGATATATTACATTATGTTGAAGACGATTTCTTACCAACAGACGTAAAGGAGTTGTTCAATGAGTAGTATATTAGACGACATTCGTCGTCATCAGATGTTAGCTCGTACATTAAAATACTATGTGTCATACGATAGTGAAAATAGAATAACGGCTGTCTTTTCTCATTCGGGAGATGCTCCAGACAACTCTATTAATATCAGTGAGAGTCTAGCGGAAAAATTTCTTAATGGTGACATACTTAAACACAATTATACTGTAGTGCAGTTAGGTGATAATTTTGTAATTGAAAAAATTAACACAGATATATCTATTACAACAGAACATTCTTTTTACAAAATTCCTACAGCATCATGTAAGAATATGATATACATAAACTCAACAAATAAAACGTTACGATTTGAAGGAGAGTTTTTGAATTCAAATGTGTTTTACATTTGCGCAAAGAATTGTTTTCATATTTTATATAAAACAATTTTATTTGACGATGATATTAATATACACGTAGACGAGTGCTTTACTAAAGATATAGATATATTTGTGCCTGCACACGTAGAAAACGTAGGGATAGCATATGAGTGATTTTCAACTAAAACTTGCAGACTACGACTTTTACTTTTTTGATCAAGGCGCACCTAATGCTGAAGAAAACTTTTATGCAGCAAAAAATGCTATACCTTGGATAGTACGAACAGATACCTTGCCTGACACGAACTTTTTTGCAATAACAGATGATGCAAAATTAACTAAGTCGTTTATGTCAACTCCGTTGATATTTGAAGAAAGTGTTAAGCGTTCAACAATACACTGGAGCAATATTAGTATAGTAAACAGTTTGTCGTATTCATCTTCGGGGGTTTACTGGAAAGGCGGAGAAGATTATGCATTTGATATACCACAATACGGAACAGTAGTTTATCATGCTACTACTGCTGAACAGGCCTATAATTCAGCATTTATAGAAATTGAAAAACTTGTTAAAGATGTTCCATTTTCTAGTATTGATCGAAAAAAGTTATTAATATGGTCGAATATTGGGAATGATGTTAAACACGGCGAATGGGCAATCAAAGGAGCAAGAGCTGCACTTAAGAAATACCTTGCAGCTAGTGAGTATGATTCGTTGCCTATTTCTGATGAACCATACACAGAATCACAAAGTAAATTTTACAAAACTGTATATAAGAGCCCGCATCGTATTAGTAAAAGCATTAAAGAAAATATTGCAAGTCGTTATGACATTGTATTCATAAGTTATGACGAACCTAATGCAGAAGAAAATTGGCAATCATTGAAAGCTCGTTTTCCAAGAGCTCAAAGAGTACACGGAGTAAAGGGTATACATCAAGCACACATAAAGGCCGCAGAACTGTGTACTAGTCCGATGTTTTGGGTAGTTGACGGCGATGCACGTATTGATGAAGAATTTAAATTTACTTACACTGTGCCTGATAACGAATTAAAATTTGTACATGTTTGGCGTAGTAAGAATCCTATTAATGACCTAGTTTACGGATATGGCGGAATTAAATTACTACCGAGAAAACTTACTTTAAATATGGATACTGATACTGCTGATATGACAACTAGTATTAGTCCGTATTTTAAGCCAATGCCTATTGTGTCTAATATTACTGCATTTAATACTGATCCGTTTAATACGTGGAAGAGCGCATTTAGAGAATGTGTAAAATTATCTGCTCGTTCAATCGACAGGCAGCATAACGATGAAACAGAATATAGATTAACACAGTGGCAGTATGAGGGCGCAAACAGACGCTATGGAGAATACGCACAAAGAGGAGCAAAACAAGGACAAGAGTATGGCGAAGCAAACGTCAATGATCCTACTGCTCTTAAGAAAATTAACGACTTTGACTGGTTAAGGGAACGTTTTAAAAATGAAGATTAAAGATATTGATATTATATACTTGTCATATGACGAACCTAATGCAGAAGAAAACTATGCTGATCTTTTAACTAAAGCACCTTGGGCAAAACGTGTACATGGCGTAGAAGGATCTGACGCAGCACATAAGGCTTGCGCTGAATTAAGTGAAACAGAACGATTCATTACAGTAGACGGCGACAATAAAATATATGCCGATTTCCTAGAACAAGAAATAGACTTTAAACAACATCCTTATATGGAGAACGCTGTGCTTAGTTGGTGCGGCTATAATGTTGTTAATGGATTGTTATACGGTAATGGCGGCCTTAAATGTTGGCCAAAAGAAGTTGTATTAAACATGAAAACACACGAAGCAAGCGAGTCGGATAATATTGCTGCACAAGTAGAGTTTTGCTGGAACTTAGATTATATACAAATGAATAGTTGTTATTCTAAAGTATACAATAATGCAACTGCACACCAAGCCTGGAGAGCAGGCTTTCGTGAAGGTGTTAAAATGTGTCTAGATCAAGGAAAGAAGTTTAATCCTTCTACATTTACGCAGGAAGTGTACTGGCAAAATCTACACAGATTAATGATTTGGCAAATGGTAGGTGCTGATGTAGACAATGGGCTATGGGCAATGTACGGAGCTCGCCAAGGCTGCATAATGACAAACTTATCAGATTGGGATTATGTTAATGTTAGAGACTTTAAATATCTTAACACAATGTGGGATAATATTAACGAAGATAACATTGAAGATGCTATTAATGAACAAGGTATTATACTACAGCGTGAATTAAACATTCCTGTAGATAACTTTTTAAATTCGACACAAAGCGAAATGTTTAAACAAAGCTATAGCAACACTGATCGAACAGGACAAGGATTTATTGACATTGAATAAGCTAGTTAAAAAACTTGCTCGGCGACTGAAGATTGTAAAAGATCCAATTGATCGAATGGCAGAAGTAAAACAAATTACAGATAAAGTGTCTCCAACATTTTGTTTAGCAAAGTGGCACCACACAACTATCTATTTACAAACAGGAGAAACACACAGTTGTTATCACCCTGCTCCACATAAGATTCCGTTACACGAAATAAAAGAAAATCCTAGTGCGTTACATAACACCCAAGAAAAGAAAGAACAGCGTAAGCTAATGTTGCAAGGTGAAAAACCTAGTGGATGTCAGTACTGCTGGAACATTGAATGTATGGGCAAAGATTATGTCAGTGACAGGCATGAACGAAATTCGGGTATTTACAATAAACATCGACTTGCTGAAATTATTAATAACGACTGGGACTTTAATATTAATCCTGAATACATCGAAGTGTCGTTTGGTAACGAGTGTAATCTAAAATGCGGATATTGTCATCCTAAGGCTAGTAGTAGTTACTATAAAGAAATAGAACAATTTGGCCCATATAATATGGTTAAAAATCATACCCAGCATATAAACAAATTAAACATTTACAAAAAGGAAGAAGAAAACCCTTATGTAGCAGCATGGTGGGAATGGTGGCCCGAAGTTAGTAAAACATTAAACATTTTACGCATCACAGGCGGGGAACCATTGTTGCAGCAGAGTATGTGGAGATTGCTAGATGAACTAGATAGAGATCCGAAGCCGCATCTTGAAATAAACATAAATTCTAACCTAGCAGTAAAAAATATTTTAGTAGTAAGACTTGCTGAAAGAGTAAACAAGCTAATAGAAGAAAAGAAAATTAAAAAGTTTAAATTGTTTACTAGTTTAGATACCTGGGGTAAACCTGCAGAGTACATTAGAACTAACTTAGATCTAAATGTATGGGAAAAGAATTTTGACACTTGGATGACAAAAACTGATCAGCCTATTACATTTATGGTTACATTTAACATACTAAGTGTAACGACATTTCAATCATTACTTGAAAAGTTTTTAGAATGGAGAGCGCATTATCAAAATGATACAACTCGTATCCGCTTTGACACTCCGTATTTAAAAGAACCGATCCAGTATGATATGAATATTTTGCCTAAGCACTTTATGAGTTATATGGAAAGTCATTTAGCTTTTATCCAAAGTAATCTAGATGAATATGATGTTAATAAGTTTTCTAAACTTGAATATGAAAAGTTTCGTCGTGTTGTAGACTACATGCGCACTACTGAGTACAGTCAAGACAAATTAGAAATAGGCCGCAAGGATTTTGTTGCTTGGTTTAAAGAACACGATCGCCGCCGGGGAACAAATTTTGCAGAAACGTTTCCTGAACTAGAAAACATTTTTTGATTGGTATGAGTCGTCTACCGGACTTTGTCTAGTAATAAATCTATTACAATTTTCAGTAAATCTTAAAAATTCATTTATAGTATATTCGTTGTACTGCATTCTGTTAGCATTGTAGTCAAGCACTTCCTTGTTCTGCATAGACCATTCGATCTGCTGACTGCGAGACATCTTCTCTAAGTGGTTGCATACTCGTATTAATTCTGCTTGCAGTTTGTCCCATCGTTTTACAATGTCAGTTTCGAAATCAAAGTCATAGTTAAACCAGTCCGTATATAGTTTGTATCCAAGTCTTTGTAGATTGTAATTTTGCCCAGTCTGTCCCCAAATGATTACAGGTACTTTATGCAATATTGGTTTGAAAGTCTTTTCGCTATAAAACAAACTAGTTTCACACCAATCGCTCTGCATAGTTTCGTTTGTCAAATTGAATAATACTTTGTTCTGCAAGTCACTGCCTAAATTGTTTGCCCAGTTAGTTTGAAAGTCAGTAGTGTCGACTATCATTGGCGTATTAGTTACTAGCGTTTTCTGCATTGCGCTACTAAAGTATTTGTTGCCTCTATATTCATTGGGAGATAATTCGTCGTGACTGATTGCTCCATATTTACTCAGTCCTGATTCTTGAAGTTTGTACACACAATAACTTCTCCAGAATCTATTACGCCTATTTAAATTTAAGAAAAATGTACCGTCATACTTTTTATCAAGTTCTGTATATCTGTTATTTCTAACCGACTCGTTACTTCCCCACTGTTTAACATTTGTGTCCCAGTGCATTATTTCAATAACATTAATTGGGTTACTAGTTTGGTTAGTGCCATTATAGAAAATTCTAAAGTTACTTTTTTCTCTTAAATTGCCACTTAGGAATGTTACACCAGCTGGATCAATATTGTGTTTTATTGCACTATTATATAATGCAACCGCAACGTTGTGATGCTCAGGTGCCCATCCTTCGTGAGTTCCGTCTAATACAAAAACACATTCTCTTGCACGAAGTTTATTTAAAAACTCTGGCTTGATATCTTTAAACAAATCACTGTCGCTGTATATTCCGCTTTTGTATGAGTAATGCGCAAATATTACATATTGACTATCGTACTGTTTCCTTTCAGGTCTAGCAAGATGTTTTTTGTAATGATGGAAGCAACCGATTTCGCTAACACATTCTCGAATATATCTATCATTCGATAGCCATTCTTTAAAATATTTCATGAAATTCAGTACTCCTGTTTGCAATCGCTACTATTCATAAATATATTTATATGCGCACTTAATATGGAATAGTAGACATGAATATTGGATTTATAGGCACAGGCAAATTAGGTATGCCTTGTGCAGAAGCAATTGCTTCAAAAGGACACGATGTTACAGGGTACGATGTTGCAAAGCATAGTAGCTATCAGGTAAAAATGTTTCCAACTATCAAAGGTGCAGTACAAGGCAGAGACATTGTATTTGTTGCAGTACCTACTCCGCACGATCCAAATTATGATGGCAGGGCGCCTACTGCACATTTAGAACCAAAAGACTTTAATTACGATATCGTAAAAGAAGTACTAGTAGAAGCAAACAAGCACATGACAACGGATCAATTGCTTGTACTTATTAGCACAGTATTACCAGGCACAACACGCAACCAATTTGTTAATCTTGTTCCTAATACTCGATTTGTTTACAATCCGTATTTAATTGCAATGGGCAGTGTAGCCTGGGATATGGTTAATCCAGAGATGGTTATGATTGGAACAGAAGATGGAAGTGAAACAGGCGATGCCAAAGAGCTTGTAGACTTCTATAAAACAATCATGGAAAATGATCCTAGATATGTAATCGGTACGTGGGACGAATGTGAATGTATCAAAGTTTTCTATAATACGTTTATTAGTGCTAAAATTGGTCTAGTAAATATGATACAGGATGTAGCAGAACGTCAGGGCAATATTAATGTTGATATAGTTACTGATGCATTAGCGCAAAGTACTAAACGTATTATGGGCCCACAGTATATGACTGCTGGTATGGGAGATGGCGGCGCATGCCATCCACGTGATAACATTGCATTGCGATTTCTAGCACAAGAGCTTGGATTAGGTTATGATATGTTTGATGCTATTATGAATGCTCGAGAAATTCAAGCAGAGAATCTTGCACTTAAACTTGTTGATTTAGCAAATGAATACAATTATCCAATTTACATACACGGCAAAGCATATAAGCCAGGCGTAGAATATTGCGACGGCAGTTATAGTTTACTTGTAGGCAATTATTGTGACAAGCATGGTTTTGCGCCTACGTACATCGATCCGTTAACAGGCGACAACAACGAACCGCTCGAACCTTGCGTAATACTATTAGCACACTCTGCAAGTACAACCTACAAGTACATGCAAGAAGAGGGCGATGGAACTGATAGATTGTATTGTGTAATTCCTGCAAACAGTGTAGTAGTTGATCCTTGGCGCAAGTTTGTTTCTAATGCAAGTAAAGTAATACAGTACGGAAATACTAGACATACAGCAAAAATGGTGCTATAATAGTACAATGACTGAAGGTACATTTAACAAAATTCCCTTTGACGACATTGTAAAATGTGGACAACGCACATTACTTAACGGCGACCTATTTACAGTGAGCTGGATCCTTGGAAGATTTTGCAACTATAATTGCAGCTATTGTTGGCCTTATGCTCGCAGCAGCACTCCTGACTACCTTGAATTAGATTGCTATAAACAAACTATTGATTCAATAAAACTTCAAGCACGTTCTAACGGTTTCAAGAACTTCCACTTTAGTTTTAGTGGCGGCGAGCCTACTGCCTATAAATACTTTGGGGAGCTCATAGAGCATTATTGCAGTGATGCAACACCCGAATACCAGAGTATACATATGACTACAAATCTAAGTCCCGGAAGCAAGTGGTGGAATAGATGGTTAGATGCAACTAGTGGGTTAGAACGAAGAAGTATAACAGCAAGCTATCACGCAGAGTTTGCTAATGAACAAGAGTTCGGAGACAAATGTCTTCAACTAATGAAAGCAGGTGTTTATGTTACGATCAATCAAGTTATGGTTCCGGAAATGTTCGAAGAGCTTTACGGACGCTTGGAGCGATTTGCCGCCAGAGGTATTAATGTCACTCTCAAGCCCCAGTCCGATCCAACCGCCTCTCACGTGGTACATGGGTACACACCTGAACAAGTACACACAATGCAAACAGGATTCGTCCAACGAATCCCAGACAAGTATAAAAAGCTAGTACCGTTATATCAAGTTGAACTTGAAGACAGTAAAGGCCAAACGTATAATATAGATCAAGCAGAGCGTTTTAACGCATTTGGATTTAATAAGTTTAAAGGTTGGACTTGCAATGCAGGCTATCAAGGATGCGTTATACGTGAGAACGAAGTTAAGCGCAGCTATAGTTGCCATGATGAACCCTTAGGCACGTTAGACGGCGGATTTGAGCTGTTTAAAGCACCAGCTAAGTGCATTACTCCTAGTTGCGTAAGTAGCGCAGATAGTAAACTACCAAAGGTGAAATATGAAAGTTAACATACAAGACGTACTATTCTGGATGGATGCAATTCGCAACAGCGATGACAAATGCCGCACACTTGAAAGCTTCTGGAAAGGACAAGTCAACAGCAAGATATGGCTTGCTGATGCACTACGTGTAAACTACGTTGACGACGATGCTCGTATTGTAATATACGGTGGATGGAACGGCGTTCTAGCTAGTATATTATTTAACAGCAACATTAGTATAGAACACATTACAAGTGTTGATATTGATGAAGATTGTCAAGAAACTGCATACACAGTTAATAAAAACTATGAAATAGCAGGAAGATTTACAGCAGTAACCGCAGATATGTGCGAATACACAGAACCTGCCGACATTGTTATCAACACAAGTTGTGAACATATTACGCAAGAACAATACGATCAGTGGTTATCTAATCAGCCAGATGATGCATTGATCGTTTTACAAAGTAATGATTACTTTGATCACGACGAACACGTTAGATGTGCAGTAGACGTTAGTGACTTTAGTCGTATGAGTAATATAACTTCATTATGGGCGGGCGTATTGCCGTTGCCTAAGTACAATCGTTTTATGTTACTCGGATATAAAAATGTTTGAATTTGACAAATTAAAACAATTACACTTAGAAATTACAAATAGGTGTCAAGCAAGCTGTGCAATGTGTAGCAGGAACTTTCACGGCGGCATGATTAATCCTCTAATTAGTAATCAAGACTGGACAACTGACGATTTTAAAAAAATACTTACACCTGAAGTGTTACAGCACCTTGAAGGTTTCTACTTTTGTGGTAATTTTGGCGATCCTATTATTAATAATGACCTAATAGATATGTGCCAATACAGTAAAGACACAAATCCTAACTTGTACATTAGAATACACACTAATGGTGGCGCCCGATCTACGGATTGGTGGAAAAAACTTGCAAAAGCAATGCCTCCTGCGCATAATGTTATTTTTGCGATTGACGGTTTAGCAGATACACATAGCTTATATAGGTCTGGCACTGACTTTAATAAAGTACTAGACAACGCTAAAGCATTTATTAATGCTGGCGGAACAGCAGAATGGGCGTTTATTAAGTTTAAACACAATGAACATCAACAAGAAGCAGCAGAAGCATTGGCGAAAACGCACGGCTTTGCTAGATTTACATATAAAGACAGTGCAAGATTTGTTGCTACTGAAAAGTTTCCAGTCTATGATCAAGATGGCAATACAGTACGTTATTTAGAACCTCCCACTGGTAGTAAAATTACACTCGTTACACAAGATATAATTGACAACTATAAAGATATTGTAGATGCAAGTGAAATTGACTGCTATATTACGCATACTAAAGAACTTTATATAGATGCATACAAGAATGTAATGCCTTGTTGCTTTTTAGCAAGTATTCCTTACAATTATTCAGCACCAACAGATGTTGCACGAGAGATCAAACATGAAATTGAAACTCAGTATAAAGCTCTTATCACTGACCTAGGCGATACAAATGCACTTAAATCATCTATAAAGGAAATTGTTAGCACCGATGCCTGGCAAACAGTGTGGAACAAATATTGGAATACGCAGAAACTAATTACTTGCGCTAGAACTTGCGGAGTAAACAAACTTAGCAAGCCTAAGGATCAGTTTATAGAGAAAACTGAACTATGATTTATTTTAACAAAGATTGGAAAAACATTGGTATTAGTTTAAGTGGTGGCGCAGATAGTGCTTTGCTTGCATACTTAGTGTGTTCGCAAGTAATAGATACTAAGGTTCACTTACTAAGTCATGTGCGTATGTGGAAAACCCGACCTTGGCAGCGATATGACAGCATCAATGTTTACAATTGGCTAGTTAAACGATTCCCTCATATAGAATTTGTAAGACATGAGAACTTTATTCCACCTGATTTAGAATACGGCGACAACGGCGCATATATCATTGATGAATACGGACAAACTCGCAGTGGTGATCAAATTATTGTAAGAGCTCATGCAGAATGGATTGCAGCTACAGAAAAATTACAAGCATGGTATGCTGGCAAAACTAAAAACCCTAGCGATCCTACAATAACTAAAGGCATGCCCGACAGAGATATTGTAGTTGAGGATCCAAACGAACTAATAAAAGAGCATAATGGAGTTACAGTATGTCATCCATTTTTATATACAGAAAAAGATGTAGTAATTGCCCAGTATGTTGAAAACAATATATTAGATCTCTTAAATATTACACGCAGTTGCGAAGGCGACTTTACAAACTTAGATTATACTAATTATATACCTGGACAAGACGTGCCTGAATGCGGCGAATGTTTTTGGTGTCAAGAACGCAACTGGGCAAAGGAAAAGAATAATGTCTGATTTAAAAAAGTATCAAGCTCAAATAGAACAAGTAGCTGGTACACCTACATTCTGCGTATTACCGTGGATACACTTTGCCACTCGTCCTAATGGCGACATGCGACTATGTTGTAGTGCTAATGCAAGCGGCGCAGGAGGGGACCATACTGTTGGCCTTGTCAAAATGGAAAACGGTAAAGCAGCTAACTTCGGTCGTGAAACTCCTATGGAAGCATGGAATAACGATTATATGAAAAGTGTACGTACAACTATGCTTAACGGCGAGATACCTGCAAGTTGCACAAAATGTTTTCAAGAAGAAAAACAGGGTATTGTAAGTAAGCGTGTCTGGGAAACAGGAACATGGCATCAAGACGACAATGGTGTAGATATTCCTGAACTCATTCGCCAAACAAAAGAAGATGGCACAGTACCAGAAGATTTAAAATATTTAGATTTGCGGCTAGGACACACTTGTAATATTAAATGCGTAATGTGTAGCCCACATGATTCAAGTAAATGGGTTGCTGATCATAAGAAACTAATTCCTGTACTACAAGACCCTGAAGTCAAAAGACAAATGCAATGGGACCGAAAAGAATTTAATAATAAATGGCACGAAAAGGATTCATTTTGGGAAGAGTTGTATGCTCAGATTCCTAATCTAAGACAAGTGTACTTTGCTGGAGGCGAGCCTCTAATGATTAAAGAACATAAAATGTTTATTGAGGAAATACTGCGTCAAGGGTATCAAGATAAAATATTACTGCGTTACAACTCAAATGGTTTGCTTGTAGATGACGATCTTGTTGAGATGTGGAGCAAGTTTAAAAAAGTTAAGTTTGCAGTAAGCATGGATGCAAGTCACGAACGTGACGAGTATATACGTTATCCTACAGACTGGACAACGGTAGAAAAAACTTTACATATGCTAGACAACACTCCGGACAATATACAAACTAGTTTAGCAACGGCAATACAAATATTCAACGTAAAACATTTGCCTGACTTTATGAAGTGGAAATTAGAAAGCGGATTTAAAAAGTTAAACAGCGGAACTGTTCCGGGCGGTGTACAGATGGGCGGTGGTTTAGTTAATATGCACCTATTATACATTCCTACATTTTTAAGCATACAGATTTTACCTAAAGAAGACAAACAAGAAGTTCGTGAACGCTTTATGGACTTCAAAGATTGGCTGTGGAACAACTACAGACAAGATGATGATTTTTGGAAACATAATCCGTATGGATGGAAACGCTGGGAAGCAGTTCTTAAACACATGGATGCACAAGACAACAGTCACTTACTGCCAGGCTTCAAAGAGTATACTAACAAACTAGATAAAATTCGTAACTTAAATGCAGCAACAGTATTTCCGGAGTTAGCGCACTTGTTATGATAAAGGAGATTAAAAATAATCAACCAACTGATACATTACGCATAGAGTATATGCCAGGTAATTTTTGCAATCATAAATGTCATTATTGCTTCCCTGGCAGCAATGAAGGTGATTATCCTTGGCCTGATGTCATACAAGTAATAGATAATTTTGAACATTTACTAACACATTACAAACTTCACGGAAAAACTAAAAGCGACATATTCATTGTAGGAGGAGAGCCTACAGTATGGAAAGAGTTGCCGGTATTATGTAAGTTTTTAAAAGATAACTTTAGCTCAACTATTGAAATTAGTTCTAACGGCAGTCGAAGTTTAGAATGGTGGAAAGAAAACGCTAGGTATTTTGATCATGTAGGTATTAGTGTACATAGAGAATTTGCAAAGTTAGATCATATCATAGAAGTCTGCAATATACTTTATGAAAATAATGTTCTAGTATCTGCAGATGTGTTAATGGATCCTGATGCATACGAACAATGTGTAGACATTGTAGAATATTTAAAAAAGTTTGCTGCACACAAATGGCCAATTATTGCAAAAGTAGTTCACTTTAACGGATTGCATAGATATACTGATCAACAGTTAGAATACTTTGATGAAAGCATCAAACAATACCCGCCCTTAGACTGGTACCATTCAGTATCTCATAAAGAACGTCGAGAAGTTACTATAACTTACGATAATAACGAAGTTGTGACTACTAATAGTGATAGTTGGTTAACACGAAATAACTTAAATTACTTTAAAGATTGGGAATGTAACATAGGTGTAGATTTTATTAAAATATTTCCTAATGGCAACATAACAGGAAACTGTCAGCAAACATTATACAACGATAGTACTATACATAATTTTAATCACGTAGACTTTAGAAAAACATTCATGCCAACTATAGGTCCAGTAATCTGCACAAAGCAAGTATGCGGGTGTAATGAAGAAACTGTATGCAATAAAAGGAAACAATATGTTTGATACCCTTGAACCAATCAATCCGCAAGTATTTCAAATTGCATGGGAGAGTACACTTAAATGTAATCTTGATTGTAGCTACTGCGGCGACGGGCATGATAACAAACAACCGCATCCTCCGTTAGCAGAAAGTTTAGACACTGTAGACTTTATCGTAAATTATGTTTCGCAGATTATGAAAACACGAAAAAATAAAGAAGCAAGTCTCAACATACAAGGCGGCGAAAGTTTAGTACATCCTAAAATAATTGAAATACTACGATATGCCAACCGTGCTGCTACCACTGTTGATTGGAAGTTGTATATCAATACGATTACTAATGCAGTTGTAAAAGATAAAGTATGGCACCGTCTTGTTCCGTTTATTAATTTCTTTACAATTAGTTTTCATTCAGAATCTTCGTACACTCAACAAGATCAAGTGCGTAAAAATATTTTGTATATAAAAGAATTAGGTAAACAGTTTCACGTATCAATACTAATGCATCCCAAGTACTGGGACACTTGCGAAAGCATGGTTAACTGGTGTAAGGAAAACGATGTAAAATATAATATACGACAAATTGATCATCATTGGACTGACTTTAGATTTAATTATTCAAAAGAACAAATAGAATATATTACTGGTTCTGCCCCTGCGTCTGTTTTACAAATAGCAAAAGCAGTTGTTACAGGCGGGTTTGATTTATCAGCAAGCAGCAGAGAATGTTGCGGCGGCTTAGAAATGTGTACAAATCAAACAGCATGCACTAAGCGAGTTGAAAATAAATTTAAAGGCTGGCATTGTAGTGTTGATAAACAGTTTTTGTATATTAGGCAAACTACTGGAGAAGTTTTTACTAACAAAGATTGTCGCATGAATTGGGACGGCAAAGTAGGTCCTATCGGAAATTTAAAAGACACTGCGGCAATACTAAAACGAGTAGCCGATGGAACAAATACAATCATTTGTAAAAAGTCAAGTTGTTGGTGCGGCATATGTGCGCCCAAGGCAAAGCATAAAGAAGACTATGATAGGATTATGTTGAAGTATGTTTAATTGGTATGTAAAAAATAAACTAGGCGAAAGTCTATGTTTAGCAAAGTGGACCAACAGCACAATGCATTTAGGCATAGGAAAGAATCACAGTTGTCATCATCCTAATCCGCATACTGTTCCTGTTGAAGAAGTTAAAGCAGATCCTAGTGCATTACATAATAGTTCATACAAACGTAGTGTTAGAGATCAAATGCTTAATAACGAAAAGCCATCAGAGTGCGATTACTGTTGGAGCATAGAAGAAACAGAAAAGTATAGTGACAGAGTACTAATGAGTAAAAAGCTCGACAGTCTTCCGTACTACAATGATATTATTTCTAGTAACAGATATGATCCTACTATGTTGGAAGTTAGTTTTTCAAATGTTTGCAACTTTAAATGTGCATACTGCGGCCCGCAGTTTAGCAGTTTATGGGCAAGTGAAATAGAAAACAACGGTGCATATCCTACATCACAGAACTATAACGACATATACGAAAAACAAATACTAGATAGAGAATCTAATCCATATATTGATGCATTTTGGAAATACCTGCCGATAATGTATTATGGATTGCACACCTTACGTATTACAGGTGGCGAACCTATGCTTAGTCGGCATACAAAAAAGTTGCTCAATTACATTATAGAAAATCCTAATAAAAAACTTACCCTAGTAATCAATAGTAATCTAGGTGCACCGAAGCATGTTATTGCAGATTTTATTTCACAGTTAGAAAAGGTTCAACATTGTGTAAAGCGTATCGAAATAGCAACTAGTGGAGAAAGCTATGGAGCAAAAGCTGAGTATGTTCGTGACGGTTTAAACTACGCACAGTGGATTGAAAACTGTAATTATGTATTAACTGAACTTCCTAAATTAAAGTTAAGTTTAATGTGTGCGTACAATGTATTGAGTATTACTAGCTTTGATAGTTTTGTTGATGATATTGTTGATCTTAAGAAAAAATATAAGCGTGTAAAATTGAGTATAAGTTATGTTAGACATCCTAGCTTTATGCATGTATCCCTGGCACCTAAGTCTTGGCATTATATCCTATTGCAATCTCGTACAAAACTTAAAAAACATTTTAATAACGAAACAGTTCAACGTTTTGATTTTGTAATTTCTGAATTTAATAAAGAGCCTAATGAAACACAATTAGATGACTTCAAATCATTTATCAAAGAATACGACATACGCCGTAGTAAGAAATTTTTAGATGTTTTTAGCGAGTATAGCTGTATAGTCGGCTAGTTCTCGTGCCTTGGGCACACACATTCCGCAACCACAACGTTCATTAGGACAAATAATAGTCCTGTCTTTGTTGAATCTAGCATAAGCAAGTATAGCATCTATGTCTTTAAGGGTGCCTACAGGGCCTCTATCGCCGTCGTGTAGTGCTTTACACGTTTGATGGTGATACACATTGCCCGTGTGTTGATCGATGTGTAAGAAGTACTTGTTGACGCTGCAAAACCATCCTTTAAAATGTGTATCGACTAGTTCAACTTCTTGCCACTTGCCGTTTACTTTGCCCTGCAAACAACGTCCACCACAACATTTACGTCCTAATTCTGTTCCTGCCTTTGTTCCTTCACTAGGCTTTGCAACATTAGTGTAACTATAAAACCAATCTTGTTGTTCGTCGGTATAGTCGTGTGTTGTCCTGCGCTGACTTCCATCTGTGTCAGTGAACCAACCCTTGCGTTCTACATTGCCATCTCCGATAGGTCGAGGATTGTGTTTAATTCCTAATACTTTTAGTTCTTCGCATACTGCTACACCTTCGGACCAGTTGTTTGTGTGCAGCATTACATTTACTTGCAGCCACAACCCTTTGGCATGCAACAGTTTGATGTTGTCTAGTGTTTGTTGTTTTAGTTTAGCATGACCTTCTGTATGATAACTTACAGTAACGCCTTCAAATATCTCTGCTATGCGATCAGTGTTGCGAGGATGCCAGGCACCGTTTGTAGTTAAGCTAAGTCTAAAACGTGTTTCAGTATTTTTAATATGTTCTGCTAGTTGCCAAAACGCAGGATTAACTGTGGGCTCTCCGCCTGTAAAGTTTATGTTAACTAGATCAGTGTATATGCTAGTATATTCTTTTACAAACTCAAATGTACGCAACATTTCTTCGTAACTGTGTGGAGAGCTTTTATTATCATGACGACTTATTTCACAATAGCTACAATCAAAGTTACATCTGCGTCCAGTGTCCCAAGTAACCATTAAGCGTTCTGGGCCTGTTAAATTTAAAGCACTAGTCGTTATCATTTACTAGTCCTTTTGTTAGCGGTATATCAGCAGCACAAGTACACCATTTGCGTGTACAAGTAATCCATTCTTCTGGTGCTTCAAAACTTCCGTCATAAATGTTACCTAAACTGCCACCTACTCTGCAAGTAGCACGATGTACATCGCCATCCCAGTTAATCATTAAACTTTGAATACCAGCAGCACAGCGCCATCCTTCAAATTGATTACGTTGCTCTTTAATAATATCGTTAGCGTGTGCAAGCTCTTCGTTGTCTATTACACAGTTTGGTTTTGCAGTTGACTTCTGATCAAGTATCCATTGTAGATCCTTTTCATTATATTTCATATCGTCAAACCAATCATGTTTTTCAGTCCAACGTATCCGTCTTACTACATAAGGAACATGATGTCCGTCAAACAACGTTGCACAAGTTTTTACTCTATCCATATGTTCGTGATGTGCCATTAGATTAACTTGAAATGGTATACCTCTTTCCATCTCGTTTAGTTGGACCCAGTATAGCACATTGTTTAGACAGCGTTCCCAGTTGTCGTCATCTTCTACATGCAAGCTAAACACATAATGGTTTACAGGCAGTCTAGAATACAGTTTATGTGGCAGTGTTCCGTTGGTTGTAATATTAACCCAATCAAGCCTTTGTACAGCATGCTCTACAATTTCCAATATATGAGGATGTACACATGGCTCGCCGCCTGTGAAGCTAAGTCGTACCGGACGATCTAATTCGTATAATGCATCGATTGTATCTAGCATTACTTTTATATTAGTGTGTTTACTAAAGTTATCGTGTATTTCGCTTGGACAGTATGTACAGTCTAGATTACATCGTTTACCGATATTCCATTCAACGTGTATACTATCTTTATGATCCCATCGACTTTCTACTTTATACATATGATATGAATTCCGGATTAGTTGCAAGAAAGTCTTGCCCGCGAGTCGCATCTAGTCTGCGATTAAACTCTACACAGTCTTTCCAATGTGTATCGTACATACATTTTGCTTCTAAGAAGTTAATATTGTCCTGTATCTGTTGCAGAGTAACTTGTTCTAACAATTTGTGTTCACGTACTAGAGGATAGTCTAGTATGTCTGCTTTCATCATTTCAAGATTGCGTACTACTCGTTGCTTTAATTTAGGAGGTAGTACTTGTGCAGATAGCGCCATAGGGTAGTTTACACGATGCGAATAAAATATAATACCTAGCTTGTTAATAAAGTAATCAATAACTTTGTCAATTTGCATTATGTTATTTGCTTGTACAGTAAATGCACCAACTACTCTAGTTACATTAGGAAAACTCTTAAACACTTTGATGTTTTCTTCAATCTCACTAAATTTACCATTGCCTCTAATGTATTCATAAACATCGTGTATGCCGTCTATGCTTACATTCACAGCAATTGATTTAAACTTAGGCCAGTAGTCGTGTATAGTACGACCACCTTTAATGCCTAGCGTAGTTCCATTTGTTGCATATTTTAATTCTATTTGATTGCCATATTGTGCTAGCTTGTCTAGTATCTTGTAATGATACGGATCCATCAGCGGCTCGCCGCCTGCAAACTCTACTCGTCTAAAGAACGGTAGCAGTTTTTCAAATGATTCCCACCAATTGTCGCTGTTATCAAATGGGCCAATATATTGCCCAGGCTTATCTACAAGGCCTTCAATAGTTGGAATAAGATAGTTATCTTCTTTTTTGTAAAACTCTGTAACAACGTCCCAGTCCTTCCAGCTAGTACTATCCAGTGGGTTGCACATACGACATTTTAGATTGCACAAGTTGTTTAGTTTAATCTCCATAGTCGGAAACTCAAATGGCATTGTATAATCGTCGTTTAAAGCGTCTAGTGCATCAGGGTACAAGTTGACCCTAGCTTCGGGTATTACCCCTGCTGTATGACGCTGTCGTAAGCTCTGTACACCCTGGTCTTCTAAGTCAAAGCAAGGTTTGCACACGTCAGGTCGTTCGTTATTAAGTACTTGTCTACGTACTTCACGCATTGTATCGTTGTTCCATGCTTCTTCCAAACTTTCGTTTTGAATAAAGCCAACTGGCTGACTACGACAACATACCTTAATAGCGCCATCTTCACGAGTTGCCATTCCTGTAAAGGGGTGCATACAAAATGTACAAGAGTTTGTTTTCATATCAATATTTACCGTAATTAAACTAGCAGTTTATCAGAAGCGATAAGTATTTGTATGTTAAGAAAAACAGGTATAATAGCTGACTCAAAAAAGATTCTAGAACTTGTGCTTGATTTAGATACAGGCAAGCATGATCTGTCACGACCAACAGGTAGATTTTTTTATGACCCTTGGGTATTAAATGAAGAATATAAAGGTACTGAATTAGAAGTACTTTTTAATCAGCTTGAATCTCCTGGGCAAGTGCGTGTAAATGTACTTGAAGAAGGCAGAGCATACCAGCAACATGCAGATTTAGATGATAGGTATCACTTATCATTAGATGGTGTTGAGAGTTATCTTGTTGATCTTACAAATGGACAACTGCATGATACTAGAACTGATAATATAGTATACGAAATGGATGCCGGACGGTTACACAGTGCAGTTAATTTTGGATATTATCCTCGCAAGCAATTAGTGATACGTAAGTTATTACCGTTTAATAAATTAGAAAATCCGTTAAGTGTTTCACTTAAAGCAACTCCGGTTCCTAGACTACGATATAATTTTGATCAGACATTTAGTGTATGGTTTAATAAATCTATAAAAGCAGGAATAATTGCAAACTTTAATAAGCACAATGAGTTGCATATTAGTTTTGATATAGAGTTAAATGAAAGTCAACAGTTAGAAAATTTAGTTCAGTCTAGCGGATTACCGATTGAGATAATTTTATGAAGCTGCTTGAGAAATATCATAACGGAGTACTAGGTCCTGTTAGCGATTTATACGAAGCTAGGTATTCCGAGTATGCTATGTATATACAATTTAAAGATAGATTTTGGTTTGATAGAGAACTACAATATCATCGAGAGCTACAGCACAAAAGTTATTGTTACGAAATGATTGATGTTGACGTTAGTAGTATGTTAATAGTTTACAAATATGAAAGCAATAATTTAAATCATGTATTATACGAAAACAAAAATATAGATATAGACTATAAAAAACAAGTACGTGATATATTAGCAGATTTACAATCTGAAGGTATCTACAAAATAAACATATATCCGCATACATTTTTTATTCAAGACGGAAAAATTAAAATATCAGACTTGTATGGATGCACAACAAAATTTACAATAGTGCCTCAAGAAATGATAGGTGATATTATTAATGATAAAGAGCGATTTAAGTTTGTAGATGGACATCTTGATTGTGTAGCAACATACAATTACACAATTGAAAATAGTACAAACTATTGGCCGGAGGATTTTTTAAATGGCTGAGTATATTGGTATATGCAATACTGTAAATTGGCAAGAATTAATTAAAAGCATCGAATCCCAAACAGCAGCGTATGTAGGCCCGCGACACGATGTAGGGCACGATGTACCAGGTGTTGAAGAAGTAGTTGGACCTCTACGTAACGCAGGTTACAAACAAAAGTCAGAAGGCGGTAATGCAGCCTGGGATATGTTTTTACCAGGAAAGAATTTTGATGAAGAAATAATATTTCAATTTATGCAATTTGTTGGAATGAAAGAATACACTAATGCTTGGATAAGTCGTGTGCTGCCGGGCGATGTAGCACCGTGGCATTGGGATATCACTGACGACGAAGCAACACTAAATGCTGGCAAGGAATTACAAAGATTTCATTGTCATGTAAGTGGGCCTGAACCTGGGCATACTATTATTGTAGCCGATAAGTGTTTGTACAACCAGCCACAGGGTGCTGTTTGGAAATGGCCTAGTCGCACAAGCTGGCATGCTGGCGCAAATGCAGGATTAGTGCCAAAGTACTTGTTTAACATTTGGGGATAAGATGAAAATAGTTTTAACAGGCGCATCTAGTCCTATCGGCAAAATTGTACTAGAGCATTTAAGAGACAGTCACGAAGTAGTTGCAGTATCAAGATCTACCAATTGGGATCTAACTAATACTGATACTATGCACAGACTCAATGAAATGACTACTGACTGTGATGTTTTTATTAACTTAGCTCATATAGGCTATTTACAAGGTGTGATGTTAGGAAGTAGTAAAGCGAAAATTAATATTAGTTTTACAAGTTTAATAACACAATTTGAATGGTCTTTAATGCAATCATTTAATACTCCAGAGTATATTTCGCAAAAATTGTTCTTAGAATACGTGCATAATGAAATGGACAATAGTGCATTAGTTAGTATTTCAAACTACGGCGCTGGAATAATACCTAGCGTTACGGACGATCAAATATGTAATGCAATTGATGACATAATACAAGGCAGAAGTATATTGCCTGTGCGTATAGAAGTTAGTAATGGGATAGGTGATTTATCCCTATAACTTTTCTAAACTCCGGAGTAAAGGTACAGTCAATGCGCAATCCGTATTCAACTTCGTTAGAATGTTCTCCACCGTGCCAATCTTCGTCATTCCAAAATGCAGCATTTGAATTTATGTAATGCTTATTTTGTGATTCCGGATCCCATATGTAGAAACCTCTTTTTGTGCGATATCGAATATGTATAAACTCGTTGTTGTGCTCACTGTATCCTTGCTCGTTGCCATTCTTGCCATCTAAGTCTCTATGCTCAAAAGCATGTCCATTATGATCACAGTGGAAGAATATAACTCGCCCAATACGATCAATAATATTTTCCTCTACGAGATTTTCAACCCATTTAACAACACCTGGAAAATATTGCTGTTCTTCTGTAGGTTTACGTTCTGCATTACGTTGTTCCCATGAACCTTCTTCCCAAAGAAAATAATAGTTGTAAGGATCATTAGCACCTAGTACACTTTTTAGATAGCGTGTAAACAAGTTACGTTGCTTGTAGTCTTTAAAGTCTGTAGGGAATATTTCACTACCTTGTACACGAATAGGATGGCCCTCTGGCAAGTTCTGGTATTCAGCAAATGCTTGATAGATAGGTTTCCAGTTTAAAATATAGCTCATGTCGTCGAATTTAAAACCCGGCGACATCCAAGTTCCTTCTTTTGCATACTCACGTGCAAGTGCAAACCCTTTGCATATTTCAGGGTGCAAGTTTCTAAACCCTTCTATGTCTAGGTAAGGGTCTAAGTTAATATACGGTTTTCCGCCAATTCCTCTAATCATATACATACTTATCAGGTAAGTAAATGCATGCAACCAAAATATGAATACTATTACAACAACGTGCCCGGCAAAGGTCTGTGTAGAAACAACTTAATTTATACAAGTCTTATGAATGAGGATAACACAGTATTCTGTCAATGGTATCATAATGACAGTGAATACCACCAAGGTAAAAACGAAGTAGTTGATCCTAAAAAGATGGATGAAAAATGGAGACGTGAAGTTAGTTTCTTAAAGCGTATGCAAGAGCATTGCCCGCAACATATTCCAAAGATACTTGATATAGATTATACACATAGAAAAGTATTCTTGGAGGTGCAGGGTGTAGACTTTTGGGAGCAAGCAGGTTGCTTAGAAGAAAATTATGATAGTGTACTTCCAGACTGGAAAGAGCAAATGTTAGAAATAACTCAAGCACATAAAGACTTGGGCATATACAAATACAGTATGCACCCTAGTAGTTATTTTGTAGTAGACGGAAAACTCAAAAGCATTAACTATTTCTTCTGTTATGACCGCCGAGAGCCTGGCATAACTCCTCGTAGTGTACTCAGTCATATTAGCGAAGATAGACGCAAAGAGCTTCTTCCTAAGATGGAATCTATGGGCATTGATGTAGACACTGTAGCAGATTTAGGCATGTTACAACAACTTTGCTTTAACAGTTTTAGTAATAATTACCCTGCGGACTTTGTACAAATGTCCAAACAAATATACCAAGATTCGGTATAAAAGAACCATAAAAACTATAACCATGCATTAACCACAAAAAAACCGCATTAAAAACTAGGTTAAATGCGGTTCTTTAAAAAACGGTCTATTAGTTGCTTAGTAGTGCAGTGATAGCGTTTCTAATTTCTCTAATATTCTTATTGCCAGTAACAATGGTTAGTTCGCCACTAACATCATTCTTAATCCATAATGCAAACTCTGTGTTGGTTCTGTAGACTGCTGGAATGTAGTTAAAGCCCAATGCATTAACATTTATTAATGCTTCTACTTGTTCGCTTTCAATGTTATATACACCTGATTTTAAATTTAACATATTATCTTCCTTAGTCTATTATTGATTCAATATCAAATACAGTACTATCTAATTGCGAAATAAATGATACATGAAAGTCTGCATTTCTGTGAATATGTGGATTTAATGAAATTAGTTTATTAGCGTCAGTTACCCAACTAAACATATTTTCTGCAAAAAGGTTAGTATCTTTACCATAACGGTTTAGATATCCTAGTGGAGATTTCCAATACCATTCATTGTTAGCATTTCTATAATATGCAGATGCGCCTAATTCTGAAGCCCAACTCTCGGGCCATACTTTTGAACCTTGTGGTTGCTTTGCTAGAACATTTAGTGTTGATACTGCATGGGTACAAAAATTGTTAAATGTAGCAGTATTGTCAACATCAGTATTCAGTACTAATTCGAAAGTACTTTTTGCATCGCTTACTGGTTTGATCCATGCATTGTACGTCCAACTACCGTCGAACATGCTATGCTCTTCGTGTGCAGCGCATACTGGAACAACAATTCCTTCTGCTGACATAATAGTTCTAAACTGATTGTGTAGTTCTAATGTCGCTTCAAAGCAATTGTTTAATGTATAAATGTGTGTAGGAGTATGATACTCTATTACGTAATCATGAAGATTACGCTGTAAAATGCTATAGTACTCATCACCAGGAGGACTAAAATGCATTTTAATGCCATTAGGATGATCCAAGGCATTAAAATGTAAAGAAGTACTCTTTGATAATTTGTCTTTTAATTTGTGTAACTCAGCTGCTTGCATGAATAAATCCTATGTCTTATATAGTGTATTTATCCAGAACTATTTCTTTTTGAATTTGCCCTTCATAAATCTACGTGTTGTCTTAATCATATCACGTTTTACACGCTCTGTATGTACACGGAAATCTACGGTTTGTATTTGGTCTTCATACTCGTCTAATAGTTCACCTAGCAATTCGTCAATGGTGTAACCTTCTTCGACAAGTTCTTGGGAATTCATATCAATATCCCAAACATCGCCTTCTTTGAAAGTTACTAGTATTGACTGGAGGTACTCGACAGGAACTGCGTTAACAGTTACGTTGCCGAATACCTCCGGCCAGCTAGCAATTACATCTCTAGGTAGTTTTTTTGCCAACGCTCTTCTTCTTAGTTGGAGAAAGCTCATCGGCTTCCGCACGTAGTCTTTTCGCCTCTTTGTACATCGCATCAGCTTGTGAACGATATTGGGCAGCTAAGTCTTCGTCAGATAGAACACCAGAGTCATTTGACTGTGAAGGTTGAGCATCAGCAGGTGCAGTATCAACAGTTTTGTTAATGCTTGCAACTTCTGTTACCTGAGCATTGCTGCCCGGCTTTACAGTCAAGTCTTCTAGACCAATACCTCGTTGTTCAGCAATTACTTGATTTAAATCGCTTAGTAAGATACTAGTTGATGCATTCGGAACCATTTCTACGTCCTTGGTAGAAATTTTAGTTAGAATTCCTCTCTTGTGGAAAGTTGATAACATATTGTCAGCAGTTTCCGGAAGTGAGGCTCTATCTAATGCATCAGCAAGTTCGTATGCAGTTTGTCCTGCATTAGACTCGACTACTTTAATAAGAGCGTCGTGGTCTCTGTCGTTTAGATTTTCTGTTGAAATAACTAAAGCAGAGTAAGGGTCGCCTGGAAGAGTCCGAAAAGCAACCACTACTTTTCTCTTATTAGATACTAGTCGACCTACATGTTTAAGATCGGCCATATTATTATCCTTGTGCTTGTGCTTCCTGCGCGGCTTTAGCTGCTTCTGCTTGCTTCTGTACCTCGTTTAGGAAACCGTTTAATTTATCGTACAATGTACCTACTGTGACCATTTCACCTGGGCGGAATGCACCACGAGCAGATGCTACGTCAATTAGTGTACGCATTGCTGCTAGGTCTTGAATGTTCAGTTCTTTTGATTCGCCTTGTGCTGCTGCTTCCTGGGTAGCATTTTGCAGCTCTTCAGCTTGCGCAGCCGCAGCCGCCACTTGATCGTCATGTGCTTGCGCAATAGTTTTTTCTTCAGTCATTTTTCTTTCTCCTTTAAATGATTGCTGTAAAGTACTTATTTGTTGAGTTAAGTTAGTACTTTAAAAGTGGACAAGCTATTTGAAAATAACTTGACTCGGATGGCTTTTCAAAGCCAATCTTAATTACGACTTTCTTGTCTTCTTCTAAACTATTCTGTTTTGCAATATAAAATCTACCTGATAAGTTGTCTTTGATCCAGACACGTATAGCAGACTCTAAATTGTAAGACATGTTATCAATTAAAACATAGTCTAGATGTTTTGCAGGGAATTCGTATTCCCTAAATTTATATAAGTCAAGTGGGTTAGCCTTTCCTTTATATATAGGCATCACGCTGCCTCGTCATAGTGTGCAGTTTGTCCAAACGGTGCTTGCAAGTTTTTATCATGGTGACTGTGAATAACAAATACTGTATCACAGTAATCTTCATCACCCCAACTATCCCAAGCATAACCATCAGTGAACATGATAAACTTCTTAGGAACATAATCTTGTTCTTTCATATATGTCCAATTTGCCATAAAGTCAGTGCCACCGCCGCCCATGATTTCATAGTCTAGCAAGTCCTCACCACCGTCTGCACTAAAGTCTTGTTCGTTGTACACCTTTGTGTCAAAGCACCACAATTTAATATTGTAGTCCTGATATTCTTCCATAATACCTTTTACTTCGCTCAAAAACTCTCTAGCTTGCTCGTCGCCAATTGAACCGCTCATATCAAGTGCAACGGCAATGTCAATTGTGTCCTGGAAATTCATGCCAGGTAAAATAGCACCGCTCATCTGCCCTTTGCGACTTGGACGAATAAATGTATAATCGCTCTTAACTGTGCTTTGGATTTGCTGACGAAGTAGCTCACGCCAATTCATCTTGGGCTCAGTAAGCTCTTTGATCATACGTGCAATCTCACCAGGTACATTGCCTGCGCCTGCTGTTTGTGCCGCGCTCAACACGTTCTCTTTGATCTCGTCTTTAATTTTTTGCATTTCAGACTTAGAGTACTTAGGCTTGTTTTTGCTTACACTGTTACCGTTGCTATCTTTGCTTTCGTCACTGTCTGAACTGCCGTCGCCATCTTCACCTTCCATATCAAGGTGCTCGTCTAGCATTTCGCCAAGCGCCTTGACGGCTTCTTCGCCATTCTTTTTAGCGTCTTTGAAAAGTTCTTCGTACACTTCTTCTGAAGTCCATCCGTCATATTTAAAATCTTGATAGCAGTCTACAATACTAGGATTGTGTCCGATGCGATCACGTACTAACAAATTGTTAACAATATAATCGGCAGCAATGTTGTAAAGCATAGGGTGACGTTCTTCACGCCGACCTAAGTGATCAAATACCATGTGCAGAATTTCGTGTGCAACAACAAACTCAATTTCTTTATTATCCATAGCATTAAAGAATTGAGTATTGTAAAATAAGTTACGTCCGTCTACAGCGGCAGTAGGAAGCCAGTCGTCTGCGGCTAAAATTTTAAGCCGTGTTGCCATGTTACCAAAGAAAGGATGACGCAGTAGCAATCCTACTCGTGCAACAATAATGCGATCGTATACTTCTACACGCATTTCCTCTAACTGTTCTGGAGTAATAGTTGGATCTGGTTGCCAGTTTTTAAGTTTACTTGCAGTATCTTTTTTAGCCATTGTATCGCCCTTTATTAACTTATACATATATTATAGCACCTATAGTATATATGTCAACCACAATTTTGATTCAAAAGAAAGGATGAGCTCTAAAGAACCCATCCTTTCGATGTATTATACGCCTTGTGCAGCCTTAATATACTTGCCAAAGCGATCATGGAACTCGTCAAAGCATTCTACTTCGTCTGGATCAATTGGCAATGCATATTGTGTAAGTGCAAGTTTAATACCCATTACGACTAGTTCTGTATCAAAGTTATCCATTGCAAAGCGTAGGAAGTTGTTTACTTTGTCATCGAACTTCTTATCATCTTTGTCGCAGGCTTCTTTAAGTTCGTAGCACAAAGACACTGTCAAAGAGTACATAGCACTGATCTCTTTAGACTTCATTTCTTTTACTTTGCCTGACAGGATGTCAGTAGGATTAGGCATGCTGGAAGCAACTTTACGGTGCGCCATAAATTTGACTGCTAGGCCTTCTCCTACAGCACCTGCAAAAAGATCAGTAGTAGTAGAATCATCTAGTCCGTCTTCGAGCAACTCGCTTACAAAACTCCATGTACGAGGAGTAGCAAAGCTACGGCTTGGACTCTTAGGATCAAAGTCGTACAGGTCTTTCTTTGCAAATGTCAAATAACCAACAACATCTGTGTGGATTTTGTTGTCTACAGCCCACTGGAACCAATCATCAAAATCAACACGCAGTTCCAAGTGGATAAAGCGGTTAGCCAACGGAGCAGGCATACGATATGTAACACCTTTATCAGCTTCACGGTTGCCTGCCGCAACAATCATAACATTGTCTGGCAGCTTGTAAGTACCAACACGACGGTTAAGAATAAGCTGGTATGCTGCCGCTTGTACACTAGGCGCTGCCGAGTTCATTTCGTCTAAGAACAATACAATGTTGTCATACTGTGCCGCAAACTCTTCGCTTGGAAGTTCGCTAGGAGCACCCCACACCATTGTACCTGAGTTACTATCAAAGTACGGAATACCTTTAATGTCTGTAGGTTCCCAAAGACTCAAACGAATGTCAATTAGATGTGAGTTTGTAAAGCTATCGCTAATCTGACGTACAATGTCGGACTTGCCAATACCTGGAGGTCCCCACAGGAAGATTGGACGTTTCTTTTTAAGCGCATGCTTGATGCTTGCTTTTGCGCTATTCGGAGTAACAGTGCGACCTGCGACATTTTCCATTTTGTATTCCCTCTTTTACAAAGTTGTGTATTTCTGTTTCGCTATACATATATAATAGCATCACTGCGCTAGATGTCAAGTTCTTTTTTAAGATTTTTTTAGAGACCAGAATGTGGCGTGTTTACCACTAAGATATCCTGTGATAACAACCCGATGTCCGTATACACTGTTATCGAACATTGTGTGATAGGTTATTTCTGTGGCTTTTTCCATACACCATTTGCCCGCAGGTGTTTGCTGCCATTCATATATTGGCGGAGCAACATAGATGTCAATATCATCTACATCGCCTATTTTAAATTCGTGTAGTATGTACTTACTTTTCGTATCGTTCATATTTTAGTCTGTAGAAAGTTTCGTTCTTTGGATCTAATTCAAATCCTACTACAGTTGTAGTTGTGTGAGTGTTTTTTTGTGTTCCAATTATTTCTACTCGTATTGCCTTGTCTGACAAGAACTTAAACCACTCCATGGTTTTGTATGCATTGTCCAGTGTCTCTTCTAAATCCGCACGATTTAGATAATGAGATCCTAAGCTGTCGCCGTGGTAGGGAATATCAAATGGAACCTTGATCATTGTTCAAATCTTTTCTCCAACAGCAAATCCTCGGAATGTTTTAAAGCGTGGAAAGCGCAGGCTGTATGTTCCATCTTGATTCTGCGTTACAGCGTCAGCACGTACTTCTACAAGATGGCCAATAAGAGCATCACGATTATTCCAATAGTCGTCCCTATGAACATCAGTGAAGCCACTACCGACATTAACGCGAATGTCTTTTCCGTCGTCGATGCCTTCGCAGACAATAGCACCAAGTCTGCCTTCATTCCTGCCAGTACCTTCTTCAACATCTACAACCTCCAATGTTACTTCAATAAATGGTTTAGCTTTGAGCCAAGCATGACTGCGTTTACACTCATATGGCGCATCCAAATCTTTGATCATAACGCCTTCATAACCACCGTCTACAGCCGCTTTATTAAGCTCTACAAAGCGTTTGTTTCCTTCTGGAGTGTCTAAGTCTACTTCTTCCCATTCAAGTGATTGTACGTGCTTTAAAACGTCCTTGTGTTCTTCTACCCAATGTTTAGTGATAGCACTACGGAAACTCTGTGGCTTTTCCCATACACCGTTTTTGAAACAGCCCAGCGGAATAGTGTCAAACAAATGTAGTACAGCATCACTATTTTGAACAGTTTCTTTGCGCTGTAGTTGCTTCATAAGGTCTTGGAAGTTAGCACTCATTACTTCACCGTCTAGTACCAATGGATACGGAACTGGATAGTCTTTAATCACTGCTTCAAGTTCTTCAATGATGTGTCCAAAGTTATGAAACTGTTTTCCGTTGCGGCTAAACATTTCTACTTTGTTGCCTTGAATAATTGTGACAACACGAACACCGTCGAGTTTGATTTCAATCTGCTTTTTACCAGTCATCTTCTTTTCGTGATTGGCACTGTCGTGTGCAAGCTGACAAGTAAACACAGGTACAGCATATTGCGGGAATTCTTTAGCAACTTTGTTTACTGTCTTTTCACTTACTCCGCAACGTAGATCTTTAATAAGAATACGACGATAGAACATATTCCACTGCTCTGTAGTAGCAACATTCATTGCTAGTTCAATAGCATCACGTGCTGCATGTCCTGTAAGTTCACGTGCAACAAGTTTGTCTGCAAGTTCTTTGAACACTGCCCAAGCAAGACCTTGCCCATTTTCTGTTGCTTCTGGTACTTGCTTTACACCAAATGTAACCATAGCATCAAGTGCCATACGCACACCTTCAAAGAACTCGTCTAGTCCTTCTTCCATTGCTGATCGAAGAATGTCTTCTTTGTTAAGACGACTAGGGTGATCTTCTAGTGTTGAAATAATGTATTCTGGTTGTGTACGCATGTATTCACCTGCTGTTGTAAATTTCATATCGCCCATTGTGTTCATAATATTCAGGCTCCATTTCTAGTGATTCGGTAAAGTCAAAGACTGTGTATCCTTGCAATGCATACATTGTAGCATGTTTAGGAGTACAGAGCAAGATCTTTTGCTCCATACTCCCAGCAGTTTTTACTCTAGGATGTTCTACAAAACGTTCTATGCTATAAAGTCGATGTTCAATCATCCCAATCAATCTTGTTGTACTTAGGTTTCTTTTTGATCTTGTTTTTGATCACTTTGGGACGGAAGGGACCTTGTGGATCCCTTACCGCCTTTGCTTCAAAATTGCGCCGCTTGGGCGCTTGAGGACGTCTGATGCTTTTGGACATTATACAATCCTTAATTCCTCAATATTGATAGGAGTGTAGTTGATTTGCTCAACACTTACGCATCTGTGAAACTCAGTTGGGCTTGGATTCTGGTGAATGTGTCCGTGTACGTTTGTCATAGGACCATCGCCAAATCTGTGACTCTCGCCCAATGTACTGTTGTGTACAGGAACGTGAGTCAACAACAATCCAAACTCAGGAAACATTCTCCACAAGTCAATCTTGCCCCACCAGCCTCCGGCAGCGTGGAACTTGATGTTGTCGTGGTTGCCAACAACCAAACGCTTCTGTCCGTTCAAGCGAGGAAAGTTAGTGTCCATCCACTCTTGCTTGCGAGTGCCAAACAACACATCTCCCAAGTGGTACACTTTGTCACCTGGCTTGACTACTGAGTTCCAGTTAGCGATCATCTGCTCGTTCATATCTTCAACGTCAGTGAAACGATCGCCACGAGTTGGCCGACCTTCTCTATCTGAGAACGTCAAGATGTTAGCGTGATCAAAGTGTGTATCACTGATTACCCAAATATCTCTAGCCATGTTATTATCCTCTTTTGTATGTAATAATTGTAGCAGTAAGATAGGAACTTGTCAAGTGTTAATTTATATATTTTAGTAGAAATTCTGATACTTTGCTAAAAGCATCTGCATTTAGATGACATCCGTCTTGTATACTAATGTCTTTATTTTGCAATCTCTTGTACTTGTTAGCATAATTTTCAGCAGCTTCTAACCAAACACTTATATCAGTATGCTTTAGTTTATCCATATCTTTTAGGTCTCCACTGCCGTCGTGTACACTATACTTTTCAGTATCAATTGCAGGGTCTAAAAAATTAAGTATACTAGGCATAACTACTTCTAATTTATGATCTTGATAGTTGTCTATTCTACTAAGTCCGCCTAGGCATAATATTTTAGTGTCATATTGTACTTGGATAGCTTCTAATTTGTCAAGTATTTTTTGCTGCCTTGATTCTAGTATACCTTTAAGATTGATATGATGAGGTAATGCATCATCATTTGAATTACGCCCGTGTCTTAATAAATCACTTTGTATAAAGACAACATACGGATATGTATGATATGCTAGTGCAATTTCCATACTATCTAAAATATCAAAATTGTTATATCCGCCGCAAGACACGTTTTGAACAGTAACGGACATATCTAAGTGTGTAGATAGTCCTTGTTTGTTATTCGGAACACCCCAACTGTCTGCACATAATAATACTTTGCAGCTAGTATCTAAGTTATTGCAATCTCTAGGTAGCTGGTTTGTGTCTAATCTTTTTAACATTGTTAAGTGTTATCTTGTCTATTCATGGCCTTAGTTAACCCATACTTTCGTATGTCACCTGAAAATAAATGAAGTTCGACGGCTTTGCGCTCGTCTGTAACAATCAAGCCATGCAATCCTAGCCAATATGGACAGTCAATTAGTCTATCTAAAAAGATAATAATTTGACTGGTTAATTTAAAGTCTTTAGGAAACGGTATTTCATAAGTCTGAAGTTGTAATGTGTCGGTAATAAACATTAGTCCTTCATCGGTTAGTCTTAGTCCGCCCTCTATTCTAGTATTTTGCCACCAGTCTGAAAGATACTGCGATACAGTAACTTCATTAATTGATATATTTGCTGTTCTTAAAAAGACCTTAGTAAGGGATTCTTTATTCGTTTTCAATTTCTAATGTACCTTCTGTAAGTCTATATACAGCAAATTCATCTGTGTCGAATAAATTATTAAGTTTTTTTGCTAGATTGTGTGCATGTCCTGGATTACTAAAACTAGTTTTTTTATATTTAGGTCCAGGATAGCTAGTTAACATATTAGAGCTTTTTAGATTAAAGGCTTTGCTTTGATAAAAGACTGCCCATATAGCTTCAGAATCTAAAACTTGCTCTACTTTGTATGTTTTTTTATTAATGTCTTCTAATAAAATCTTTGGCTTGGGCCTACTCATATGCGTATCCTTTAGTTATATACGCATATATTTATCTCTTTTAGGTCTTACCCCAGCCACTGCCACCGTCTAGTTCTACAGTAATATTCTGATCAGTGCTTTGTTGCTGAGAAGAATTACGTAATAAATTTTCGTAATTTCCAGCAAGTTGCGTCATTACAATCCCAAGAGTATTAGCTAGAATTTTAGCAGTAGCCATATTCATTTTTACTTCTTTTTGATTTGCTTTATCTAGCTGATCAACAGTTTTAATAAATTGCTGAATAGCTATTGTATTAATTGGCTCATTTGACACGACTTAACTCCTGACGCATTTCAATTTCTGTTTTGTACGGACCATTATATGTATAACGCTCTACGGTAATTAACTTAGGACAAAAACTTTTAACCCAACCTTTGTCAAATTTAATAATATAGTATCCAGCACAATACAAACTTTTAGATTTTTCGCTCTTAGTAAACAACGGTAAGTTGCGTTTAACATCATACATTGTGTTAAATGGATCTGTACTTGTTGGATATCCGTTGATATCTCGATTTGAAATTGCTGCACTAATAGATGCTTTTGCTTCAAAGAAGTCTTTGCCGAACGTCTTTGTTAATGATCCACGGCTGTTAAAACTACTAACGCCTCTTGCATTGCTAACAATATATTTGTTGTTTTCGTCAATACGTAATGTTCCTACTCGATTACCTTGGTCTTCAAGAATCCAAAATTTGCCGTCTAGGATAGGTTTTGCTTTTACAGTCATTTAGGGTACCTCGCTGCTAATGGTTTAGAAAATTGTTCTGCTTGATCTGCAACTCGTTGCATGTCCCACTTAGCGCAGAACTTCATAAGTCGCATACCTACTTGCGTAATTTCTTTAGGCTCTACTGCCGCAATAGTGTTATTAATTATCTCTCTAATGTCTTCAGGCTGTGCAGTTAAGTCGCACAATACAACATTGCGATTGTAGTCGTCTAGTACACGATGTTCTACGCCTTCATGATCAGTCCAGCGTTGTAGCATCATGTTGTTCCAGTTAAAGCCTTTTGTATTCTTATCTTCGAACGCTTCAAGCAGACCGACTTTGTTCTTAGTGCCTTTCTTACGCACACCGGGGTATGCACTAAACACATTATCACTAGTGTCGCCACGCATACACTTTTCAAACAACATAAAGTCGGGCTCTGGAGCAGGCTTAGGCTCTTTAGTTTTCTTATCAATTACTGGCTCTAGTTTCTTGTCGTCAAAGTAACCTTCGTGTGTAATGATAGTATTGCTAACACCGTTATACTGCTTTACATTGGGTGCAATAAGTTGTGCAAAGTCGCCATCTGTGCTGATAATAATATGATTGTCATCAGGGTGTGCTTGTACCCAACCAGCAATAAGATCATCTGCTTCTAGTTGCTTGTGTTGAATAACAGTACAGTTAGTCTTCTCAGTCATGAAGTTCTTAAACTCGTCAAAGATTTCCCAAAACGCTGTATCTTCTTCACTCTCTTGTACAGTTAGCTTGTCGCGAGCAACTTGCCTATTACGCTTGTAAGGCTCGTAAAAGTCTTTACGCCAGCTACGTCCTTCTAAGCAGATTACAACATGATCGGCATTAAAGTCATGCCATGCCTTCTTAATACTATTAAGTGTGATATGCAAAGCCATACCTACTTTAGTATCAATATCGCCACGCACAACATGCCTAGCTCTAAAGAAGGTGTTAGCAGTGTCTACTAGTACATAGGTGCTCATTTAAATATCCTTTTTACTGAACTTTTGAATAGTTCATACATTTCTTCTAGTTTAAGTCCGGGGTAATAGTCTTTTATTGTAGTAGCTCTCATTTGTTCTGTCAAGATTGCTTCTCGAAAACTAAAGTCTTCGATCTTTGATAGCTTAACGGTCTTGTTATTTGCCCTAAATCTAACTGCATACAACGGATCTCCTCTTTTAAACTTAACTTCATTTAGCGACGAATCGATAAAGAATGTAAAGTTAGTTGGCCTATACCACTTACTAATATTAAACTCTCCTGGCATGTTTGTCAATGGCATTTGGACAAGAGGCGGGTCTATTACTTCCATAATGACATCGTCTCCGTTATTTACAAAGTAATATTGTAACCCAATATTTAAACATACGCTGTTGTCTATCAGTTTAGATTCAGGAACTTGTACATCTAAGTAAGGATTTAAACTTTTAGTCTTTCCTTTAGTATTAGATAACTTCCAAAAATTCTCGCCAACTTTAGTTAACGTAAAGTCGATTGGACTAGTAATATAATACGTATTTTTAAGGTGTGTGATTAATGCTGGACATTTAAACGAATCTAGTGGTCCGTGCTTATCTCTAAGATATGACAATGCAGGAACAGGTTCGGTAATAAGATGCTCTAGTTCGAACGGAATTCCTTTTATCAACGGAGTAGCAAATACCCCAAAGTATTCTATAGAAGCCATCAGCTTACTTCACTCTTGCCTTGTTCAATCGGAACAATTTTAATATGCCCCATATCTCTATCTGACGTAACACCTTCTTCTTCGAGCATTTGCCTTGCTAAGGTCTTAAACCAAGCATCAACGATTTGCTCGTTAGTTTCGCCAGCATAGCCTGCGTCTAACAGTTCTTCAATGAACTGATTATTCCAGTCGAGCTCGAAGAATCCGTTTTTAATATTGTTAGGATTTACTTGTGTGTCAAGTACAGCAACCCATGCTTTTCCGGCTTTAGTAGCAATGTCTTTTTCTTTCTGAAGAGCTGCACGGCGCAAGTCTTCCGGAGTCTTTTCGACTTCTGCTGCCTTTTTATCTCTTACGAGTTTATTCCACCATCCCATTATAGCAATCCTTTTTTTCTTAATCGTTCATCTAAGTCTTCATACACTTTAATCGGTGCTTTCATAGCCCGTTCATGTTGTTCGTTTTTGTATGCATCACGTACCCCACGCATTTCCGAATAAGGATATATGGAGTCTGGGGGTGAAGCGCCATCCTTTTTCCATGCAGACTTGCGCAACTTCTTGAACATTGAGAACATACTCTTCCGAGCGTCCGCCAAGCGGCATACAATATACTGGACACTCAACGCCGACGTCACGATATGCTTGCACAGCTCTACCAGCTTCTTCAATGTCTGCACGATCAGCAACAACAAATTTAAGATAAATGTCACTACCAGCAACAGTGGAATAATTAAGAGCAACGTCAGGACGAATAGCATCTTCCCAAGATTCGCCTGAAACGGAGAGCTTAGGGCTGCAACTCCATGTGACTGTAATTCTGTCGCTATCGTTGAGATAGTTGTAGAGGTCGTCGTGTAAGTGTTGTGTAGTGTTTGTTTCAAATGTGACATTTTTTAAATCCTGCATACGTGGGTGTTCGAACAGCTCTACGTAAAGCCGCTGCCACGCTAACAACGGCTCACCACCTGTCATAATCAAATGGATATCTTGACCATTATCCATAGTCCACTTACCTTCTGGGGTAAGCGATAACAGATGCTCAACTACTTCGTCGACTTCTGCAAGTTTATTAAAGTCCTTAAACTCAGGATAGATACTTGCATAAGTGTCGCACCCTGTGTGAATAATTGGCAAGTCTGTAAACTTTTCTGTTTTAGCAACAATACCATCATCTAACAATGCTTTTACTTCTGCATTGTATCGTTGTCCTGCTTCATGCTTTTCTGCACGACTAGGTTCATCCTTGCCAAGGCCAAAGTTCATACAACGGAAGTTACAACCGAAGGTGCGTAGGAATACACTGGGTACTCCTACAAACTTACCTTCGCCTTGTACTGAATAAAATGCTTCTGAATAACGTAGTTTCATAGCTGGCTTTCTGTTAACTGCTTCATGTGACGGATATCCTTTTTCAAATACTGGTGCTATCATTTGTTTAACATCCTTGCACAAGTGAAGAAACTGTTTTCTTCCAAACAATCACTCCATATATGGTTTAAATAATATGCCATGCCTGCAATAAAAATAATTGCAGCAGCGCCATAAATTAACTTCTCAATCATCGTGCAAACTCCTGTTGTAGCTTAATGTTGTCAAAGAACTCTTTCTTTGTACCTGCATCATCTTTAAAAGACCCACGCAATACAGTTGTTTGTGTAAGTGAACTATGTGCCATAATGCCGCGATTCTCACAGCATCCGTGTGTTGCTTGAATATAAACACCTAAGTTTTCTGCACCAGTTGCACTTGCAATCTCACGTGCAATATCGTTTGCAAGTTCTTCTTGTAGTGTGCCACGCCGAGCGCACCACTGTGCAATGCGTGTATACTTGCTTAGACCGATTAGTTTGTCTGCTGCAATAATACCAATATATGCAACTCCGCTTACTGGCTGGTGATGATGACTACACATGCTCTTTAGTTCTGAACGCACTACAAGCATACCTTCATAGCGATCGTCACTGTCATTAGGAAATGCAGTTGCACTTGGCATAGGATCATAACGTCCTGCCATGATCTCATTAAAGTACATTTTAGCAAGACGCCGTGCTGTACCTTGACTGTTAGGATCGTTATATCGATCAATGATAAGTGCATCAAGTACACTTTCAAATGCTGTAGTTGCTTCGTCGATGAGTGTTTCTTTGTCACCATCTTGTAGCACACTACTAATATTGTCGCCAGCCCAGTAGCGTTGCTTTGCCTGGACTAGGCGAGCTTTAATTTCTTCTTGTTTACTCATATATGTTACTCCGATGTTAAGGCAGAGGATTGCCATTCATTATACTGTTAAGTATACACGTTTATTTAGGTTTTGTCAAGTGTTAAGAAAAATATTTTTCTAACATTTCCATGCGGTCATTTGCAGCAGCCATTTTATCAAGTTCTTCTTGAATAGCTTCTACAATATCACTGTGCTCACCAATACCTGTAGCATTGTTCATGTATACCATAATGTTTGTTTTGGCACGTTCTAATTCACCTTCGGCGTGCATACGTGCTGCTTTTACTAATTGTTCTTTCAATTTCATAAGTCCTTTTACCTATAGTTTCCTTTGCCCGGGATTACGTTACGAACTCCGCCAACAGGATCCGGACAGTCCTTGTCGCGACGAAATATTAAGTGTACATGTGGGTACATGCAAGTCTGGCCTGCACTCTCCCCAATGTTTAGACCAATGTTATAGCCTGTAATATTATTTTCTGCTTGTACGTTTTCGTTACCCATTGCTGTAGCAAACTTGAAACATTTGAGCAATTCTTCTTGTGTGTTAGTTTTAGGCACAACTAAAGTATGACCTTCTGTAACAGGATACGCATCTTCAAAGACTACAAAGTCGCGTGTATCATACATTACGTTAGACCAAGGTGCTCGTCCTTCTGTTCGAGCAAGTTCTAGGGTATCAATATTCACCGACGTTCTCCCATGGGTAAACTAACCAAACATCTTCTTCTGCTTTGTTAATTTCGTGACAAGTATAACGCACATCGTCAAACTTACTTGCATCATTGTTTGTTAGTGTAGCAAAGCGAACATTGTTAGCCCATACACTTGCCCAGGCATTATCTTCGTTAGGTAAGCATCCACTACGCCAGTCTTGTTTGATCCAGTTAAACGTAGCACCAGTATCGTTGATATCGTCTACAATCAAGATGTTCTTGCGTTGCATAATATCCCATCGTGTACCAGTAACACCAGATTCTTCTGGATAGTTATATCCAAATGCATCCTCGGCCATCCAGCAGTTACTTTCAGGACCCATGTCACTGCCGTCATCACGCAAACTTACTTTAAGTGCTTCGCAACGAACGTTGAGCATGTTACTAATAATAGTAGCAGGAATGTTTCCGCCGCGAGTAAGACCTACAATGTAATCAGGACGCCAGTTATCGGCATACATCTGTGTAACAATCTGTACACACATTTTTTCTACGTCTTGCCAAGTGTAATAATGTTTCTTAATCATTTGCCTGCCTTCGAATCCTTTTCTGCTTTGGTTAGTTTGTTATTCCAAGTATTGTTACTAATACCAAGTTCGCTTGGCATAGGCTTTGTTTTGCCTACAGTAACTTCTCCGCCTTTAGCAAGAAACTCTGCCTTCATGCGTTCTAGTTCTTCGTCTTTGGGTTTTGCATCGTGGTTCATACTCATTTAAGCATTTCCATATTTGCGATTTTACTAATCTTATCACCAAAGTCTTGATCCTTAGTAACGATGTATGTAGTTGTATCATTGCGATCAGTTTTACGATCATAGCGTCTAAACTCTACAACCTGTCCGCCTACAGCACTGAACACACGGAAGTTTAGGATAGGTTCAGCATCGCATACCTGTGCCTCTACATCACGACTAGGAGTAAGTTTCATACTAACTTCATTATCGTAATCGTTAATCCAGTTACGGAGTTTTCTTTTCAACCAGTTCATTTTGATTCCTTTAGTGTGTCAAACGTTTTATATTTTTCAAGAGCACGTTCGTACTCGTCTTTTAATTCTTTAAGACGAGGATACTTGGCTTCCATGTCTACGTCACGCTTTAATAGTAACAGAACATCACGCATTTCGTCAAGTTCTTTCATGACGTCTCTGCCATCAACTATCAGCGGAACGTCAACACGCATAC